TAAAAATTACCATGTTTATTTCCTCCTTATGTATATACTATAACATATTATAATTTATATGTCAACATCTTTTTTATAATTTTATCATTTTCCATTTTTATCTCCTTATATCATATTTAATAATTATATTCCAATTTGCAATCATAAATATAATTAAAATCGCTATACAAACCGATAAGACAATAAATGGAATATAGCTTACACTGTCAAGCATAGAAGCTGTAAATAAAGCTATAAACGCTACACAAGCCATAATTGACTTTAAGATTCTATTTTTCAATTTCAATTTTCGTTTTTGATTTTCATTTCCAAAAATTAAATCTGGATTCTGAAACTGATTTTCATTTTTAATTTTCGTTTTCATTTTTAGATTCTCCCTTCTAAACACTCCAAGCATTTATAAGCAAATCTCATATTACTTTTCATACGGCTTGCAATATATTTACCTACTGAATAACTCATAGGAATAAATGCCCTCATTTCATCAGCATAAAAACAACTATGTTTTTCTGGCACATATTCAATAAAACAATAGCCATCTTCATATAAAATATTTTTCTTCATTTTTACCTACCTCCGTTTTCTATACTATAACATGATTGAATTATGTTGTCAAGTGTTATTTTACATATTTTTCATATAAAAAATTACAAACGTTTTCCCATACTGACTCATTTAACATTCCCATCATATCATTGTTTTCACAGCAAGTTCTCACATATCGTCTTACAAGCATAATAGGGCAAGCCATATCTTTACTTAATTTTGACAATTCTTTAGAAAAAACATTTTCAACTTTTCTAATAATAATACTTTCAATAACGGACAATCCCATAAAAATACCTCTCTTTCGTTTGATATAATCACTTTACCATAATCAAAAACCGTTGTCAATACCTTTTCGGGGAAAATTTTAATTGTTTTATTACCCTTTTATTATAGATATGATTCGTTCTATATATAATGTATTCTGGGGGAAATTTAAGATTGTATATTACCCCGTGAAATTTTATGTTCCTTATTACCCAAACTTTAATGCTTTAGCCATTCAATGCGTCACTGCTGTACCACACTACCACTGTATCACTTTACCATATGAAAGTGTATTACACTACCACTTTACACTGCTAAAGTATATCTAGTTTCTAACGTTGAGCATTGACGGACTGTCTATTGCCCTTTTAAAGCCCATAATAGTCACATACAGCCCCGAAAACTGCTTGCATGATACTTTATACCATTATTGTATAAAACCGTCTAAAATCGTCTTTAAACGCGTTACAAGCCTATTCCTATTTTATAGAGCTTAAAACCTAACTTATATAATGGTTATTGCATGTCATTATGCTTTCTATGCCGCCTATGTGCTACATTTACAAGCTATAACGCATATATTGGTATATCCCTACACTAACGATATAAACACGCTTAAAATGGAAAATACAAGGCTTTTGTGAAAATCTTAACAATCCGGCTTCTATGGTTAATGTTAAAATTTTAACGATCATGTTATATTCTTAACAATCATATCTGTTAAAACTTTAACAATCTGATATATTGTTAAAAACTTCACAATATTGTTATAAAATTATCAAAGTACAATTATTGCTATATATGAACAAATGAATACACGCTCATATATTCATATATAGCAATAAAAAAGGGGAACGTATGTTCCCCTTTGTTTCAACGGTTTCCAACATTTTTAAACTCTTCTTTTGGATCGATAAACTCAATTTTTTGCACCCAAACAGTGCAATGATAAGTTTTTTTAATACGGTTATATGCTAATTTTGCCTCATTTTTACTGTTGACTCTCTGTAAACATTCTAAAGTTCCATCCAGTCTATAACAACCTAACCTATACATCATGTTTTATATCTCCTTTATTAAAGCGGTTTTTCCGCTTATTTTTGCGCACTATGTAAAAACATAATGCGCAACGTATAAACGGGAAAACGTTATTTTATAATTTCTATGCGGTCAATAATATTATTGCCTTTTTTCGTGATATGATATGTAATTTTTCGCATAGATTCCGGATGGTTTAAAAATCCATAAGCGCAAGCGGCATCTCTTGCCGTTGTTGCTTCTATCCAATTTTCATTCTCATCCTCAAAAACTCCGTAATAACATGGGTTTCCATATACACTACAATTTCTATGTTCATATCGTGTCAACTTTCCTACAAATGTATATTTTTTCATGGTCTTTTCCCTCCTTTATCTCATGCTTTCATCGTATATAACGGCTATAGCCTCGTCATGCCTTGCATGACCTCTTTTTATAGCTTCCTCGATTGCTTGTTTGCTTGCTAAAATCTCCAAACCATTTTGCCGTAAAAAGCTATAAAGATGCTTGCTTGTGGTCTGTGAATAGTCCCAGTCGCGCCCAAACCTTACAAGCTCATCATATCCCATGCCACAAGGTCTTACAATCTCACAAACGCGGGAGCTATACGACTGAAAAGCAATCGTGCTTCCCTCCATGATAACAAACTGATTTTTCACAGCGTTCCCGCTGTCGTTAATTAAATTAGCAACCATTCTTTTTTACCTCTTTACCCTGTTTTTATCGGGTAACCTTTCTTTTTTATTTTTAAGCTTTTCCGCTTATGTCTGCCTACCTTATACAGATAGACAGGATAAAAGGAAAATTGTTAAATTAGATATGATAGTCTGCTGTATTGTATACATCAATTCTAAGATACGGCAGATCGTTTTTAACTGTTGTCGAAACACTTTCAATTATAAGTGTGCCAAAGTCCTCATATGTCCATGCAGAAAACATGCAAGAGGGTTTTCCTTCATGATATACGTCATTATCAGTTTCATAGATTAGTAAATCTGTATTTGCATCGCAGCTTGCTAAAAAATCAAATAGTCTCATATTTTTTTGCCTCCTATAAATAAATGATAACATAGTATAAGCGCTGGACTATTCCAGCGTTTATTTATATTATCATTTTTAGTCCGTCAAGGTTCTAACCGCTTGATCTTCCTCCCATCGTTGGGACTTTGGACTATAGCTTTCGTTGCTATCGTTCCGAGATTTGTAAACCGTCTAAAGGTTCAGTATCTGCTACTGATGATGGCGGCAACCTCCACCACAAGGCTCTTTCCTTATCTGATAATACAAGTATATACTTATATAGATAAAAAGTCAACCCTAAAAAATCAAAATAGCAATATGCACAAAACAAACCACAAAAACTATACAATATGTATAAAATGGCTCTGTATGACGTTTTCAGAAAAATAAGGGTACAATCATCCACTAAAAAGATGCCGAAAACGCAATACAGGGCAAAAAGTTATCCACATAAAGACAGGGTTTTATTGTATAATATGTATATATAATGCTATATAAACTATACAATATATACAAAAACAGAACAGATGTTTGAATGAATTAGGGAAAGTTATCCACATTTGTATGGTGAAAATGCACAAAACAGAAGAAAATAGAACAAAATAATAAATAGAAGATAATAGATAGAAGATGAGTTGTATTATTGTATTAGTACAATATATACATAGTAATAAAAACTATGTGATGTTATATATAATATATATAAGTAGTAATATATACTATATGATATAATGTTAGTAAGTAGTATTAGATACTATGTGTGATAGTTTAGTATATAATACTATGTGATAGTGTGATGATGTGGTGTATGATTGTATTAGATTAATAATACAGTGATATGATGATATTGGATCAGAAGGTATATAATGATACTGCTGAGATAAAGCACACATACAAGAGACTGTCTTATTACCCTAACAATAAAGTTATCCACATAGTTATCCACAATTTTTTGAGTTATCCACATTTTTATATAACACTCGTTATTTTATAATATGGCAAGCGATTACTCACAAAATAAACTACAAAAGTGTGTGTTATCGGTATTATTTTAAGACTGTTAGCACTCTATCTGGATGACTGCCAGTGTGGAATTGTCTGATAATTCAATACAATGGGGGTAAATTATCAGAAAATAGGGGTTGCCGGTTTTGGCGAGGGGCAGTGTAGCACTTACACTCCCACATCCCTTAATCAATCCCCATTTAATCACCATTCCCCCTAATCTCCCATTCCCTTACCCATTTCCATATAATCTATCCCTATCCACCCACTTATTTTCCACACAATCCTCATATATTTCCCCACACACAAAAATAAGGGACTGTATTTAACAATCCCTTAAATTCAATGTTTTTAGCCATTTTATAATTTACAACAAAAAACCCAACCTAGTTGTATAAATAATAATATATATATTTAAACAAGTTAGTTGGGTTTTTTGTTATGATTTACAACAAGTCATTGGTTTTACTTTTTAATCAACATATTATCTAACTTAATAATTTCTTTTTGTAAAGAATCAATTCTTTTATTTACTAACATATTAAATCCTTCTACGGCTTCTTCATAAGTATCAGTAAAGAACCTTGCATAAAGACTTACTCCATTCTTTTTTAAATCTTTCCCATTTGCTTTATACTCATAAAAATTGTAACTATCACTCTTTATTATTCTACCCTTTACAGGCTTACACATTAGATTTGTTGCTCTCTCATCTTCCTTATAAGCAAAAGCCCAAATATCTTTGTTGTAATGTTCTTCATCAATATTCTGTAAATTTTCAAAAGTGCCTCGACAACAATACATATTTGCACAATAAATCATTTTATTCTCCTTTCTTAATCAACATATTCGTCTTATCAATCTTATCTTCCATAGATAATTCTTTCAAATGTCCTTGTGTAGATTTTAATAATTTTCTAACAGTGCTTTTGTTCAAGCTGTCTTTTAATTTTTTCAAGTCTTTATTCTTTTCTACTTCTTTAACTATATATTCATTATTCAATATTATTTCATATTCAGTATAAACATAGGCGATTTTCATATCCTTGCATATCTTTTTATTTATTTCAATCTTTTTAAAGTATGGAACTTCTGACCACTTTTCATAGCCACTTTCATTCATATATTTCCTGCTATGTTCAAGAAATTCTTTAATTTGTTGTTCATTGGCTTCTTCTTTATGGCGAACTTCAATATATGTTCCATCTTCTTGTTTATATCGTTCACAATATCCAAACATAAGAATTTCTTTTTTGTATATAAGTCTTTCATCAACTAATTTATCAAATGTTTCTTTTACAAGACGGTTTAATATAGGGTGGACATCATTAACAAAATCATATAAAGTGGCATTTTCAAGTTTTGGATCAATATAATCTTTGAGTAATTTATATTTTTGTTCATTCATGCTGTCATAAGTAAAATATTTATAATTTTCATTGACCATATCAAATAATTCAAGAAAACCTTTAATGTCTGACCTCATCTTATTTTCTTTGATTAAAGATAGTTGAACATATATTGTATCTTGAAGAATTTTCTTGCAGTCCGATAATTTTTGTAAGTCAAATTTTTCTTCATCTGTCAATGGACGAATTATAGAATAGTCCTTTTTATTGCCATTTTGTTTAACTAAATAATTTTTTTTAATTGCATTAAGTGACAGTTTAGGATTCTTTTCATTGTACTTAATTCCTAAACCGTCACATAATTGTCTAAGTTTCATATAATAATCCTTTTAATACTAATCATACATATTCCTTTAACTGACAGATTAAATTTCTGATATGCTCTCTGTTTGCCTTGATTTCTTCCTCTTCAACACAGCTACAATAAAACATATTCCATTCAGCTAGATCACTTTCAATGTCTTGAATTAGTTCCTTGATTAAATTGTTAATGTTTAATCCACTAAAATCGTATAAACCTTCACCATTTTTGTTTTCTGCAATAATAAACATAGAATAAGGATTTAATACTAATGTAAATTCAGTTCCTTCTTCATCAAACCATGCCATTCCCTGACCTTTTGTTTTATAGTCTAAAAATGCTTGTAATAAATCTACTGGTACATTTGTAATATAACTTGGCGTCCCAAAAAATACAATGTTGCTATTATCTTTTATCTTTATCTTAAAATCACACCAACCATGTTTAGGATTACTAATCATTATTATTTTCCTCCGTTTTCATATTCATATTTACTCTCTGCAAAAGTCTTTATAAACATTTCGTTTATTTCTTTTTCATAATTCCCACATACTCCTTTGCAATCAATGTCTGTGGCAACTCTTGAGAAACCATCTTTAAATTTATCAGCAATAATATAATCTACTGTAAAATCATTTAGAATATCAATAATTATCTTCATTTTTTAATCAACATCCTTTTAATCCATCATTTATGTTTTCTTTGATGCTTAAGCGAGTATATTCTTCTAAATACAAATCTACATGATGCTCTTTATTAAAATTTTTACAGGCTGTTTCGGCTTCCTCTTTTGTTCCAAAATATATATTACTTCCATCATCGCATTTTTGAATTTGTAAACCAAAACCATCTGGACTATCAGCATAACATTCATAAGAATATTTGTTATTTTGAAAGGTCATAATACTTTCAATCCTTATATCAAAATCATCCATAATCTTTTCAATTATTTTTTTGTATATATATTCTCCCTTACAAGCAGGGCACGTAAATTCCTTACCTTTAATCAATACACGTCCCGTACTATCACAATATTCACACTTTTTATGAAATTTAAACCTATGTTCTTTGTTTTTAATATGATATATTTTTTGACCAAGTTTAAATGTACCAATTGGGTATCCAAACTTATCTATATTATCTAAAAACATTCTTCTTTATCCTCACTTTCTAATAACTCTGAATTGTCAAATATGTTGCCAATAACTTCAACATACTCTTGTTCAAGCGCATAAAATCCTAAATTACAGTAGCAATATCCGCTTTCTTTGCCTTTTGAATAACTATAATCAAGTGTCCAATCGCCCTTATTATATTTTATTATTTCCAGATATTTCTCTTTTCTATCACAAATATCATTCTCCCAAATCAGCTTGCCGTTCTTATCCTTCAAGCCTGTACATTGGCAAATAGTGGAGCGATCTACTTCTACAAATCCATCTGTCTCTCCGCTGGAGTAAAATATTGTTGTAGGCTCAAATATCATGTGGATTTCTTCGCAATTTGTAAACACATCCAATCCTCTTACATAATACCCTTGTATCCATTCTCCGTTGTCAATCCGTTTTGCCTTGAATAAATATCTATCTTGCATCGCTCTTATTTCCTTTCTGATTCTTTTAGAATTTGTTCAGCTTTAGCATTATGTTTATAACATTTTTCAGATAATAACTCCATTATTGAAATATAAAATTTTACCACCGCAAGATGAAACTTAAATCTAACTCTATTCATTTTTATCCTTCCTATTCTGCTTCTAATTGAAGCCATTCTTTCCACTCGTCGTATTCTTCTTCACTCGGAAATTCATGTTTTATCCACTTCGTTCAAAGGCGGCATCTCTTCGCTTGTCTTTTCCCCAAACGCTCATTCTGCACCTTCCATTTCTGCTAGTTTTGCTTCGGCTTCCGCTCTGGTAAGAAATACAATCTTTCCGAAGTCCTCAAATAAGAATTCAAAGTAATCAACTGTATACAAGACTTTCTTGCTAATCGGCATCATACTGACTTCTATTTTTTTAGCATCAAGTTCGTATACATCCATATCTTTTTCATCAACAAAATAAATATATTCAGTCCACAACGGATACGGCAACCGTAGTAGTAATCCCTGTTCCTCGGCATCCTCGTAATCAGCTAATTTTTCCGTAGGACTTTCATTGCCATAATCAGGCAATCTCCAAATTTCATCTCCACATTTTTCACACTCAAATGGATGCTTATATACCGCCACTCCTGCTATATTTCTAGTTGTTAATCTTTCCATTTTATTCCTCCAATTCACTAATAGTATATTCATCTACTTCATAAGCACACACTGTTAATAAATTAATACCGTTACTAACAAAACAAGATGTGGCAATTCTATATGTTCCATAGTCTAATGGTAATAAAGCTCCTTCCACCCATTCACCATTATCAAGTCTTTTTGCACGATATAAGTATTTATTATCCATATTGTTTCTCCTTTATAATATTCTAACAATCTGTTCATAAAAATTGTCTTTACTTAGTCTTGAAGGTTTTCCATGTATATCACCTGTCACATATACTGCCATATTTCCTCCTTAATTTCCACCGCATTTTACAATTTCGATTGCCTTGCTAATAAGACATACCGTGCAGTCCGATGCTCTGCACTCTTCTCCAAAACAATCTACGGTCACTGGTGATGTCATTATTTTTTTAACTTCTTTCAACTGCTTCACAACCTTATCCACATTATAAGCAGTAGGTTCATCATTAATAATTTTTGGCATATAATATTTCATCGTTTTTAACATTCCATACTCATAATCTTTATTCTCACAATGTGGTTCTAAGTCTTGTAAAGTTTCTAATAGTTTGTCTGCATCAATAAGTCTTCCCATTATTTTCTCCTTTCAATCATAACCAATTATATCACATTTTTCTTATAAAGTCAAGTACCCATTTACCAATAGTTTAAAAGTTCTATAAGCATCTTCTATTGTATCAAATTCAGTATTGATATTGATGCCACTTGAAAAAATTTCATACATGCCACCATATGGATTTAATGTTGAATTAGTATCATATCCTTGTTCTTCCATCCATTTTGTAAATTTACCAAGTAAATCCTTAAAATATTCTTTTTCTGCTTCTTTAGAATTGAACATATATGCTGTTTCAACACCTAAAATATATTTCTGTTCGTCTTTCAGATAAATTAAGTCAATATCATTCATTGTTTCTAAATTAGCATCGTAACTGGATAAGTCATCATAAGATTTCAAACCCCAAATGAATTTCATTGAGCTATTTTCTGTAAAATCTTCATTGTAATCATCATAATATTCTTTTGTAATTTTTTCTTCATATTTATCAATAAAATATTGAATGATGTTGAATGGAAAATGTTTATTTAATTTACCGTACCAAATATTATATAATGAGTTACATTCTCCAATATCATCTTTTCCCCAACTGTCCATACAAGCATAATCATGGTTCTTATTCAGTTTCCTATATTTGCAAAAGATACAGTTATATTTTTGTTTTAATAGTTCTAAGTTCATTTAATTTATTCCTTTCTTTAAAATTTTTGAATTAAAAACGCGTCACAATTATAGTTATCTGGAATATTGATTATACATCCATATCTGTTTTTATAGAATATACAGTTTTCATTACAATCTTTTTTTGACTCACAATATCGTAAAATTGTTTTAACACACTTTTGCAATTCTTTTGCTTTATCAGAATTAGTCATAAATTCGTCTCCATAATTTCCTTCAATGTTCTTGGTGTATAATCCATATAATCTAACATAGCACCAACATTGTATGCTTTAGCTTGTGGACAATCTGTATATCCTTTTAATTCTCTATCGGCAAAATAACTATTCACATCGGCTAAACATTCCTTGTATTTTTGCCATTCATCAGACTTGTGAACATGACCATATAAGTGAATCCAACCTTTGTGCTGATTGTTCCAAAACAATATTGGATAATGACTTAATACAATATTGTGGTTCATGCCATTAAAATTATCTGTAATTTCTTTATATGGTGTAATTTCAGTAAATAATTGACTGACCCTATTATCTTTAAGTCCTTTTTCATCATGATTCCCGACAACAAGTATTTTATTTTTAGCTTTAAGTTGCGAGATAATACTACAGGCATAAGAATTATCTTTGTTGTTTCCTAAACGTGCTATATCACCTAAAATATAAACAGTGTCAGAATTTGTAACTGTTTTATTCCAATTTTGAATTAAGAGTCTATCAGTCTCTAAAGTCCTATTATCATATTTGTTTGTGCAACCAATATGAATATCACTGATATAATAGTTCATTTATTATTTCTCCTTTATATAATTTTCATATATTTTTTTATAAATAAAATTAGGAATTTTATTATAATATAAATAAGTTATATTCTTAATAGTTTCTTTATTTGTTGTATTCACAAATAATATATTTATTCTTTTTGGTACAAAGCAACAAGTCTTTGGACTATATATTTTATTCCCTTTGACAAGAATATCTTTATCTAAATTCATAATTTCATCATCGACTTCATAATAATTTTCATTATACCATTTTTCAAAGTTTTCAAAACACAACCATTCATCGCAAACCGTACAACCCTTATATGTTGGTTTATTCATATAACATTCTTTATAACATCTTTGTAACATTGCATACCAAACTTTATAAGACTCTTTTTTAATTCCGTTAATTTTTGTTTTTGTATTTCCAACACAAGCCACATTAAAAATATTTTTAGCATAAGGATTTTTAACTATTCCTTTAATAATATTGCTCCATGAATTGTGTATTAAAAAATTTGGGTTTTTAACAAATTTAATCAAAACATCATTTGCTCCATTATATTGAACTATTTTAAATTCTTCATTTAAAGAGTTTTTAAAATGCAATCCTACACGCTCATTTTTCTTATTTTTAGAAGTTGTAAAATTTTTTCTTTGATAAGGGACATTTGCTAATTTACAAGCATTTTCAATAGAATTAAATCTTCTAGTGAACGCTCTATTTTCTGGAAAATTTTTGTTTTCTTCTCGTTCTTTAGATAAAATTGTTGCATTTAACGGAATATTTATTTTATTATATAATTCAGTTAATAAATTTAATAAATATTCATTCGTAAAATTAGTTTTTATCATTTTTATCTCCTTTCTTTTTCTACATTTGTGTATATTATATCATATAATTACATAAAAGTCAATAGTTATTTTAAAAATATTTTAATAATTTTGTGTGTATAATATATTATGTATAATATATTATCTAAAATGATACATATTTATATAAAATATATAATATATTATATATACTATAAATATAATATATATTAATATATATAATAATATATTTTTAAACAACTTGGTTGGGTTTTCTAATGTGGGGTTGCCACCCCACTCCCCATGAACCGATTTTTAATTATTTATTATTGCAAAAGTCTTTGTCCGAGCAAAGCCCGTCCAAATCCTTTAGAATAAAAATAATTAAAAATACGGGGATTCTAATTTTGCACTATTTGTATTCATAATTATATTATATATAATATATATAAATATATTTAGTGCAAAATATTATAATATATAATTTAGTTTGTTAAGATTTTAACAATCTTTGCTTATCAACCAATTTTCATCAACTGCATTATAATCAAACTCTGCATTTTTGTCATATTTTTCTTTAACAACCTTTTCAATATCCTCAAGTGGCAACTTAAAATATTCCTTATGTCTGTTGACTTTATTTACTCTGTATTTGTCAAACTCTCTATGTAAAGCAGTTTCAAGAGCAAAGGCGTTTTCACTAAACAAAACACAATTAGGGCTAAATCTGAATGGAACACTTGCAGAACTAAGCTCATCAACTCTTTGTTCCCAATTTGTTCTTCTTGTGACACCAATTTTATATACATCTTCACCAAGACTAGGGTTATTGATGATATAAACATATCCAGCTAATGTATGCTCTTTCTTGTATTCATTATTTTCAATAGCTTGGTTAATTTCATCAATTTTGTCTTGAACGTCTTGACCTTTGTTTAGTTGACCAATATATTTCTCACGTTCTTTTAATAATTGTTCACGCTGTTTGTTTAATTCTTTTTCAGCCGCTTCTTGCTCTTTAATAATCATCTTTTGATATTCACGGTCTTCTTTGTCTTTTTGCTTACATAATTCTAAGTCATGCTTGTAATTAAGCTCTTTTAGTACAAGTTGCAGATAATCATAATTAAAAGATACCTCATGCTTGTTTAATTCAGTGTTGATATTATTAAACATCTTAGTAACACGGTCTTTGATATTATTGACATTAGAAATTGTAACACGGTCAATAAAAGCATCAACTGAAAGATTAAATGCAGTAATACTTTGCTTTACAAAGAAATCTAACAGTTTAGAACCTTGAATAGAGTTACCATTATAAGTCCATTGGCTCTTAGTTGAATAATATTCTTTATAACGGAGCATATCACCTCTTTGTTTACGGATTTCTTTAATCTTGTCCTTATATTCTCCTGTTGAATATTTAGGAAAAAGTGGGTCATATAATCCCATATCCTGAATTTCATGCTTGTTATAATTTTGTACAAGTTCTTTATTGATATTGTCTAATTCTGTTTGAGTTTCTAATATCTGATGTTTCGTATCTGCCAATACATTTTTAGCCACTTCAATATCTTCTTTAATACGGTCTAGCTCATAACCCTCACGATATTTGATTTGTAAAGATTGTAAAGTGTTAGCTAAAGATAATCTAGCTGATTTTTCAATAGATAATTGTGTGTTCGTTTCTTCTAGCTTTGTGCTAAGCTCATTATTCTGTTCTTGTAATTGTTTGATTTGTTCTTTGTATTTTTTAAACATATCATATCTCCTTTCCTTTCTTGTATTATATCATAAAATTGTTAAAAAGTCAAGAAAAATTTTAAAGAAAACACTTGACAAATTGAATATAATGTGATATAATATAAGCAAGATGAATGAGTTGTATGAAAAAATTGACAACTGCAAAAATTTATGGTATAATACAATAAAACGTAAGAAAGGAGAATTTTATGGAATACGATGATATTATTTGTGTAGACGCTATTAGTTATGGTCTATATGAAGATTTATATAAAGAATGTGCGTTTAGTGTTGAACAAGCGTATGAAGAATATTGGAACGAAAAGAATGGAGAGATGTAATGCTAACTTGTTTAATCGGAGATAATAAAATCAATAAGGAGGTGAAATAATGGCAGGAATTAAAGTTCCGCAACATGAAATTTTCAAAATTAGTACGGATAAATTAAGACATAGTAAATGGGATTTGTCTATTACAAGGAAAGAGGCATTTGTAAATGAAGAACTTGTGCCATTATTTCAAGGCGAAGTATTTAGAGCAATTAAAAGAACTGTAGGAGAAAGTCATATTGACTACACTCAATATATAATGGCTCTTGAAGTCAATAAAGAGAAAGATTTTCTTAGAGCTTGCAAAAAAGGTTTTAAAGTGAATGGAAAATCTTTTAAACGTTTTGTTGGGACAACTGGTGGATTAAAGAGTAATACAGTTTTATTTGTCAGCGAAGATATTTATGATAAACTATATGAAATTTTAGAATGTGGTAGAAATAAAACTGTTCCTATAATTCCAGCTAAACTTGAAGCATATAGAGCTTTGTTTTGTAGTGCAAGCCAAAGAATTATTAGTCCTAATAAGATTTTAGTAGTGTCAGATTGTATTACTCAATATTATGACGATGTGATTAAATTAGATGATGGAAACAATGAAATTGAACCAATGATGACAGTGCTAAAAAATGAATTGTTAGAAAATAATAGTTCTGATGGATATAATTTGTGCACAATAGGTTATATGGAAAAAGTTGCTAATATTTTAGGATTAGATTATACACCAAGTGGAGTATGTTTAAGAAATGCTTGGTTAAAAGGTATGCTTTATCCATTCCCTATTGTGGAGTTCTTTGATAAATATATGAATGGAAATTATATTGTTAAGGATATTTGGGGAAATGATATTGATATTAGAGAAGTTGAAATGATTTTAACAGAATCCAGTCTAAAATTGTGGAGTAGTTATAAGTCAATAGATGATTATGTTGAAAATTATAAAAAATATGGATATGAATTTGCTGTAACAAAGATTTCTCCACATAAACTTGAAGATGAAAGGGCGGTTAATTATCAATATTTGCAATCATATTATTTTTCAGATGAAGATATTCAAGAGTTATGTGAGCCAACTGTAAAGTTCTTAAAAGATTCTATGTGCGGTGATTATCAATCAACATTGAAATTTTTAGGTATCAATGGTAATCTAAACGATAATAGTTGGCAACAAGCATTAGGAATTAGTGAATATATGATGAGTGATCCATATATAATTGATTCAGTACATAGAATGATTAAAAAGAAGATTAGTGATGCTAAAATTGGTAAGCTAATTGTAAAAGGAAATTATCAAATTTTAAGTGGTGATCCATTTGCTTTAATGCAACATATTTGTGGGTTGAAAATTACTGGATTGCTTAAAGCAGAAGAAATTTATTCAAGTTATTGGAATGAAAATAATGTTGATGAAGTTTGTGTATTTAGAAGTCCTATGACAAGTCACAACAATATTAGAAAATGTAAGATTAACAATTCAAACGAAGCAAAATATTGGTATCAATATATGAACAATATAATGATTATCAATGCTTGGGATTCATTTTGTATGGCTTGTAATGGTGCAGACTTTGATGGAGACATCTGTTATTCAACTAATAATAATATACTTTTAAGGAATTACAGAAAGCTAATGCCTTTAATGTGTGTTCAAAGAAAGGCAGAAAAAATCATTCCTACAGAAGATGATATTATTAAATCTAATATGAATGGCATGGGAAATAAAGTAGGTCAAATTACTAATCGTGCAACAAGTATGATGGATGTTCAGTTTAATTTTGGCAGAGATAGTAAAGAATGGAATATTATGACTTATAGAATTTCATGTGGTCAACTATATCAACAAAATGAGTTAGACAAAATTAAAGGGATTGATTTTAAACCCATGCCTAGATATTGGTTTAGCATTAAAGATTGCACAAATGACCAGCAAAGACTATTGTGCGCTAATAAAAAGCCATATTTCTTTATATATAATTATGATTATATCAAAAAAGAATATATGGACTATATGAAGAATGTTGAAAGTAAGTGTTTAACAAAATTTGGCATTTCTTTAGAAGAATTATTAAATAAAACAAACTTAACAGAAGAAGAACAATTATTTGTTAAGTATTATAATAATGGTCTACCTGTTGGATTTGGAGATTGTGCCATGAATAAGATTTGTTGGCATATTGAAAATGAATTTAATGGATATAAGATTTCATTGAAACATAATGGTAACTTTGACTATAACAAAATCAAATATCCAAAAAAGAGATGCACAGAAGCACATAGACAAGGGTTAAAATTCTTGTGTGACCAATATGTTAAACAAGTTGCTTTATATAAACAAGAGCAAGAATTAAAAAAAGAATCAAGCGGAGAAGCACGAACAGAAGAATCTAAAAAAGAGAGAAAATTCATGCGTGAAGATTATGCTTGTAGTGCAAAAGAAATTTGTCCTAATGATGAAGAAAGACTTAATATTGTATTAGATATGTGTTATGGTTGTAGAAACAATAGACAGTTTTGTTGGGATGTTGTTGGTGATTTGATTATTCGTAGATTGGAGGAATTGGAAAATAATGGCGAATTATATATTTAATGAAAAACAATATATAGAAAAATTTTTGGGTGGAGAACAAGTTGAAGAAAAGATTGGAATGAGATATATAATTGGTTTATTGTTTCGATATTACTCCATTTATAAAAAAGATGAAGTTGAACCAAAAAATATTAAAAAACAAATATTTCAAGATTTGAGAAACAACGGTTCATTTGACAAAGAAAGCAGTAATAGACTACAAGACTTTGAACTAGAAAAGGTTATTGAAGGAGTTATAACAAAGAATAAAAAATATTATAAAGAGTATGGTGAATATAAATTATTAAAACAATTAGACTATGTTCCTTTGTATTCAAGTGAATTTGATTTTATTCAAAGTTTAAGTAATGACCAAGAAAAGAAATTTATGTTTACTTGTTATATTCTTGCAAGATTTTATAATACAACTTGGGTAAATAGTTCTTACACAGAGATATTCAAACTGGCGAATATTACAAAATCATCAAAAGATAAAGCATTATTCGTAGGAAAATTGTTGAGAGAAGAAAAGATTTCTATGTCAGACTATGTAACAAGCCTTGCAATTAAGTTAAAAGAAGTAAAACAAGAAGATGATGAAGAAGTAATTAAGGTTTACCAAATGCAAAACTTAGGTAATCTATTTCTTTCATATATCAAGCCTAATTACAAGCAATGTGAAAGGTGTGGGAAATTGGTGAAGATTAAAAGTAAAGAAGGAAGACCACCTAAATATTGTAATGCTTGTTTTGATTTAATTAGAAAAGACAAAAGAGTGGAATATAATGCAAATTATTATGAAAAGAACAAAGAAGTATAGTTTTAAGAACAAAAACTAAATCCCCAAACCCCTTGATTTTACTGGCTTTGAGGGCACTTTTTGTTATCGGACTTACATTTCTTTATATGGAGAAGAAATGAAAATCTCCACTCCGATTAAACAAAAGTATGCAAGAAGTCGAAAGCAATAAATCACTTCTTTAATACCCACACCCACAGGGTTACAATATGTGGGTTTAATAAAATTCTAATGAGAACGAACATATACTATATACTATAGAAACTATGTCAACCCCGACAGTAGGGTTGTAAATAATATGTTGTCAAAAATAAATTAAAGAAAGGAGAAACAATGGCAGTAGAAAAGACAAACCCAAGACTTACAACAGCAGATATTGTTGAACTGATTGCTAAGAAATCTAACCTTACAAAATCACAAGTTCGTGAATGTTTGCAAGAATTTGCTGAATTATACAAGTCACTAATGGCATCTGATAATACGCCTAGTGATTTTACAATGCCGTTACCTTATGTTGGCACATTCAAATTAAAGAAATATAAAGGAATGAAAAAAGGTAGTACATATAAAATCCCTGATTGGGATAATGGTGGAAGCATCATCAAAGTCGCAGAAGAAGATAGACCTGACTTTAATTTACCAGTCTTTGTTGTAAAGCCTGAAATTAGAGAGTCTAGGAAAGAAGCATCTAAACGTCAATGGTATAGGGAGCATAAAGATGGCTAAGAAAGATTTAACTATTGACCAACTGTGTAATTTAGTTGCCTTAGAAAGTAAATTGTCTCCTAGAACAATTAGAACTGTGTTGGATTCTTTATATAAAGTTGTATTAAAACAATTAAAACTAAATGAAAGAATCTATTTCATGGATTTTGGTGCTTTTGAAATATATGAAAGACCAAGTGGAGATAAAAAGATGGGTAACTTTGAAGAAGGTGGGTCTATTATTCGATACATTGCACCTAAAATCAAAGTATTGTTCAAACCATCAGAAGCTTTAGAAAGAGCAATCAATGAAGATGATTTCACACCACCAAATAGACGTAAGAAAAATAAAAAATCAAGAGCACAAATTGTAAGAGAGTATAATGAGCGTCATAAAAATGAAAAGCCTACTACAGAAGAATTACTTGTTAAAGCCTTGAATGTATCACAAGCTAGACAAGAGAATGATGATTGGAAAGTTAGGCAAGCAAAGAAATAGAAAGGAAATATTATGGCAAAGCAAGGATATACTGAAAAGAAAGTAATTTCTATTGTTGGTACACTTGACAAGAATGAAGATAATAAATATATTGTAACAGTTGAAAGTAAGGATACTTTCAAAGAATATGATTTAGCAGAAATTTTAGAAGCAATGGAAAGTTCTGTTATTTCTTTGACCTCAGATATTTTCTAATGAGGTAGTACATATGGAAAGAAAAGAAAACGAAACATATATTAGTTATATTAAAAGAGTAACTAATGCGTGTTCCGATAAAAAAATTTCTTATTCTGAGTGGGGAGACTATATCTTAGGTACAGATAATAATTATTCAAGTGAGAATCTTAGAAAGGCATTTTATGTAGTATATAAATTGTTAAATAAGATTGATGAAAATAATTGTGATTATGATGCAATTAAAGATTTAGAAAACTTAAGAGATGAAATCTATAAAGAAAGATGTCGTTTACAAGATATTCAAAGAGAAAAAAGAAATGATTTAAGAGTAGAGGCTAGATTTGAAAATCTTTTAGAAGTGGTAAAAGATAACATAGGTTTTATGCCGACTTATGAAATTAAAGATTTCAAGCCTATTAACAAAAATCAAGATAAGAAATATGCAGTATTACAATTATCTGATTGGCATTGCGGAGCATTGGTTGACAATCAATTTAATTATTATAATGTTGATACAATGGTTGATAGAGCAACTAAAGTAAGAAATAACGCTTTAGAATATTGTAAATTGCATAATGTGACTGATTTAGTAATTGAAATAAATGGAGATATGGTAAATGGTGCTATTCATGTTTCAAGCAGAGTAGAATCAGAAGAAGGAGTAATTCAACAAGTTATTACAGTAACCGATGTGTTAGCAAAATTGATAAATTCTATGAAGCCATATTTTAATTCAATTAAAATTATTACAACTCTCGGTAATCATGGACGTTTGACTCCTAATAAATCAGATAGCATTACAAATGAAAATTTTGAAATGCTTATTCCGGCAATGCTCAGAGATAAACTTGGTGATGTAAAAATTATTGACTCAAAAGGTCTTGATTTCACCAAATATGAAATTGATGGAAAAATCATTATGGTAAGTCATGGTCAAAATGACAGTATGACGAAAGTTATTTCAGATTTTTCTAAGATTTTTAAAGTTGTGCCTAATGAAATTCATTTAGGACACACTCATTCATATACAGATATTAACGATTGTGACATTAAAGTAACAGTTAATGGTAGTTTAATAGGTAGTGATGATTACGCAGTTACAATTAGAAAAGTTACCACTCCTAGTCAAAATTTAATTGTATATGAAAAAGACAGATGTATCTATGAAATAAAAGCAGAATAAGAAAGGGAAAAATTATGTGCCAATATTGTGAAGAAGATAGACCAATAATCGCTTGTGATTTAGCCATTGTAGATTCAGAAGGTCATATGACTTGTCTACAAAAGCAAGAAGAGTTATATTACGACCATGAACTTTGCCAATTTGCTAATTGGTTTAAGTATTTACTTAATTCTATTGGTTATGAATTTATTGATGAAGTTCAATTTATTCAACATAGAGATAATAGAGATAAGTTTAGCGAAGAAGATGCAATTTATTCTAGCGAAGATTTATAATTAGTTGTTGACAAATTAAAGATTATGTGATATAATCTCATTATAAGATAAAAGTTTACATATTTTCCGTCTTGGAGAATTTGTGTATACATACTAAAAACCTCTATGCTAACAATTATGCCCTCATGGTCATAGTAAACCATTTCTAAGAGGGATGAAATGGTCGCAGTTATGGGTAACTGCAAAAAAATATTTCCCTAAACGGGACGTATAGAACAACGTCTATAGGACATTAAAAAATTAACTTTCAATTGTTCAACAAAGTTACAAGAGTAATATTCTGCAAAATATGAAATTGGTTATAGTTGAATTGATTATAGGTAATTTGCAGATTGTCTATAAGAATATTTTGTGATTGGCAATCACTATGTTATGATGACAACATAACAGAAACGACCTCGGTTCGTCACCGAGTTTTATAATGTGGAGTCCGACAAGACTTTAAAAGGCTGTCTACATAGCCCATACGAGACTTAATTGAGAAGAGGACAAAATTAATCAGATTGATAGGGTAACGTGCAACAGTATAGGAGCTGGCTCAGAAAGAGTGTCATAAAATAACAGTGTGGAGTTGCACCAAGTCAACGGTAGCAGAAAAAAATGACGAATAAAGGGATTTTGCGTTGACACTACATATTTATTTTGTTAAGGGCTAATGGTCATTGACTGTTGGCTCTTTTCGTACATATGAAGTCCATATGAATATAACCGAAAGGTGGAAATTTATTTGGCAAAGAAAGATAAAAAAATAAAGATTTCTTTTGTTGATAGTTTTTCGGCACAAGAAGTAACTGGGTCTAATGTTTATGTGGAAACACCTAATCATAAAATATTATTAGATTGTGGTATGCACCAAAGTAATGATAAAAAGCAAGACTACTTAACTAATAATAGAAAAACAAAAGAATATAGACCAAAAGATATTGACTTGATATTTTTAACTCATACACATCAAGATCATATTGGCTTATGCCCAAAATATTGTAAGGATGGATTCAATGGTTGTATTGTAGTGCCTTATGGTTCAAAAGAGGTGCTAAAAAGAATGTGGGTAGATTCTGCAAATATCAATGAAAGAGATATTGAGGTCATAAATAAGAAAGAAAACAAGAAATGGAAACCATTATATGAACTTGATGCTGTAGACAATGCTTATGAACATACGATTGAATTTTCTATTAACGAAAAAATTGTAATAGATGATGAGTTGAGTTTTATGTTTGTACCAAGCGGTCATTTAATAAATGGTTGCCAAATTATATTGTGGATAACTATTGACAATTTAACAAAGAAAATATTATATACTGGTGATGTAGGAAATCCATTAGTAGATAATAAGTATGTTGGTAAATTAGAAAAAGTTGAAAAATGTGATATTGCTATTTGTGAAAGCACTTATGGTGATAGACCTAATTTCAAAGTAAGAAAAAAAGAACGTAAAAACGATTTAGATAAATTAAAGACTATTATTGATACACAAGTTGTTAGAATGAATGGCAGATTGATAATTCCTGTATTCGCACAATGTAGATGTCCACAAATATTACAAATGATATATAGCCTATATAAAGATGACAATACATTTAATAAACACATTTATATTGATTCACCTTTGGCAATAGATTTATTGTATTTGTTAAGAGAAAATTTACATGATGAGGAATTACAAGAATTTGATAAAATGTTAGAATGGAAAAATTTAGTATTATGTTCTAAACCCGATGATAGCAAAGCATTAGTTGATTCTAATGAATCTTGTGTTATTCTGTCAACAAGCGGAATGATGACCAATGGAAGAATTAGACACCACTTTAAAAAAATAGTGTCAGACCCAAACGCTACAATATTGTTTTGTGGATATTCAACAGAAGGAAGTTTGGCTTCTATGTTGAAAGATCAAAAAAGAGAAACAATAGATATTGATGGAAAAACTTATACTATTAAATGTGCTTCATATAGTTTGAAATCAATGAGTGGTCATGCTATGTATGAAACATTAGTTGATTATTATTCAAATATAAATTGTAATAAGATAATTTTGCATCATGGCTCATCAGAAGCTAAAGAAAGTTTGGCAAAAGGATTAAAAGATATTTTATCAGATAAATGTAAAAGCACGAAAGTTATATGTGCTAACAATTCTTTAAAGTTTGCTATATAGGAGAGTTATATGGAAAAATTAAAGATATACATATTAGGAATGGTTACTGCTTTAGTGGCGTTGCCTATAATTGATGAAGTTGTGGAAATTATATGTAGTTTTCTTGAAATCTTAAAAGGGATTAGTACAAAGAAAGTCCTAAAAATAAATAAAGATATTATGGATTTACAAGAACAATTAGAACCTATAAATACAAATTGTATAGGTTTTGAAGCACCCAATACACAATATTATGATGATTGGGAAGATAATAAAGTAAAGAATAAAATCGGATTTAGGTAAATTCGTTTGGGGAGAATCGGTTAATCAATGGTTGGCTGATTCTCCGTACATATTAGAGGTGTTATTATGGCAAGAAAAGCAGAAAATGTAACATTGTGTATGGGTCATAATACCCCAATGTTGCAATGTATTGGTTTGAAAAAGGAAAGTGAATATTTTAGTTCGTGGAGTCAATTTCACGCCAATGGTAAAGTTCCTTATTGTAAGGAATGTTGCAGTAAAATTTTTAATTATTATTTAGATGAAACAAAATCGGCTAAGACTGCTTTATACTATACATTGATGAAGATTGACACACCGTTTATTAAAGAAGTTTATGAAAAAGTAAATGAACGTAGTTTAAGTGGTGATGTCAATGGTAAGAAAACATCAATCAATATAGGTACATATATGAATGAACTCCGTAAATATTCTAAGAATAAAGAAATATGGAGTGATTTCAGCGCAACTAATGTAGATATTACAGAGGTTGATAGTAAAATTCAAACTGCTGAAATTAAGCAGAAAGAAATGGATAAATTTATGCTGGATTGGGGAGAACAACCTAATTTAGAAGATTATCAATTTCTTGAATATAGATATAGTGTTTATACAGATGGTATGGAACTAACCCCATCGCAAGAAACATTGTATCGTAAGTTATGTCTTGCTGAATTATCTGCTCGTAGAAAAGAAGCTAATAAAGATTCTTCAAAAGAAGATACTGAGCAAATAATGAAACTAATGACTAAATTAAAAATAGATAATTTTGAAGAAAAGAAAGACAAAACAGACATTGAGCGTATACTTGAGAAACAGATTTGGGAGATTGAAAATACTGAGCCTGCTGAAATGGTCGACAAAGAAGAATATAAGGATTATCTTAATATTGAAAAAGATTGGGGTAAACATATTCTTCGTGCAGTTAAAAATCTCTTAACAGGGTCAAAAGATTATCCTAAAATTACTAAGGACAGTAAATATGGAGAATAATAAAGAAACTGGTTTATTTAAACTAATAAAAGAAAGAGTTAAAAAAGAAAAAAATAGACCAAAAGAATTAGACCCTCAAATAAAGCGAAACAATGTAAAAAAATGGTGTACGTTTTATCGAAGAAACATAAATTTATATGCAAGTAGACATTTACAAATTAGATTACATCCATTCCAACACATAATGTTGTATTTAATGGGTATAAGTCAAGTATTTTTTGCAATATGTAGCCGTGGTCTGAGCAAAACGTTCATTGTAGGACTTTTTGCAATGTGTAAATGTCTATTATATCCATATAGTGAAGTTCACTTGACTTCTTCTACCATTTCACAAGCTACGAAAATGGTAAAAGATAAGATGGAAAATGAACTTTGCAAAAAACTTTCCCCCATATTAAAATATTATTATGAGCATGATTTAATTAAATTTCACTATGGTAAAGATGAAATATGGATAGAATTTGTTATGAACGAGTCTAAAATGTGGGTAGACCCTGCCGCAGATTCAGCTAGAGGTGGTCGTGCGACACTTCTCATATATGAAGAATGTAGACTTCTTAAAAAAGGAATTATTGACTCTGTATTTGAAAAAATGGCTCACCCTAGACAAGCAATATTCTTAACATTGCCCGAATATGCTGGTGACAAAAGATGGATTGAAGAATGTCAATCTGTATATATTACATCTGCTCGTTTTAAAAGTGAATGGTTTTGGAATACATTCAAAACAGTAGTGCAAGAATGTTATATCAACACAAGAATATCTTATAATTTCTTTGCTGGTGATATTTTCTTATCTATTTGTTTTGGATTGAAGACTATATCAGATTATTTTAAGTCTAAAAAAACAAGTGGTGAACTTGACTTTAGAATGGAAGACTTGAATGAAATGGTTGGAGAAGCTGAAAATGCTTTCTTTAGCCATGATTTATTAAAGAAAAATCAAGTATATAGAAAAGCATATAAGTTTCCTACTGTTAATGATATATATGAAGGAAACGATTTAAAGAATCGTAAAAAACAAGAAGATGAAATACGATTACTTTGGATTGACTTTGCTTTTGCTAATACTACTGGTGCAGAAGAAAATGACCAAAGTGTTATTGGTTGTACTTCTTTAATAAAAAAAGATGGCAGATATAGAAGAATATGTGATTATATAACAACACACCCTGCTAGTGATTCAGATGGTATTGATTTAAAGATAAGAGAAATGTTTTGGGATTATCACGCTGATTATATAATATTGGATTTAAGAAACGGTGGTGAAGTCATGTATAATGACCTTACCAAACCAAGAAAGCATCCTCAACGTTCAGAAAATGATTGGAATGAACATGGATTTACAATCGCATTGGAAAATTCTTATCATACAGTTACTCAGCAAAAACTTGATGACCTTAAATCAAGAACTATTGACCCACAAGCTATTCCTTGTCTTATTCCAATGCAAGGTACTACAGAATTAAATAGTAATATGTGGTTAGATTTGCAAAGAAAATTAAGAGACAGTGAAATAGATTTACTTATTGAAGATATAGAATTTGAGCAAAAATTTGAAGAAACAAAGGAATATTTTACTTTAACCGATGAAGAAAAAATGAGAATAAGATTGCCTTATGTTATGACTATGGCTTTAATAAATGAAGCAATAAATCTTTCTCAGGAATGGAGAGAGGGTAAAGTAAAATTGTCTGAACCTCGTAGTGGAACTAAAGATATTATTGTTTCTTTTGCTTATGGAAATTATGTATCTTCTCTTATCATAAACAAATTAGAACAGAATGAAAATAATGATGATGAAGTCAATCTTGATGATTGGCAATGGTTAAGTCAAACAACTGGTTGACAAAAAATATATGAGAAAGGAGCAACCTCATATTGAGTGAAAATAAAGAAAACCTTTCTGAGCAAGAATTAGACCAAGTTTTACAATTTGCTCAAGGTTTATATAATGGTTTGAATGGGGGGTATTTTTGGACTCCTTTTTCACAAAACCAAAACTTGCTTGCTTTAAATAATAATGGTCAAAAACCAACGCAGGAAAAATTATCTAAAGCATTAGAAACCGCACCTTATGATTATGGCTCGTTGGCATCATATTCTGAATTTATGGAAATTTGGGATGCGATTTATGCTAAGACTTTAAGATATTTTGGCGGACTACTTTCTTTTGATTTGTCTTATACTTGTAAGAACATTAAGAATCCAAGTGATTATAATTCAAAAGAATATAAAGATGATATTAAAAGGGTTCATAAGTTTCTTGATAACTTTGATTATAAAACAGAATTTGACAAAGTTGTTAAGCAAATGTTAAGAACTGAAACGTGTTATACATGGTTTAGAGACTCATATGAAGACTTAAATAGTCCTATTGATATTGACAGTGATGAAGGCAAGATTCGCAGGAATGAAAAGTTTTCATTACAAATGATGCCACAAAAGAATTGTATGTTGACCGGATATTTTAATTGTAGCCAATTATTATATGACTTTGATATTAACTATTTTCTTAATGGGAATGTAGACATTAACTTGTTTGCTCCTGCTTTGAAGAAGAAATTCAAAGAAGCATATACTAATGAGAATGGAGAATATATTCCGTCTGCTCAATTAAATTATAGGAATGGTTCTTATGCAAACTGGGTACAATGTAGTCCTAATGATGGGGCATATGCGTTTAAGTTTGATTTAAGTAATTTTAGGCAAGTACCACCTTTGATGACTTTGTTAAAGAGTTGCTTGAATAATGATGCTATTGAAGCAATGCAAAAGAATAAAGATTTGATTTCGGCATACTTTATTATGGCTGGTGAAATTGAAACTATGCAAACTGATAAAAGCGGTCAAAAAGCAAATCAATTTGCTATTACACCTAAAGTTTTAGGACAAATGATGAATCTTGTAACTAGAGGTTTGAAATCAAATAATATTTTAGCGAGTGCATTTCCTTTAAAAGATATTAAAGGTTGGCAATTTACAGACAGTAATCCAAGTATGGTTGAAAAGCAATATACTGCAACTGCCGCACAAGGGGCAAGCGCAAGCACAATGATTTATACAACAACTAAAATGGCACAATCAGAACTTGAAAATGCTATTTATGCAGATTATTGTTTTATGAAACCTTTATATGAGCAATTTAATCAATTCCTTAATTTCTATGTAAATAAGAAAACAATGAAATATAAGTTTGAGTTTTCTTTTGATGGACTTAATAGACCATGGGATAGAAAGCAAAGACAAGAAACTTTAAGAAATTTTGCAGATAAAGGGATTGTATTAGACGCAACACAATGGGCGAGTGCTTATGGAATGAAACCACAAGCATTTCAACGTAGTTTAGAGTGCGCACATAATGATACTACATTTATTAGTAATTTAACTATGATGTTAAATGCTAATACAATGCAATCAAGTGGCGAAGATAATGTAGGCGCGCCAAAGAAAGATTCTTCTGAAAGGTCTGATAAGACAGAGGAAGTTTCTGATTATGTAGATTAGGAGGGTTGAAATGATTATAAGACAAACTCCTAAAGATAAGGATAAATATATTGCTGTGAATAGTGATATAAGTAATGTATTGCATGAGCATGGTTTTTATCCTAAGTATATAGATAATGAATTTATATATTATGTAAAAAGTAAAGAACTAATTGAATTTATGTCAATGGAGGGTTTATAATGCAAGAATATATAAAGAAGTTCTCTGTTGACGATGTTCAAATGTATAGAGAACAAAATGAAGACCCCGATTTTGCCGTTGTAGAAATTTATGCTTTGGCAGAGGGCAACAATACCCATAAGAACCCTTTTTCAAGAGAAGTTCTTGAACGTGATGCTGACACTTTTAAAGGAAAATTTATTATAGGAAAATATGATAAGTTTACTAAAGACACAGAAGCACATGAGATAGAACAATCGGTGCTTGGTTATGTTCCACCTAATGAAGAAGTGGAATTTAGAATGAAAGAAGTAGACGGTATTGAAAAAGAATTTGTTGTTGTAAAAGGTTTACTAAGTAAAATCTATGCAAAAGATGTTGTAGATATGTTCCGTAGTAAAAATGAAAGAACTGTAAGTTGTGAATTTTCTTGTAGTACAGAGTATGATGAGAATGAATATGGAAAAGCTGTAGATGAATTTGGTGTTGAATTAAATATTGATAATCCAGTATTGAGTTATCATATCCATGGAATTACCGTATTAGGACTTCGTTATAATCCTTCTGTAGCTGGGACAGAAATTAAAGTTAAGCAATTTGCAGAAGAATCATTACAATCTCACCCAGTAGATAAGTCTAAAGAAGCTGTTGATATGGGAGATTGGAACGGAAATAAAGCAAAAGATGATTTATTAAAAGAAAAGAATTTTAAGACTGTTGCTAAAAGTGTATGCTTACTTTTAGAGGATGGTTGGGAAGAAAAAAGAAAAGGTTCTTTAAAATATCCAGTTATGAATTTAAAAGATGGTAAATGGGTATATAATGCAGAGGGTCTTTCAAGTGCTAGAGCTTATGGAGAACAACATGACTCTAGTGTAGCTGAAAAAGCAATTTCCATTCAAAAACGATTGGGATTATATAAAGATGACAAGGAGGGCACTATGTCAAGCGAAAAGAAGTTTGCTATAGATATTGGAAATCTTTGGAGCACCATTTATGATATTTTGGTAACAAAATACCCAGACAATGACTACGGTTCTATTTATAGAATTGAAGGAATTTATGAAGAAGGTACACAAAAATTTGCTGTAATCTATAGAAAAGATGAAGCTACAATGTATAAACTTAATATTACTATTGAGAATGATAACATTGTATTAGGCGAAGATATTGTAGAAGTAGAAAAAACTTATGTTGAGCAAGGCAATGTTAAAAAGTTCTCTGATGAAAACATTGATAATAAATATAAATTATTTACTGATACTGAAAAGGATGTTATTATGGGAGAAAAAGAACAAAATAAAGAAATGGCTCAAGATAATAAGGAAGAACAACCCAAAGAAGGGGAGACTAAAGAAATGGGTTGCGATGAAACAAAAACAATGACTGGTAAAGAATCTAAGGAAGAAAAGAAAGAAGAAAAGTCTCAAGAGGAAGAAAAGAAATTTTCCTTAGATGCTTACGTTGACCAAGTTGCTATGGTAGCAATGCTTGAAAAAGAGACAGAACAAAATAAGGACTTAGCAGAAAAGGTTATGAAACAAATGTCTGCTAATGAAATTGTTGAAAAGTTTGTTCAAATGTCTAAAGAAAATGCTGAATTAAAGGCTGAAAAGGAAGCTAATGATACTGAAAAGAGAGATAAGAAATTTTCTGCAATTATGGCTTCTGTTAAGGAAGATCTTGACGAGAAGAAATTTTCTGAACTTTCCGAAGAAGGTAAAAACCTTTCTTTAGGTGAACTTGGTGCTTTTGAAAATAAGGTAAAGGCATTTGCTTATGAAGCAACTAAGAACAAACCAAAACAAGATGATGACGGTATTATGAGATTTGCTGGTGTTAGTGAAGAAACTACAGCAAAAGAAACCGTTGATGACATTTATAAAAAATATCTATAAGATAAGGAGACAATAACATGGCAAGACATGGTTTTATGATTGAAAAAAGAATCAGTGCTAAAGACGTAGAAGCATTAAATAGAAGTGCTAAGTCTGTGGTTGATATTGATGGCGGTATGCTTGTAAAGCTCGGTGAATATGCCGATGGTGTATGGAATGTAACTAAAGCTACAGAGGGTGAAGGTCTATATATGGCATATAATCCTTCTGAGCATTTTACCGATGTAAACGGAAGACTCTTTGCTGGTCTTACAAAAGACCCTAGAGATTATACTAACTTGACTGGTAGAACATTTGATATTTTCAAGCTAACAAAGGGAGATATTGTAGGTATTACTGCTGAACTTATTAAAGCGGCAGATGTAGAGACTGTAGAAAAGGGTAAGTTCCTTGAACAAGGTGCTGATGGGTATGAGAAGAAAGATGCCGCAACCGCCGCTACTACTTCTCTTAAAGTAATTGATATTGAAACACTACCTTTCCCTAACAATGGCAATGGTGGTATTGGTATGGAGTTTGCTAAACTTTATATTTGTGAAGTAGAACAAAACTAATTGATAAGGAGATAATACAGATATGAGAGAATTGATGAGTGTAAAGAGATTTGCTAAAGAATCTCCCGAACTTTATAAAGTATTCAAAGATTATGCTGATAATGTATTTGCCGTTGAAAGAAATGTAAAGGGTAAATCTTTCTCTGCTATGTCTTTGGATGACAAGGAAAAGGCTATTAACAAGATGTTTGCAGAAGAAATTGCAAGACGTTCTAAGGTAGAAGTTTCTGCTTATGACGGAGATTATGCACACTACTGTGAAAACCCTATCGTTAAGTCTTTTGCTGATTCCATCTTTGATAGAATGATTGATATGATTCTACCCGAAGCACTTAATACTTCTGTAGGTCTTATTGCTGAAATTGCATATATTGATTGGGGTGATACTGCAAAGTTCGACCTTGACAACAATGCACTTTACAATGTCTATAAAGCTGGTTACAGACAAAAGAATGGTCTATTCCAACAACTTGAAGGTCAAACTGTAACTGTTGCTCCCGAAAATAGACAAGTATCTCTTACTTTTACTTTGTTTGAGATTCTTACTGGCAGAAAATCTATTGCAAAGGAAGCAATGAAGGCTGTTCGTTCTATTGAACTTGAAATGGTTGATGAAGCATGGGATGCGTTTACTGGTGCAGTAAATCATGCTAATACGCCTAATGAACTCAAAGTTCAAAACTATACACAAGCGACCGCTGTTGGTCTTGCAGATAAGGTAACTGCTTGGAATGGTGGAAAGAAGGCTGTATTTGCTGGAACTCCTTTATCTCTTTCCAAGATTGTGCCTACTGATGCAAATTATCGTTATACTCTTGATGACGATATGGTTAGATTAGGATATGTTAAGGACTTTATGACTTATGATGTAATTCCTACTCCTAATTTTGCTGATAGGAAGTCTACAACTTACGGATTAAAGTTACCCGACAATAAGATTTATGTTGTATCCCCTGCTTCTGATAAGATTATCAAGATTGCAGTAGGCGGTTCTTTGACCGTTCCTAGTGGGCAATTTGAGAACGCTAACATGAGTCAAACTCATACAATTAATAAAGCATGGGGCATCGTTTGTGCGACTAATTCGATTTGTGGTCAAATTTCTCTACAATAATAGAGTAAATAAATTGAGGGAGTTTTGTTGCTCCCTCGTACATATTAAATTAAGATAATTAAGGAGATTTTTATATAAATGGCAGAAGAAATTAAAACAACTTCAACTAGAGGAAGAAAACCTAGACCAAAGGTTGAAGAAACAGTTATGGAGCAAAGTGATATGACTCAAATGATGGCTAAAATGCAAGAACAAATTTTAGCGCTACAAAAGCAATTAGCTGAGTCTACCGAAAAAGCAAAAAAAACAGATAAAGAAAAATCTGATTTACAACAATTAGTTGAAGCACTAAAGTCTGATGGAAATACAGAAACTAAGAATTTACCAAAGAAAGTAAAAGTTATTAGTTTAGTTCCAAATATTTATAATCTTACTACTCAAGAAGATGGGAAAGGGAAGGCTTTTACTTTTAAAGAATTTGGTCAGATGATTACAATGAAAACTTCTGAATTGGAAGAAATTCTTTCTATTCAATCATATCGTAATCAAGCAGAACAAGGTTATTTTTATATTCTTGATAAAGATATTGTAGAAGACCAAGACCTTACAGAAGCATATAAACATATTAGTAATAAAGAAGCTATTGAACATGTTATGAATCTTGATAGTGATGAATGTGTTGATATTTTCTGTGGATTGAATAAAGATATGCAAGAATCTTTAGCGGCTCAAATAGCTGAAAATATGGCTAATGGTGCAAGATTAGATAGAAATAGAATTGCTGATATTTTTATGAGAACAGATATTGATATTGAAAAAATTGTAGAACAATTTAGAAAAATTCACAAATAAATAGTAATGGGAGTTTCCTAACTCCCATGAGTACATAAAGGAGGTGGCAAGATGCGTGTGACATTTAAGGATGTGTTAAATAGAGCATATACCACATTATTCACTGATTATAAATTAGACAACCTAATTAAGATGGATGAGCAAGCATTTTACACTTTCTTAGGCGGTTTTTTATGTAATAGTATCGACATTTTTGACGGAACGTTGACTGATTTATCATACCATTCAGAAGTAATAAAAGATGAAAATGGTAATGATAATATTGAATATGTGTTTGATGCTGATTTATCAAGTAAAGAAGTATATATTCTTTGTCTTGGGGTATCATTAGGTTGGTATAAGAAAGCATTAGATGATGTAACTCAATTTAAGTTACATCTTAGTTCTAAATCATTTAAGGCGTTCTCCGAACAAGCCAACATTTCTAAACGATTGGAAAGACTTGGGGCAATGGAAGAAGAACTTTCAGAAGCTATTACTGCATATCAACTTAGTAATTTTGATAAATTGCCTTTCTTTGGAGGTGCTTAATGTTTAATTTTAATGTAAAAAATTATTTAGACAAAATAGTACAGACTCCAAAAGAATATTATAAAGGTCTTGTTCAAGCTACAATAAATGACCAATGGATAAACACAACACAATTATTTACAATTAAAGAACAATCAGCTTTACCATTTGTAGACGAATATACAGAATATGAAGCATGGGTTGATGTTATTTCAGACAATTTAATCAACACTTCAAAAGTATATTCAGACTTTGTTAGAGTTCTATTTCAAGATATTGACCATAAACAGAATTATAAAGGTCAGTATTATAAAATGGCTTTAGATGGTGAGCATGAAGAATATTATATATGCTATGATCGTATGGGAACACTTGACCAAGTAGCTGATTTTAGTTGTGTTCGGTGCAATAATGTATTGACTTGGATTGATGAATATGGTAAAATAGTTGAGATGCCTTGTTATTTGGGAACAGATATTAGTTCTACAAATAACTTAATAAACAAAGATGGTACTGTACCCAACACAAGATTGATTATTCTTGTGCAAGCTAATGACTATACTATGTCCATTGTTAAGAATCAAAGATTTATGTTTCAACATTCGACCGCATTTAAGGTGGAAGAAGTAAACAATTATATGCGTGAAGAAGGTACAAATGGTCAAGTCACTTGTGTAAAAATTTATGTGGATTATAGTGCTTTATTACCAAGTGATAATAAAGAGTTGAACATATGTGATTATTACAAGGTTGATTATACATTAAAGATTGACCAAGACAATATTGAACAAACGCAAGGATTTAAAGGTAAATTGACAGCAACAGTTAAGAATGGAACAGATGTTATAGATGTACCTTTAAAGTGGTCTACAAGTGATTCTGACGTTGTTGAAATTGATGAGCAAGGAAATTATCAAGTTATAGGAGAAATAGGCTCTATAGGGCAAATAACATGTTCTATGGCTGATAATGAAAGCATATATAACACGATAACAATTAAAATTGTAGAGGACTATTTACCAGAAAAGAAAATTGTTATCAATCCTAACAATATCACAGAATTGAATCAAGGTCAAATAATTGATTTTACTTGTGGTGTGTATATTGAAGGAGAGAAACAAAACGAGATTGTAACTTGTATGTCAAGTGGAGCAGATGTATATTCTTATACATTAACAGAAACACTTGATGGATATAAACTTACTGTGAGGCAAGAATCTGATAATGATTTGGTTTTAATTTTTAGTGCTGACGGTTGTGATGACGTTGTAATGGCAATCGAATTATTAGGACTATTGTAGGAGGAAAGTTATGTTAGCGAATGAAAATAATTATATGGCTTTTAATAATTTTTCAGAGATACCAGACTTCCCATACAAAATTATTGAAGTGTTATTAACAGACACAAGTCAAGATGCAGAAGATTTTTGGAAATTGCTTAAATATACAGAAGTTAATGCACTAAAACAGAAAAATCTTACATTAAAAGAGAAAAAGGCAATGATATGGCAAGGAGAAAGCATTGAACAAAATTTTAATGTTTTCTTAAAACCTTTGATTGGTTCTGCTATGGATAGTGCCGAAGCCCAAACACAGTTAAGATTATATAGATATAATACAATTCCTACAACACAATTTGAAGCAATAGTATGTTTTGAAGCAGACTTTGTTACAAATGAAAAGACTTCATTAGTAAGAAGAAATAAAATTTTGTGCGAAAGAACAGATATTATGGAAGCATTGTTTCTATCTGTTATGAATGGAAGAGATATTGAAATTGGTAGTGGAGTGTTTCAATTCAATAGAGAATTGAGTAGGTCTTGTAATAGCCAACTAAATATTGGCAACTCTAAATCGTTCTATGGTCGTAGTTTAATATTGGCATTACAATTTGTTGGTGCTGATAGTGGAGGTAGCTGTGGTTGATTTAGAAACATTAGAATTGAATTATTTTGTAAATATGGATAATGTACCATATAAATTAAAAGATGGTGGCTTGATTTATATTAAACCTATTTTAGTGAAAGATTATTCACGATATTCATGGGCGAAAGAAATTTTGAGTATAGAGAAGAATGAAATAAATGACATTGAAATTATTCAAATGTCTTATCTTGAATTTCTTATCAAAAAAATATTCGCAATGAACAAAGAATCAGAAGATAAACTAAGATGGTTAATTAAATTGTGTATGGATGAAGATTATGTTGCATTTGTAGATAATAAGATATACATATGTGAGCAAGATACGACAATTAAAGCAATTATCAGACCAAAAGAATTTGACGATATTTCAAAGATAATTCAATCACAAAATGACCCAAATTATGATGACAGATATGTTTCACCCGAAGTTAAAGAATTGATGCAAGAATATTATAAAACAAAATATAGTAATATCACTTCTCCAACTTTAGAAAAGAAGAAAGCATTTGTATCAAGTAAGACAAGCAAAACATTTAAAGAATTAAATGAATTACCTTATCGTGAATTTGAATTGATATATGACGCTTGCAAAGATAGTGAAATATATATAGGGCAGAAGATTATACAAGGGTCTTATAAATATGATGTAAAAGAAGATATTAAGCACCCATTATTTGAACCTAAGAAAGACCCATATGAAGAATTGTTTACAGATACTTCTACATTGGCAAGTAAAGGCATTAGTGGTGCTGAAAATCTAACTGCAATGAACTTACAACAAAATAATGCTTGACATTATGTTCAAGATATAATGTATTCATAGGGTGACGCATGGTGGGGTATGCTCCCACCACCCTAATAATAAAAATAACAATGTAAAAAATATAGGAGGATATTAAATTATGTCTAAATTTGTATTAGCTTCCGTTGGTACGGTTCAATTTTTTGACCAATCTAGCGGAGACTTAATTGTAACAAGTAAGACATTAGTAGATAGTGGTATTAACTTTTCTGTGACGGCAGAAGATATTCGTGGTGGTATGGCAAACGCTCTTTTAAGTCGTTACCTACATGATTCTGCAATGGCTCTTACATTGACAGACACTTTGTTTGATTTCAGTTATATGGCATTGAACGTTGGAGGGACAATTCAAACTGGTGCAGATGTTCTTACATTAGAGCAAGTTACTACAACTGTAGCAAATAAAATTACAGTAAAATATACACCTCAAAAGTTTGGTAATTTTGGTGTAATTGGATGGTATTCTTTACCATCAGAAGATAATTGGACTACAATTACTTTTGACCCAGATACTAAAACTGCAAATGTAGCTGACCTACCACAAGGAACAACTGTTTGTGTTAAGTATACTAAGACAGATGCAAGTGCTGAACAATTTACTGTAAGTTCTGCATTTATTCCTGCTCAAGTATATGGTGTACTCACATTGCCTTTGTTTAAGGCTGGCACAGACGTTAAGCAATTTTCAAATAGCTCTAAGGTTGGCGAAGTTCAAGTAGAAATCCCTAACTTTATGTTTGATGGAACTATGGAACTTGCATTAACATCTGCTGGAACTACAACCACACCTTTAAGTGGTAATGCTCTTGCAACATTTACAGGTCTTGAAGGTTGTGATTCTAATGATGGTTACTATGCTAAGTTAAAGCAAATTACCTATAACAAAGATGAATTTGCTGATGTAAAGGCTATTGTTGTAGCCGATGCTAATGTAGAATTAAAGGCTACGGAAACACAAACTTTACAAGTATATGCTATTTATAGTGGTATTAAAGCCCCTAAACTAATTGACAATTCAAAACTAACCTTCACCAGTAGCAATGATACTTATGCTTCTGTTGATGCAAAAGGTGTAGTTACTGCTAATGCAGAAGGTCATGCGGATATTGAAATCGTGGTAAAAAATCGAAACACACTAATGACTGCCGCAGTTGTAGATGTTCAAGCATAAAAATAACTAAGTTGAAAAGGAGAGTCTTTATGGCTCTCCTTGATTAAAAAGGCTTGGTTATAAAGCCAAGTCTTTATTTTATAAAGAAAGGTGGCTTTTAGATGTATAACAATTATATGCCTAATAATTTTGGCATAAATAATAATCCTAATCCTATGAATATGATGAACATGGGACAATTAAGTACATATCAACAACCTCAACAACCACAAAACCAACAACAACAAAATAATGGTAATCCTTTTATAATGGTATCAAATATGAAAGAAGCCAAAGAAAAAATTCTTCCATATGGTAGCACAGTTTGGATGAGAGATAGTAGTGACCCTTACCTATACGTCAAGGGAATATCTTTAACGGGTGACCCATCATTCCATGTGTTAAAGGTTGAAGATGTGACAGACCAAGTTTTAAATAATAATGGTCAAACTCAAAGCAGTAATCAATTTGTTCAAATCCAAGATTTTAACATCTTAAATCAAAAGGTTGAACAGTTGCAGAATAGTGTGAACTATTATAGTGATATTTTAAATAAAGCAATGACTCCAACTCAACAAGTAGTTGAAGAACCTAAAAAGGCTGGTAGACCTCCAAAAACTGAGAAAGTGGGTGAGGTAAATGGCTAACTTTTGGGATAATATAGGTGGTGCAAAACCACAATCACAAGGTAATAATTTTAATTTACAAGGATTTTTGAAATTTGCTCAAGAAATGAAGGGCAAAGACCCTAATGTGGTATTACAACAAATGATACAAAGTGGTCAAGTAACACAAGACCAAGTAAATAATGTAAAACAACAAGCACAAGGAATAGAACAAATGTTGAAAACATTAGGAATTAGATTATAAAATAGAAAGGTGGCAGTTGAAATATTGGTTGCAGTTATTATAAAAGTGACCAATGAATAAAATATGTCAAAAATTAAGAAATTTACAGTAAGTGCAATTAGTATTTCATTGTAAATATATATTGACAAATTAACTATTATATGGTATAATAGGTATATAAAAGAGAGAACGGATTAGGGAGTAGCTACCCTAATTTAGCATAACCTCACAATGCGTGTTCTCTCTTTATAAAAAAGTGTGAGGAAGTGAGGAGATATGTTATGGGATTGATAACAAAAGAAGTAGATGTGAAAATAGCACCAGCGAATAAACAATATTTTGTTAAAATGGGTTACATTGATGAGTTTTTCAACTCAAAAGCTGGTAAATATATTAAAGTAAACGTAAAAGATTTAAGTGATGGTAGTCATTGTTTAGTAGAGTGGGAATGTGATAATTGTAATAAAATTTATAGTTCACAATATAGAGCATATTTGAGATATTTGCATGAAGATGGAAAAACTTATTGCATGAAATGTTCTCATAAAGTTTTAATGACAAGAGAAAATCATCCGAATTGGAATCCGAATAAAACTGATGAAGAAAGAATTACTCAAAGATACTATAACGATTATACAAAATTTGTAAGAAAAGTATTAAATAGGGATAATTATACTTGTATTTGTTGTGGTAAAAAAGGAGGGAGTCTTGTAGCTCATCATTTGGATAGTTATGATTGGTGCAAAGATAAAAGAACTGATTCAACAAATGGTGTAACCTTATGTGAAAAATGTCATAAAAATTTTCACATAAAGTATGGTTATGGAAACAATACTAAAAAACAGTTTGAAGAATGGATAGATAAAGAAATAGTCAACATGAAAAGTGAAGAGTATGTTCCTTATCAGACAGTTCCGTTTGTATGCGTTGATACAAGAGAAATAATAACAAATTTTGTAGAATATAAAAGAAAAAATAAAGGTGTTATCTTAGGAGAAATACATAAATGTTGTTATGAAATTATTGCACAACATAAAGGTCATCACTATATGTGGAAAGATAAATTTGATAAAATGTCAGAAGATGACATAGAAGAATATTTATTTTATTGCAATATTATTGAGCAAGCTAATAAAAGTAAAGATGGAGTAGTTTGCTTAAATGAAAATAAAGTATTTTATTCACAAAAATTAGCTAGTTTGTATTACGGAATAAACAAAGCTGGTATTAGTTCTTGTTGTAATAACAATCAAGAAACATCTGGTGAATACAATGGTGAAAAATTAAAATGGAAACCATTAAAATTATATATGAAAGAAAATAATATTGCGAGTTTAAAACAGTTAAAAGAAACTTGTAATATTATTTCAATAGAAGAATGTAAAAATAAATTATTATAGAAAGGTGGCAAAGAAACATTAGTTACATTTCCAAGTAACTGATAAAATGAAATGAAAAACAATGCGAATTTATACGCATTAGATATGCTTAAAGGAGGTGTATCTAATGTTTATTTGTAGTTATGCAAATTTGAACTCCGATGCACTTCTTTTAAATAGATAATATATCTATTGAATGGGTGCACACAAGATATAGGTATATTAGTAACTAATAAACTATATTAAATAAGTAAAGGAGTTTTAAATTATGGCTATGGATGGAAACGGATTAAGCGTAGCAGATGCAATGGCTTTAGCAAATGGAAGAGATGGTGACGGTCTATTCGGAGGCGGTACAAGTGGAGGTATCTTAGCTCTCATTATTATCTTTGTGCTACTTTTCGGTACGGGAAGCGGTTTTGGATTCGGTGGCGGCAGAGAAAATGTAGCAACTCAAGGTGAAGTACAACGCTCCTTCGATACAAACACAATTATCAATAAACTTGACGGAATTACCAATGGTCTATGTGATGGATTCTATGCTACAAACAATAGCATCAATGGTGTTAATATGAACACTATGCAAGGCTTTAACAGTGTAAATCAAGGTATTAACTCTCTTGGTTATCAAATGCAACAATGTTGCTGTGAAAACCTAAGAGCAAATGACAGCTTAAAGTATGAAAATGCACAAAATACTTGTGCAATCGTAAATGCTATTCATGCTGATGGCGAAGCAACAAGAGCTTTAATGCAAGCTAACACTGTTCAAGAACTTAGAGATAAGCTACAAGAACGTGATAACACAATTTCTAACTTTATGCAAAGTCAAGGGCTTTTAACCGCACTTGGCAGATACGTAACCAATCCTCCTTGTTATCAAGGTTACAACGGATATGGTTATGGATATGGTTGCGGATGCAACACTGGCGTAACCGTAGCATAATAAACAGACATTCAATAAGGGTGTCTGAAACATGACACCCTTTAAAGAAGGGAGAATATCATGTTAGAAGTTGGAAACACAAGTACAACAGCTTTGACAGCTAACGAAAAAATTCCATTTACAACAGTGTTCTTTAATACTAACAATAGGACTTCTTTTGACTCTGCAAACAACGCATTAGTCATTAAAAGGCGTGGAATTTATAAGGCTGGCGGTAGTTTTGTTTTTACAGCTACTGGTGCAGGAAATGTATCAATTTCCATGTATGTAAATGGAGCTTCTGAACCTACCGCTGTATCAACTTTTACTGCTATAGCTGGTAGCACATATACTTTTACCATTCCATCAAAATATATTAAAGCAATTCCATCTGTGAACGGAAGTACAATTCCTATCACTTTCGTAGTGAGTGCTGATGGTACTTTAAATAGTGCTAATGCTTTTGTGTATTACAATGAAACTGTAAATGAGCAATAATAGACAATGGGAAGCTCTTGACGCTTTAAGTGTCATTAGCTTCCTTATTGGTTGGTTTAACTTCTTTGAGAATGTTGACCAAACAACTATGCAAGATGCTATACAAAATGCAGTAAGTGATATACATGAGCATTTGAAAGAGCAAGACAAAAAGATGGATGCTATAATAGAAATGTTAGGTGGTGAAAGTCAGTGAAAGATAGAGAAATAATCGAAAAATATATGAAGTCTTTGAAAGAAGAACTTTGTATGTATTCCGAAAATCTGTCTGAAAAGACTCTTCCTTATATTGATACTTTAAAGTGTCGATATAATAAATGGGAAAAGGATTTATGTAAACTTGACGGAACATGGGTCAAGAAAGAAAAACATAAAGATGACAGAGAACGAACAGATATTGAAGAAACAGAAATAGACGAAAAATTGTATGATGCTGTAGATGAATTTGCTGACTATAAGAAGTATAAAGATGAGTACAAGAAGACTGGAAGTAATGACAGTTTAGCTATGTCACATCAAGAACTTGGACACTTCTTAATTAACCTTAAAGATATGTTCAAGGAACTTAATGAGCACAGTAAAGACAATACAGAAGAACGTGCTATGGTTAAAAGCACAATCAAAGAAATATATCAACTTTTTAGTTAGTGAGGTGTAATATGATAATCATACAAAACATTTCTCACGACATAAAAGAAAAGATACATGACGCTGATAAAGATATTCGTAAGGCTGTTGACCTTAAATACGAATATCCAAGTTTAGCAAATGATTATTATGAGTTCTCAGTAGAACGGATGCAAGAAGCTATGGATTTACATTCAGAAGTGGTTAAAATCATTGACGAATATAGAAAAGAAAATGGTGAACCTCCTACTACTATGAGCACTCTTTGGGATTTTTCTCATAAAATAATCATGGAAGAAGCAGACGATGTTAAGATATTACAAGAGCATTACAAAAAGCTGTAATGCCAACAAGGGGTAGTTTAGGCTATCCCTTTTACATATATAAGGGGCGAGGTAATACTTGCCCCTACTAAGGAGTGAGAATAAATATGTGCCAACATATGTATTATAAAGATGAAACAGAATATTTTCCAAGACTGTATTGTAACATTGATGATAAGATATGTATATATGCTAAACAGTGTTTAAAGGAAAATAAATTCGTACCAAATGGAAATTTATGGAAGGAATGTTACAAGATGATTGAAGATAAAATTAAAGAAATCCCACAAGGTTCTTATTATGTGCAATCATATAGACCGAACAGAAGTGGTAAATTATTCTTATATGTTGTAATCAATGACCATGTTGAAAAGATACCAACAGAATTAACATCTATTGACCAAGATTATGTATATCTTAAAGAAGGGCTTGACCGATATGAAGTTTCTCTTACACCTTTTAAGGTAACTAGAAAGAAATAGGATGAAAAGGAAAGCAATAAAACAAGGTGAGGTTTGGATGTGCAATTTGCCTAAAGGCGAAGATTCAGAGCAAATGGGTGTACGACCATGTTTAGTAATGAGCTTGGATATTAGAAACGAAACAAGCTCAAACGTGTTTGTATTCCCCATAACCCACGCCAAGAAGAAAGATCAACCTTGCCATTATATGTTATACAAAGAGCATTATCCATTCTTTACATATAAGGAAAATACTGTATTATGTGAAGAGGGTAGAAGTATAAGCAAGAATAGATTAGATAGATGTATAGGTGTTATCTTTGAAAAGGACTTAGTTGAAATATTAAAGTGTAAAGAATTTGTATTTGTTGAAAAAAATGATTGACAGCCTTCTTTCTTTGTGGTATAATAAGACCATATTAAAGAAAGGAGGCTGTAGAATGATTAAGAAATTCATTGTGTCTTTATCTTCTATCATTGGTATATCTTGCATTGTATACTATACAAGTAAATATTATATTGAAAGACAACTATGCTTTACAGATAACATGCTCATTCCTTGGACAATTATATCCTCTTGTATCATCGTTGCCTTAATAGTTGGTTTATTTTCTTTGTGGAAAGTAGATAAGATAGAAAGACAGAATAATGAAATGAAATCAATATTGCTAAAGTTGACAGAAGATTCAGAAGAATATTATGATTCATTATGTCACCACTTGCAAAATAGTAGAGAATTAAGTTTAGATATTTTTGACAAAATGCAAGAAAGGAATTAGTGATGAATCAGCAAAAATGGTTTAGCCGTAACAACTTTAGCGACAACTATGATTATGCTGAAAAGGTGCTAAAGAGGTTTAATCTTGACAAGTATCATTTTGCCTATGATAGTGGTGAATTAGCTTTATTGATTGAAAGTGGATTAAAGAAATATAAGGTGGTAGCTGATGAAGTGGAATGTTTGATGAAGATTTATAGGTGTGATGTTCATGTAAATTTTGGCAAGCACACCAAAGAAAACTTGGTACTCAAAAAGACGTTTAATGACGATTGCATATGGAATAGTATCAAGTGGATTGCAAAGGATTCAAAATTGTAATCGTACATAGTTTTTCCTCTTGACTTTTCCTCCTTTATATGGTATAATGTATATATCAGATAAAGGAGGAAATTTATTATTATGCTAAGAGAGATTGTAACTGATTTTGTGTTGTTTAGTTTTGTAGAAGGACTTTTATATGCAATGTTCTTCAACAGAGTATGTAAATGTAAGAAATTTAATTTATTTGAAATTATTGTAATGAGCATAGGAAATTGTGTGGTGTCTTGTTTGTTCCCACCACTTATCTATCAGATTATTATGATAGGTTGGATGGCATTTTGTTTATACCTAAAGAATAGAACAGACCGTACAACATTTCAATATGTTAAGTATATCTTTTTAGTTATGATTGGACAGTTAATAATTGAAGGAATTGGTATGATGTTTTATGAGTTTATATTACATATAGACTTTATAGAACAATCAAAATTTATTGTGTTTTGTATGATGATACCAATGAGGATAATTCAGTTATTATCCATTATTATAATAGGGGGATTCAACATGAAGGGTTGGTTCGGCGGCGTAGTTCGTAAGTAATTACAACTACAACAAAAGGTCTTGTCGGTTCTTCCTAAGAACCGAAGTACATAGAAAAGGAGTGTTGATATGTTAGACAAACTACAATTGTTCTTGAAGTCTAAAATTGGTCAACCTTGGGCTTATTATATAACTTGCATTGTCTATCTTATATTAACATTCGGTGGACTAATAGGCATAGGTTATATATTTGGTGTTTGGTGGCAAATGCTTGTGTTAGGAATTTGTTTGAGTTTAGCTCGCAATTACACAATGGGCTACCACTGTAATACAAATGTGCATTGTTTTATCATTAGTTCAATAATTGGCATAATGTTCTCTATTATCTCACAGACTATTCCTATATGGGTAGTCTTTTTATTATGCTTATATTCTTGTGTAGATATTTACAAGAAAGCACCGATAGAATTAAATGCAGAACACGAAGGAAAAGATGAGGACTGGCATTTCAAAAGGGTTGTATTGATTATGACTATTTATATGGCTATTTCTCTTATAACATATTATTTTGGATTAGAACAATTATGTAAATGTGTATTATTAAGTCTTGTAATGACAGACTTATTACTATTTAAGAACCATAAAGAATATATATAGAGGGGATAGATATATGGAAGATAATCAAGAATTACACGACCTTAAAGCCAAGGTTAATAAAATAGAATATACGGAAATCAAAGAATTAAAAGATGAAATCCAACAAGTAAAAATTAACCTTAACACAAACAATATTTTAACAAAGCAATGTATTGAAAGCAATGATAAAATGTCAAGTACATTAGATACATTAAAGGACACAATGATTGAAGTGGCTCAAAGTGTTAAGGATAGTAATAGAGTAACATCAGAATTGGCTTCAACAGTAAAAGATTTGAATGATAAAGTAAAGAATGTTGAAAGCACAATGGACAAGAAATTTGATGAAGTAAATGAACGAATGGAAGTTATTGATGATAAAGGTAAATTTGATTGGATATTATTCTTAAAGCATAATGCAGTTAGTATTTTACTTGGAATAGGTGCTTTAATTTATGCTTTATCACAACTTGGAATAAACCTATAATGGAGGTAATACATGGTAACAATAGCAAGAATTGGCGGTCAAGTTGAACAAGCAACCGCAGAATTATATGGTCTATCCACTGATAATAAGCCTATTATGGATGATATTCCTAATGCCTCTACATTTTATGAGATGGACACAAGTGTTGCATTTTTATATGATGCAGAAAATAAACAATGGTTAGAACAATAGGAGGGTAATATGGACATAATTGATATTGCACTCTCAAAGAAATATACAGATGAATCATTAAAAGGTATTGCTGGCACTTTAGCTGGTAAGAATTGCACTATTAAATCAACTACTAAAATAGATGGTGTCACAACTGTTGTATTCGCATGGACAGCAGATGATGGAACAGAAAAGATAACAACCATTCAAGTTAATGATGGTGGCGGCAGTGGAACTGATGACTACGAAGATTTAATCAACAGACCTAAGATTGAAGGTGTTGATTTAATTGGTAACAAAACCTTTGAAGATTTAGGTGTTGCAAGTGCTACTGATTTAGCACAGACAGACGGACATTTACAAGATTTGGCAGACTTAGTAGGTGACAAGGCTAATCTACCTATGCCAAATGAAACAGTGGTTAATAATATTGAATATGTTGATACAAAAGTTGATGGTCTAATTGATGATAATGCAACTGGACTGGCTAAGACATTTTCAAGTGACAAGATTGCAAAGACATTTGCAATACTTGAAGAAGTAAACGAACGTATACCTCAATATGAAATCATGCCTATTGCAACAGAATCTTGTGGCGGTCAAGTAGTTCAATTTATTGGAACAAGTACAAGTGATTATACACATGGATATTTTTATGAGTGAGTTCAAAATAATGGGGCATATAAATGGACAAATATAAAAATTCAAGAAAGTATTATCACACAAGAACAATATCAAAGCATATTAAGTAGATTAGATGCTTTGGAAAATAAACAATAAATAGAAGGGAGGCTCATAGAAGTTGACAACGGATGATTATTTGTCTGAAATTAGCAAACGGTCTGATAGATTTGGTTCACAATTAAACAAACTTATGGATTTTTGTGGAGTAAATTGTTTAGTAGACGTTAGTTATGATATGGCAAAAATGTTTTACGAAAAAATGGTCAGAGAAAATATAGATGATAGTATTTAATGTTAGCTTCTATGAAGCTGATTATGGAGAGGTGGAAACATCTCTCCATTTTTTAATTTAGGATGGGTAAGACACCCATCCGTACATAGAAAGGGAAAGAATATGAAAAAATATTTAACATCTAATGAACTTATGGAAGTAGTAAATGAATTAACAAAAGCAGAGAACGGAGAATTGGTTCATAAGACTGCTGTTGAAAGATATATATTAAAAGTAGGTATGGTTGCACAAATTGTCCTTGATGATATGGATAAGTTTAAGGACTGCAATGAAATCTATGATTATGTAGTAGAGAATGATATTGACTTTGATATGGAAGTAAATAACTATTACATGATTGACCATTTAGTAAATGAAGAATTAAGTACAACTAATGTGATTAGAGATTTTGTAAAGTCTATGGAAGTTTCTATGAAAGACTTGCCTAACACATTAAATCTTGAACAAACATTAACAAAGTTTAGAGATGAACTAAAATGATAATTACAACATATACACAACTTGAAAATATATTAAACGGAAAATGTCAAGAAGCATTGGATAGAACTGTGGATAGACTAATGGCAGAATTGGAGCGTTTAATTCAAGTAGATGTTTATGATGTTCCTAGTGCATGGGATAGTGTATATAACCTAAGAACAGGTCAATTCAAAGATTCTTGGGAGAACACAAAAGCACAGATACATGATAACATAGTTGAAGCTGAAATATTCCAAAATGTGTCAGTAATGCAAAGAATTGATGAACCTCCTATTCACGTTGACAAAGAAGGATTGGCTGAAATCATTAATAGTGGTGTTGGGTACAACTTTGGTCAAATGGAAGGAAAAGCAAGACCATTTTGGAATGATTTTATACAATATTGTGAAAGGGAATTTGAGAATATATTTCAAGAAGAGTTGAAGAAGATAATATAAAAATTCTTGACTTTTTATAAAAAATATGGTATAATATAATTAACAATAGGACAGTGGGTTGCAAACCATTTTTTGACGAACTCCAAATGGTCAGAATTACTATTGTTAATTTATAAATAATAAGGAGAGTACATATGTTATTAACTAAAGAAGTAAAAGTTTTATTAAAACAAGGAACTAGATATAAATATTATGAAAGTAAAGGGTATGAAATACCCAAAGAGAGAATACATTATGAATATTTCGATAAAAGTAGGAATAAAATTCATAAAAGCTCAAGATTTATTATTCCAAAAAATTCATTTGTAATGGTAAAAGTAGAAGATTTGCCAAAAGGTAGTAAACAAAAAGTAGAATGTAAATGTGATTTATGTGGGAAAATATCAATGATTGCATGGTGTGATTATCTTAATCATAATCATGATGGACGTACTTATTGTAAAAAATGTGGAACTACTTTATTCATTTCTGGTGAAAACCATTATAAATATAATCATAATAAAACTATAGAAGAAAGAAATATAAAACGAAATTATCCAGAATACAGAGAATTTGTTAAAAAAGTAATGGCAAGAGACAAATATACTTGTCAATGTTGTGGAAAGACAGGATATGAAAGTTCTTTAGAAGTCCATCATCTAAATGGATATGATTGGTTTAAAGAAGGAAGAATTGATGAAACAAATGGGATTACTTTGTGTATAAAATGTCATGACAACTTTCACTCTGTTTATGGCAAGGGTAGAAACACCCGTATGCAATTTAAAGTTTGGATGAATAATAGTTTAAAAGAGCTAGAAAAGTATAGTGGAGAATTACCAACCTCAAGAAAAGCATATTGTATTGAAGATAATAAAATTATTGATAACATAAAAATATATGCGAAAGAAAATTGTATTTCTTATAGTAATCTTTATAATTGTTGTAATGGAAATTCTCACTATGTTAATAATAAACATTATATTTGGTACGATGAATATGAAAAAATGTCTAAAGAAGAATTTTTACAGTGGATGTCTACACAATTAAACTGCGGCGGAGAAAAGCCTGTTATATGCACTAATAATGGAAAAGTATTTAAAAGTGCCACAAAAGCGGCTTTGTATTATGGATTTGATAAAACAGCAAGTGGAATAGTAAAATGCTGTAAAGGGAAATTAAATTCATATGGAAAGGATATAAATACTAATGAATTATTTATTTGGCGTTATTTAGGAGATTATATTTTAGAAAAAGATATAGAAGAATATTATAGATTGATTAAAGAAGGACTCCTTAAAGTATAGGAGTCTTTTTTGATGTATATAAGTATAAAGGAGAGGAATATGATATTATCATTAGATTGTTCCACAACGGCTATAGGATGGTCTATATGGAATGAAGATGATTTAATTGAATATGGTAGATTAATTCCTACTGTTGATAAATTAGAATGGCGTGATAGGATAAGAAATTTTATACCACAATTAAATGATATGATTAACAAATACAACCCAACAAAAATATATGCTGAAAATGTTCCTATGGGTGGAGCTGGTGGTAATATTGTACTTGCTCAACTATTTTGTTTACAAGGTGCTATTATGGGGCTTGTATATGAAAAAGGAATAGAAATAGAATATATCAATGTTGGTATGTGGCGTAAAAATATTGGAATTGGTGACGGTGATAAACAAAGAGACAGTAAAAAAGTTAGGTCTATACAAAAAGCGAATGAATTGTTTGGTCTTAAATTACCTTGCTTATTTACTAAAGGTGGAAATTATAAACCTTGTGGTTCTGATGATATATCTGATTCAATTTTAATTTACGCTAGTACAAGAGATAAATATAAAGTTCAAGAAAAGAAATTCGGTCGGAGGTGATTAGATGAGTGCTGATAATTTTATTGTCCAAGTCAAAGTCATCCCTAAAGCGCAAGAGTTTCAACAAGACTTACAAAATATAGCTGATAAAATTGTTGCTAATGTCAATGTAAAAATTAGTGGTCAACAAGGGGTTAAGGATTTAAACAAAGACTTAAAAGGTCTTGACAAAAATGCTAAACAAGCCACTGATTCAGCAAAGAATTTAGGTAATAGCTTAAATCAAGTTGACAAAGAATCAAAATCATTAGGTCAATCATTTGGTGATATTGTAACAAAGGTTGGTAAGTTTTATCTTGCTACAAAGCCTATTCAAATGATGCAACAAGCGTTTGATGAAGCATTACAGTCTGTAAAAGATTTTGATGATGCAATGACCGATCTAAGAAAAGTTTCAGACTTAGATGGTGAAGCATTAACTGACTATACGATTAAATTAGGTGAACTTGGAGAAGCTGTATATCGAAGCCGTACTGAGATGACAGAAGCGGCTGTGCTTTTCAAACAAACTGGTGCTTCTGATGAAGATGCGGCTAAATTAGCACAACTAGCAAACCTATATATGAACGTGGCTGATAATGAAATGACTGCCGCCGATGCGTCAGCTTATATCACAAGTCAGATGAAAGCGTTTAAAATTACCGCTGATGATGCTATAACAATTCTTGATAAGACAAATGAAGTCTCCAATCAATTTGCCGTTAGTTCAAGTGATATTAGTAGAGCCTTAACTACTTCTTCATCTTCATTGGCTGTTTATGGTAACGATATAAATGAAACAATGGCTCTTGTAACTGCTGGTGCAGAAATTATGACAGGTAAGAGCCAACAAGTAGGTCGTGGATTAAGAAGTATCGGTGCGAATATTTCTGCTTTGGCTTCTAGTGCTGGTGAATTGAAATTTCAAGTAAATGGAGCTACTGAAACAATATCTCTTATAGACGAAGAAACGGGAGATATGGTTAATACGTTTCAAGCATTAAGTGAAATTCATAAATACTGGGATAAAATGACAGCTAGTGAGAAAGCCGCATTAGCAACAACACTTGCCGGGAAAACCCAGCTAGACGTGTTTTCCAGTGTACTTTCCAACTTTAATACAGCAATAGAAGCAAATACTGTTGCAGTAGAAAGTAATGGGTCAGCATGGGAAGAAAATAATAAACGTGCAGATTCTATTAGCGCTAAATTAAATTTATTAAAAAGTCAATTTCAAGAACTTGTTTTAGGTAAAGGTGGACTTCAAGAATTTGCTAAGATATTATTGGACTTAAGCATAAATACATTAAAATTAGTTAATGATTTAGGTGGTCTTAAAACAATAATAACAGCATTGATTGGATTAGCTGTAGTTAATAAAGCAGACGCTATTGTATCTTTATTTAAGAACTTACCGTTGTTAATTACATCTACAACTACTTCTATGAAAGGCTATCTAACTGCTGTATATGCTACTATAACTGGTAATAAGGAATTGACAGCGGCATTAGAATTAGAAGGAATAGCTATAAATGGTGCGAAGTTGGCTTTTGGTAGTTTATTTGCGGTATTAACTGCTGGTATTGCTATATATAGTCGTTTAAAACAAGAGCAAGAACAAGCAACACAAAATGCTATTGACAGTGCAAATAGTTTTAAATCATATAGTGATACATTAGGTAATACTTTAAGTAAAATACAAAGTGAATCTACAACAAAATCACAACTTCTTGAAATCAATAAATCATTAAATGATTCTTATGATAACGAATCTGAAAAATTAAAAGATATAAATGATTTAAGGGCTGAGAACGTTGAGCTACTACATCAAGAGGCGGTTGCTAAAGCAGAACAAACTCAACATGAAATTGGAGCAGAAGCAACAAAACAAAGAAGATATTTACAATCTTCTAATATAGGTCAAGAATCTGATTATGAAAGGGTAGAAGGATTAACAGGAACCCCAGAAGAAAGACTTAAAAAGGCAACTGGATCATTAAAAGAATTTGAAGCAAATCAAGAAAATTTAAGTAATGCTGAATTGAGAAGATATTCCGCTTTAAGTTCTTATTATAATAAATTAAGTGCCGATGTTGAAAATGCTAAGAATGTTGTAGAAACTTATGATGAGGCACAAAAAATAGCCAACTCATCAACAGATGAATGGTCTAAAACAGTACAAGAAAATTCAGCAGAATTAGAAAATCAAGGAAGCCAAGTTCAATTCACTGATGAAGAAATACAACAATATGCAGATGATATGGGTATTTCTTTTGAGGAAGCTAAAGATCAATTAAAAAGTTTCAATGGTGGAATTGATGATACCGCTACAGATATTGATACATTAGCGAAATCAATAGGTGTATCAGTAGATGAACTTCAAAATTTTGCTGATACAATGGGTCTTTCTATTGACAGTGCGGCAGAAATCCTTCCTAGATTCAACGAATGGAATGAAGCTGTTGATGATATTCAATCATCTTATGAAGTTTTAACTCAGGCAGTTGAGGAATATAATGAACAAGGTGGCTATACCACTGATACTCTACAACAACTATTAGCTTTAGACCCAGCTTATCTTGCGGCTTTACAAGAAGAAAATGGTCAATTAACAATCAATACACAAATGTTAATGACTAAAGTACAAGCACAAGCAGAAGAAGCTAAACAAATCATTTATAATACTGCAATAGAAAAATTAAATGCTGTTGCTAGTGGTGAAGCCGGTAATGCTACGGAGACAGCAGGGCAACAACATAATAATGCTGTAGCTGGAATTGATGCTGAAACTGGTTCATTAAATGAAAATACTAAAGCTAAACTAGCTAACGCAGTGGCAGAAGCTAGAGGTCGTGGAGGCGGTGCGTCTGAGGGTGAAATAAACAAAATTTTGTCCGAGATGACCAATCAATTAAAAGCAGTTGACAATTGGGCGAATACTACTGCGAAAAATTTCTCTAAAGGTATGGGAAAAGCCGCAAAAGCTACAAACAAAGCTACCAAAGCCGTTAAAGAACAGAAATCTGCCACAGAGACTTTAAAGGATAAATACAAGACAGTAATCGACTTTATCATAAAACAATATGACAAACAGATTGACAAGATAAAAGAAGCTAAAGATGCCGCAATTAAATCTGTAGAATCCCAAATCAAGGCTCTTGAAAAGGAGAAGGATTCTAAGGTCAAGGCTATTGATGCTGAGATTACTGCTTTGCAACGTGAGCGTGATGCAAGAGAAAAGTATTGGCAAGACCAACTTGACAAACTTGAAAAAGAAAATGATGAACGTGAACGGAACATTGCTTTACAAGAGAAACAACAAGCATTAGCATTAGCCCAACAAACTAATGTCATGGTGCTTAAAGATGGTCAATTTCAATATACACAAGATGAAAGTGCTGTTGCTGGTGCTGAACAAGATTTAGCACAACAAGAAGACCAAAATGAATATGAACGTCAAAAAGAACTCATTGAAGAACTTAGAGATACAGAACTTGAATGGTATGATGAGCGTATTCAATCCTTAGAAGATTATAAAGATCAAGTTGAAGAGTATTATGAGAATCAGATTGAACAACTTGAAGAATACAAAGAATATCTTGAAGAATATTATGAAGCTCAAATTGAAGCATTAAAAGCCGAAAAAGATGCTGTCAACGAAACACTTGAAGAAGGTGTGGCTAACCAACAAGAATATTGGGATAAGATGAAGGAGCAGTTACAATCCTTTGTTGAAGAATGGAACGCTTTAGTTGGCGAAATGACATTCCCTAATATAAGTGGAAGTGGTATCAGCTTAAGTGCTGTCGGTGGTAAGATTTCTGCTTCAATGAACGGTAAATCCACAGGCGATAACAAAGTATCCGCTTATGCAAGTGGTAAAGGTTCAATCGGTGATTCTGAAATTGCTGTTGTAGGAGAAAATCCTAAGTATCGTGAGCTTGTAATCGGTTCTAAGCTGAACAATGACCAAGGTGTTGTAATGAATTTGAAACGTGGTAGCGGTGTTGTTAATGCTGGTACAACAAACACACTTGCTAGTATATTCAATTCATTAAACGGTCAAAAGTCAGTTGGTCAACCTGTAAGCAATAGTAATCAATCTATGAGTATTCAGATAGGCTCAATTAATTTACCAGAAGTAAAAGATGGTCAAGGATTTATTGATTATTTACAGAACTTTAGTGCAGATATTACACAACAATCATTTAGAAGAGCATAGATTTTGAGGGGTTGAAACATACCCCTTGTACATATTAAGGAGGGCATTTGTATGTCTATGGAAAAAGATAAAATTGCCTATGAGCAGTTATTACAAGGTATTCAATCATATGTCAATAAATGCCTTGAAGAAAGTAACCGAGATATTACAACAACAGGTAAGATTGTAGAGGTTGTTGAAGATGGTGGTTACACAGTTGAAATAAATGGAGTACAGTATTCAGATATTGATACAATAGGTGGAGAATGTACTTTAAATGAAATGGTCAAAGTAGTTATACCACAAGGTCAATATAACAATATGTTTATATTAAAAGGTGGTAGCGGTAGTAGTGGAAGTGTTACTCCAACTCCTAGTGTAAGTAGAGTATCAAGCGTAAATGGTAAAACGGGCGATGTTACACTTAATTATAATGACGTTGGAGCATTACCAAACAGCTATAAAACTAAACTAGACTTATGGGATTTAATAGTTAATACTGATGGTAGTTTGACTTTACAATATAATGGAGGTTGACAATGGCTCAAATTATTGACTTATTGAAAAATACAAGTTTTGAAGATAAAATGGACTTATTAATTAAAGCTATTTTAAAAGGAGAAAATTGGGATTATACCAAATTATATAATAAACCTAGTATCAATGGTAATACACTTGAAGGAAATAAAACTAATGCGCAATTAGGTATTCCTACTAAAACAAGTGACTTAACTAACGATAGTTGGTTTGTATCAGATAAAAATTATGTTCATACAGATAATAATTATACAGATTTAGACAAAATAAGTGTTTCATTGGTTAAAGATAAAGTTGACAAAATAGATGGTAAAGGTCTGTCTACAAATGACCTTACAGATGAGTTAAAAGCTGATTATGATGATGCCGTATTACAAGCTCACACACATAGCAATAAAACTATTTTAGATAATACTACTGCTAGTTATATAACAGAAGAAAAAACAAAGTTAAGTGGTATTGAGAACAATGCACAAAAGAACACTGTAATAGGTGTTAAAGGTGAAGTTGAAACCGATTATAGAGTTGGCAATGTAAATATCACAAAGAAAAACATAGGTCTTGGAAATGTTGCCAATGAACGTCAATGGTCTGCAACTAATCACCCTACTACAATGAGCGGTTATGGTATCACTGATGGAGCAAGTATCACAGATTATAATACATTAAAAGGTCGTGTAGGTACTAATGAAGATAACATTGCTATGTTAGATAGTGATGTCGAAGGTCTAACTACAGATGTAGACACGTTGAAAACTGATATGACTACTGTTAAAGGTGCTGTAACTACAATTCAAGGTAATTATGTACCTAAGACAAGAAAGGTTAATGGGAAGGCTTTAAGTGCTGATATTACATTAGTGGCAAGTGATGTTAAAGCAATTCCAACAAGTCAAAAAGGTACGTCTAATGGTGTTGCTGAATTAGATGCAAATGGACTTGTGCCTAGTTCTCAACTTCCAAGCTATGTCGATGACGTACTTGAATATGATACAAAGACAGACTTTCCTACAAATGGCGAAAGCGGAAAGATTTATATAGCAACTGACACAAATTTACAATATAGATGGACTGGAACACAATATGCTGAAATTAGTTCTAGCCTTGCTTTAGGTGAAACAAGTTCAACGGCTTATCGTGGTGATAGGGGTAAAATAGCTTATGACCATAGCCAAAAAACAAGTGGTAATCCTCATAAGGTTACAAAGAATGATGTAGGATTAAGTAACGTTCCTAACGTTGCTACAAATGACCAAACTCCGACTTTCACAGAATCGACAACTCTAACCAAACTTGTAAGTGGCGAAAAATTGTCTGTAGCTTTTGGTAAAATTTCTAAAGCCATTACAGATTTAATTAACCATATTGAGAATAAAAATAATCCACATAAAGTAACTAAAACACAAGTAGGATTAGGTAATGTAGGTAACTTTAAAGCGGTATCTACAGTTGCTTCACAAGGATTAACCGATACAGAGAAATCTAATGCAAGAACTAATATAGGAGCTGGAACAAGTAATTTTAGTGGTTCTTATGATGATCTTACAAATAAGCCAACCACATTTCCACCTTCCGCACATAATCATGACGATAGATATTATACTGAAACTGAAATAGATAAAAAATTAAATGGCAAAGTTGATTTATCTGCGAATGGCGTTAGCAAAGCTATTAACAAATTACTCACAGCACAGGCTGTCCCTACTGATGGGGATTATTATGTAGTTCAGTATGCTAATGGTGGAGAAACACATACTGAATATTATCGTAAACCAGTGAGTACCTTATGGTCTTATATAAAATCTAAACTTGCTAGTGTTGCTACTAGCGGATCTTATAATGATCTATCTGACAAACCAACTTTCTTAGCTGGTGGTTCACAAACAACAACATCAACCGCTGACAGTGGAAGTAATGTATTTACTTTTACAAAATCAGATGGAACAAATGCAACTTTTACAGTTAAGAACGGTAGCAAAGGTTCAACTGGCGCAAATGGTACTTCTGCTGGTTTTGGAACTCCTACCGCTAGTATAGATGACAATATAGGCACTCCAAGTGTAACAGTAACAGCGAGTGGTTCTAATACTGCTAAAGTATTTAACTTTGCTTTCAAGAATCTTAAAGGAAACACAGGAGCAACGGGAACTAGGGGGTCAGTAATTAACTATGGTACAGCTATTACGGGAACTTCAACAACTGCTACTGCATTTTCGGGTTCTGGGTTATCATCTTCTTTAGTTAATGATATGTATATTAATACTTCTACATTTTATTTATATAGATGTACTGTTGCTGGAAATGCGGCTAATGCTAAATGGGTGTATGTAGGAAGTATTAAAGGTGCAAAAGGTGACAATGCAACTACTACTGCAACTGGTACTGCGACTACTGCTGGTTTGACAAAACTTTATACTGATACTGGTACTGCAACTGATGGAACTATGACACAATCAGCAATAAGCAATAAATTAAATAATAAAGCACAAAGTGTTGTATTGGCATCAGACTCTAATCTAAATAATATTACAACACCCGGATTTTATAGTTGTGGTGGTGGAAATTCAATATCTAATAAACCATCTGGTGTAGATGCTATAGGACTTATTGTTGTTCATAACGCAAGTGGGTCATATTATACACAGATTTTAACAAATTCGACTAACTCAAACACTTATAGACGAACGTGCCATAATGGCACTTGGAGCAATTGGACACAGGACATATATACCGATACAAACACTTGGAAAGCTAATAGTTCATCATCTGAGGGATATGTTGCTAAAGGATCTGGTCAAGCAAATAAAGTTTGGAAAACTGATGCTAATGGCAACCCTGCGTGGAGAAATGATGATAATACAACTTATAAAGATGCTACAACTTCTGCTCATGGCTTGATGACTGCTACTATGGTGACGAAGCTTAATGGCATCGCCGAAGGGGCTAATAAGACTACTGTAGATTCTACATTAGATAGTACATCTACAAATCCAGTTCAAAACAAAGTTATCCATCATGCTTTAAATAATAAACTTTCAACAGATGGAACAGCGGTTAAAGCAACAGCAGATGCAAATGGTAATACTATAACAACTTCTTATGCAAGCACCATAGAAATTAATGGTAGTAAATTAATATTAAAATCAAAGAGTGGAGCAACATTAAAGACTATAACATTACCAAGCTCACAACCTACATGGAGTTAATAAAGGAGGAAAATTAAATGGCATTAGTTAAACCTATTGCACAAAGCATATCAGCATTTGACGCAACACAAGATAAGACATTTAGTTTTACCTCTAGTGGCGGTAGCCAAGTTGTTGCCAATAGGATTACAATTAGACTACAATCCGATAATAGTGTGGTCTATAAAAATAAAGTAACATCTTATCGGTTTGAACAAACTGTACCTAGTGGTACTTTAAAGAACGATAATTATTACAACTTCTATTTCAATACATTTGATGCAGATGACAATATGAGTGATGACAGTAATGTAATTCAGTTCTATTGTTATAGTGAACCTACATTCGGTTTCACAAATTTGCCATTGAATAATTTAGTTGAAAATAGTAGTTATACATTTAATGTAGCTTACAATCAAACAGAGGGTGAACTACTTAATTATGTCAAGTTTTATCTATATGACAGTTTAGGACAGACAGTTGATGAAAGCGATTTTTACTATGGTCGTGTCCAAATGCCTATTTACTTCTCACATACATTTGGTGGATTCGACAATACCGCAAATTATGAAGTAGAAGCTATTGCTACAACAGTAAATGGTATGACTGTTTCTACAGGTAAATATGCGTTTAATGTACGATACTATCACCCTCAATTATTTAATCTATTAGACCTAGAGAATAATTGTGCAAAAGGGTATGTAAATATCAAAAGTAATATAAATGTTGCTGATGGTGAAGTACCACCAGAATTTGACCCACCTACATATCTTGATTCATTAGCGGCTTCAAATCCACAAGATTATGTGCATTGGGATATACCATTCACTTATGAAGAAGGTCAAGAAATAAGTCTATGGGTTACGCCTAGTGCTTTAGACGTTTATCAATATGGTAACTGGGTAAAGTGGTCTAAAGGATTTCGTATTAAGCAAAATTTCACATTTACTGCATTTATGAAAACTGGTCGGTTTGGTGAGTTTGCTTTAATTGGAACTAGGCAAAATGGATTTATACTTAGCCTAGTTAGAGAAATTCCTTACACTGAAACGGAAGTAAAGGACAAGATTGTAGTTGATGGATATGTCAATGGGGTTAGAAAAGTTCATCAAGAATCCAATGCTGTTGATATGTTAAATCAAAAGTCAAAATATATGGTATGGTTCAGAAAGAACGGAGATTATTATGATGTAAGGCTTGAAGTATTAAGTCGTGGTACTGATACTTTGGCTTGGGATATAAAGGATATTGAATTTGAACGTCTTACTGATAAATGGTATGTTGGTGAAGATTACGCAATGGGTGAAGAATTTGTTGCGCAAGCTGATGATATGTCTAGTATATTCCCATTGTTTAACTTGATGCTATGGAACGGTATCTATGACTTTATGGATATTACAGGCAATGTATCAAGGAATTTCAACACAAATCAAAACCCTTATGATTATGATACGTTTATACAATGTGATTTTGATGGTAATATAAGTGGTAGTAATGCGAATGTATTGTTGTCCCAATTAAGATATGTCCGTATCAAGCGTAGAAAGAAAGGAACGTTTAAGTGGGTAACATTAAAGCAGTATGAAATTACTTCTGCCGAGGACTTAGAATCTATCTTAATGCAAGATTATTTTGTGCCTACAGATTATGATGCTGAATATGCTATTGTCCCTGTATTAGATGGTGACGTTGAAGGTGACTATGCTATCAATGGTATTAAGACAAAGTTTACTAATGTAACCATAGCAGACGCAAATACAGCATTTAGTTTTAGAGGTAACATAATATACAATGGTGATACTAAGAACGCTCCTATGGCTACATACACGCCTTTAAAGGGCAAGTATGCTATCATAGAGAAGAACAGTGAACTTGATTATTGGAGTGGTTCAATTACATTAACAGTATTAGGATATAACTTTGACAAAACAAAGAGAATAGATAGAGCAGATGTTGTAAGAGAAACAAATGATTTATGTGAGTTCTTAAATAATACAACTGCTAAGATTATAAAGGATTGGAATGGAAATATTCGTCTAGTACGATTCACAGGTAGTCCACAAGTGTCATATGCTAATCCATATGGCAATGGTATTGCTTATGTAACTGCTACTTGGGTTGAGCAAGGTGAATATGACAATCAATACGATTTATACGCAAATGGTCTAGTAGACTTAGAATAATAGAAAGGAGAAAATATGCCTACACAAGCGGAATATAATTTGGCTAAACAAAGGCTACGGGTTAAATATTTTAAGATAAATTTGCTTAATTATCAATTTCAAGATGTTGGTGAATTAACAGGTGATACGATTGAAACACCAAGTTTTACGATTGATGCAAATTCAGATATTCGTAGGACTTGTAGTATAGTATTTACTCCTAGAGATAGTTCTTTCGATATTAGGCAAGGAAACAAAATTTGGCTTGACAAATATGTTCAAGTATTTGTCGGTCAAAAAGATATGAGAACAAATAAGATAGAATATACTAATATGGGGATTTATTTAATAAATAATCCCCAACGTGTATATTCTGCAACAGACAATACTTTAACAATTCAAGGTGTTGATTTAATGGCTAGAATGACAGGTTTAAGGAATGGTAATTTACAAGGAATACCATACTTAGTCCCACAAGGCTCAAATGTTCGTGTTGCAATTATAGCTTGTCTTGAAATAGCTGGGTTTACAAAATATGTCGTTGACGAATGTGAAATTGATACACCTAATGATATTAAAATTGATGTAGGTGGGACAATTTATCAGATATTGACAAAATTAAGGGATATACTACCGAATTATCAGATGTATTTTGATGTAGACGGAGTATTCCATTACAACAAAATCCCTAGTGGTAAGAATGAGCAAGTTATGGTTGATGATGATATATGGAATGTGAATGTGGTCAACTATCAAAAAGCAACTAGCTTTGAAACGTTAAAGAACTCTATTGAGGTGTTTGGCAAGACGCATGATATTAAGAATTATGGCGGTCAAGCAACTATTGATGGAGATACATATAAAATTTCTATAGCTGGGGTTAAGAAGTTAAGGAAAAATACAAAGATAGGGTTTAATACAAATGTTGACTTAGGACAGACCAAGAAATTATCAGTGACAACAACTAAGAATAAAGTAAATAGTTCTACAGGCGAGGTTACAACAGAAACAACAACTGAAACTTATCCTATTAGAACTGAAAAGGGTATTGTACCGACATTTAAAGACAAAGACACTTACTATGTGGTAAAGTTTGTGTTCGGTACTGACCATTGGGAATTTACAAATGTTCAACAAGTAGAGAATCCTGTTGTTGCCGTTATCAGTGATGATGTTTATATTATCAATGATGCAAGTGTTGTAGAATTAACAGACGGTATGACATATACATTTAGGACTCCAAAGACAGGGTGTGAGAATGTATACTTACCTTATTTCAGAATTAACAATTTAAAGAAGTTAGAGATTAAAAACACTGTCAAGTTAAGGAATGATACAACTTATACATTGAAATATTTTGAAGCAAGTGAATATGACCAAGAGAAATATTTTCAATTTATGGGTGAGGTAACTCCATACGCTCAAATTAAAGAAGAAAATCCTGATAGTCCATATTATGTTGGTGGGTCTGTTGGAGAGATTCGGCAAGTGTTACAAGGTGGAGATTATGATAATATCTACACAAGTGACTTGGCTATGGAAAGGGCGAAATATGAGTTATATAGGTTATGTAGATTACAAGACAGCGTAACAATAAATACCATTCCTATTTACTGGTTAGATGTAAATTGGTTAATAGAGATTACTTTACCCAATAAATATGGAATAGAAGAAAAAGAGTTATACATGATTAAATCTATTAACATAGGGAATGGACTAGGAGCTACTCAAAGTATTACTGCTTCAAAATATTATCCATTTTATGATGAGTAATTATATATAGTAAAAGGACAGTGGGTTGCAAACTATTTTCTAATGCCCTTATTAGAATTACTTTTACTATATCTATATCTATAAAAGGAAAGGGCTGTACAATGAACAATAAAAAAGAAAAAGAAGAAGAAATTTGGAAACCAATAGTTTCATTACAACAGTACAATAAATATTATGAAATTTCTAATTTTGGCAATGTTAGAAATAAAAATCATTATGTTTTAAAACAACAAAAGGGAAAACATAATGAATATAGACGTATTATGTTAATTAGAGGGTGTTCTTTTGCTATACATAGGCTTGTAGCAGAAGCTTTTCTTGACAAAGCAGATTTTAAATATTGTGATTATGAAGATATTAGCAATATTGATTTAGATAAATTAAAAATCAATCATAAAGATGAAGATCCTTCTAATAATTACGTGGATAATCTTGAGTGGTGTACGGATAGTTATAACTGTTCTTATGGTACAAGAAACGAAAGAAGAGCAGAAAAAATGAGGATTCCAATAAAACAATATTCTTTAAACGGAGAATTTATTAAGGATTGGGATGGAGCTTATATAGCGAAAAAAGAATTAAATTTCAAAACAGACACTCATATTATAGAATGTTGTGAAGGCAAAAGAAAGACTGCCTATAAATATATTTGGAAATATGCTAATTATGATGAAGAATAAAGGAGATTTTAATTATGGCAAATGAATCAGTATTGTTTAAACGTGGTGATAGTGCTACAATTACTAGCACACCAGTAATAGACGGGCAAATACTTTTTGATACAAGTGGCAATGGAAAAATGTACTTAGATAATGGTACAGATAGACTAGAGATGGGTGGAGCAGTTACAGTTGACGCTTCTCTTTCTAAGACTTCTACTAATGCCGTTCAGAATAAAGCAGTAACAGGTAATATCTTAAATAGTTTAACAGAAGTTGATGCGGCTACACAACAAAATACAATTGCTGGTGCTTTGGCATTAAAAGAGGCAAACAGTGTATTAAAAGAGACAAATAGTAATTTGGGCGGTTGTTCATTTGAGCAGGAAGGAAATGATTTCTATATCACAGGTGCTGATTCAGTGCGAAAAAAATTGGGTAATCCAGATTTTAAAGCATTAGACTGTGGTTTAGTTTCGTGGAAAAAGGGCGAATTTGGGCAATGGCATCACGGGTATCACTTCACAAAAGTATCTGAAATCCCTGATTTCGGGGCTATGGTACACGGAAAAGACTTTTTTATCGAAGTGTACAATGGAGGAACTGAACAAGTACACGCTAGTATTGAAATTAGCTATGTGCGCCATAGCGATTCCGAGCTTGTTATGACTTCCGTAAATGGACTAAACTCTTTGGCGGTAAAGGTCTACTATGCAGTAAAATAGGAACATTTTAATAACACAGATGAGTCTTTGCAATGAATCTTCTTAATAAAACTTGCAAAATTTTTATACTATTCTTCTTTGGTGGAATAATGTAAAGTACACATGGAGAAAGTTAAAACGACCGAACTATATTATCTTACTATTTGTGAAGAAGACGTTCGGTGTATATATAAATCGTTATGTTAAAAGAAAGGAGTTTTATATGTCATATATAAAATTTTTGAATAGTGATGAACACTTAGATGGCGTTGTTAGAGTTATTGATGAACACAACATTGAGGTTACTGGTTGCAATCAAAATCTAAGTGGTCTACAATGGTTTACAGATAGTGATATTATGTTTGGTGATTATAGCAAATTCAAATATGACTACGGTGAACCAAATTTAGGAGATAAAGTATATAAATATACGAATGATAACCATAAGTGGAAGAAGCCTATTTACACTACAACATTTAATGTTAATGGTGGTGGAACTGCTCAAGGGGCTTTAACACAAAAGGTTGCAAAGTATGAGGATTTAGTCATCCCTACAATTACAACAGAAGAAAATTATTTGTTTGATGGTTGGAATCCTGTAATCCCTGCAAGTGGAGATATTACAGAGAACCGAACATTTACAGCAGAGTTCACTTATGTTGAACCATTAGAATCTGTAAAGACTCGTAAAGTTGATGAAATGAATCAAATTCAACAACAGACTATTGAGAATGGATTTAACGCAACTTTAACGGATGGGACAGTTGAACATTTCACTCTTACAGGACACGACCAAACATCATTACTTGGTTTAGCTGGTCAAGTTCAAGCTGGAATTGAACAAATACCTTGGCACACAAGTGACCATGATGAACATTGTAAATATTATTCTAATGCTGATATGAAAATTATTACAGATACAGCTACTTTTTTTGTGACTCTACAGGTAACATGGTTTAGAGATTTAAGAATTTATATTAATAGTTTGCAAACTAAAGAAGAAGTAGAAGCTATTGAGTATAATATCATCATTCCAGAAGAGTATCAAAGTGAAGTATTAAAAGATTTGTTAAAGTCTATGGAGAAATAATATGAGTTATGGTAAGGACATTAGCGGAAGACGGTATGGGAAACTTGTTGCCATTAAGCCGACTGGTGAAACAAAAAATGGTAGGAAAATTTGGTTGTGCCAATGTGATTGTGGAAATACAAAAACTACAACTGTGACAATGCTAAATAGTGGAAAAACTTCTTCTTGCGGTTGTTATAAAATTGAAAAAGCAAGATCTGATTCAACAACTCATAATAAGAGAAATACTAGACTTTATACAATATGGAGTCATATGAAAGATAGGTGTTATAATCCTAACAGTAAGATTTATAGATTTTATGGAGAAAGAAATATAATTATATGTGATGAATGGAAAAATGATTTTGAAGCGTTTTATAATTGGGCTATAAATAATGGCTATGACGATTCGTTAACGATCGACAGAATAAATTCTTTTGGGAATTATGAACCAAGTAATTGTAGATGGATTACCATACAAGACCAACAAAGAAATAGAACAAATAATAGATTTATCACATATAATAGTGAAACGAAAACTCTTTCCCAATGGGCTACAGAGTATGGGTTCACGTGGGAACAATTAAGAGATAGAATTGATAAATTAGGCTGGGATTTTGAAAAAGCAATTTTGACACCAATACACAAACATAAAATAGGAAAATGATATGAAATATATATTAGGTAAATTAGGCTTATTCATATCTGTAGGATTCACTTATTATATGCTAGAATGTTTCTTCCGAGGATATAGTCATTGGTCTATGTTCTTACTTGCTGGATTTTTAGGATTATTCGTAATAGATGGTACGAATGATATATTGTCGTTTGAATGTGACTATCTTATGCAAGTGTTAATTGTAACAACCCTTTGCACAATAGCAGAGGGTTGTTGTGGTTTAATTGTAAATGTATGGTTAGGATTAAATGTATGGGATTATTCCAATATGCCTTGGGGAACATTTTTCTTTGGACAATGTAATATTATATTCTGTCTTGTGTGGATGGCTTTAGTTGGCTTGTTTGGAATATTTTATTGTGATGGATATGATTATTATATAATGAAGATTGATCCTTGTCCTTATTATAAGATATTCGGCAAGGTCTTTTTACGTTTCAAAGAAAGGAAGGACATATGATAGAAGATTTAAGAAAGATTATTACAGATATGAGAGCAAATGGTTTGTCTTTAAATACATTGATACGAATAGTAAAAGAAATGTATCGTGTAAAGTAGAAAGGAGTACATATTATGCAAGAAGCAATTCAATTATTAGGATTATTAGGATTGGCTGTTATTAGTAACACTTTAGGTGGAACGTATGTTAATGTAAATATTAAGGATTTTAAGTTCGATTGGAAGAAATTAGTTAATGGTATCGCAAAGGCTTTAATGATTGCCTTTATGTTCTTATCATTAGCTTATATTTTAGACCAAATTCCTAGCTTAATTGATGTTTTAGGTATGCAACCTAAGGCTATGATTATTAGTGCTATCAGTATTTATGTTGCTAAAACAGGTCAACACCTAATTGATATTTTTGGAATAAAGAAAGATGAAGTAAAAAAGGTCGAAGATAACATTCAAGACAAAATTGAAGAAGAATATATGGATAGATAGGAGGCGGTAATATGACAGTTAAAGAATTTCTTGATAAGATTGTTGATAACACCGTCTTAGACTGTAATAGAAATAATCTATTGCCTAGTCCTACATTAGCTCAAGCAATTATTGAGAGTAGGTATGGTACTAGCACATTAGCAACTCAAGCAAACGCTTTGTTCGGTATTAAGGCTAATTCTAAGTGGACAGGAAAGACATATTCTATCAATACAAAAGAATATAAAAATGGTCAATATGTAACTGTTGTAGCCGCATTTAGAGCCTATGATAGTTGGGATGAGTCTATTATTGACCACAACCAATTTCTATTGAAAAATAAGCGTTATAGCAATCTTGTAGGGGTACGAGATTATAAGGAATATTGTAAACTAATTAAACAAGATGGATATGCAACAAGTCCGACTTATACGCAGACATTGATTGATTGCATTGAAAAATATAATCTTGCTCAGTATGATGTTATTACAGAAGAGAAGAAGGATGAAGAGGTAATTGAACCTACAACTCCATTCGTCAAAAGAAAGTTTAATGTTCACGCTGGTCATAATCCTAGCGGTATGGTTGCTTGTGGTTCTATCGGATATTTAGATGAGTCTACAGAAAACAGGAATGTATGTAATGGTCTTATTACAGCGTTGACAGATATGGGGCATATTGCTTATGACTGCACTTGCAATGATGGAACAAGTCAAAAGGATATTCTACAAAAAATTGTTGCTAAGTGTAATTCACATGAGGTTGATTTAGATATTTCTATTCACTTTAATGCCATTAGCAAAGAAACTGAAAAAGATGGTGTAACCAAGGGTGTAGAAGTATGGATTCATCCTAATAGCAGAGGGACTGAAACTGAAACAACTGCAAAGGCTATTTGTAGTGCTGTAGCTAATTTAGGATTTACTAATCGTGGTGTCAAGTATAGCAACGGTTTATATGTATTAAAGAATACAAAAGCTTCTGCTATGTTGATCGAATGTTGCTTTGTAGATGACCCCGATGATTTTGAACTGTACGATTGTGGAAAGATGGTTAAAGCCATCTTATTAGGTCTTACTGGTTCTGAGGGCGTTGATAAGCCACAAGTTGAAGATAAGGATTATTATTACACTGTCGTTGTTGGATATTATGCAAATGAAAGCGGTGCTTTGACATTAAAGAAACAACTTGAAGATTATGGATATTTGTTAAATCCTAATGAAGATGAGTTACATAAAGGAATTGTAACAAGTGTACAAAAGATTCCAAAGGAATACTTAGGATAGTATTATGGGGAGAGGTCTTAATTGACTTCTCCCCATTTTTTTACTTTTTTAGTATTTTAAGAAGCATAGAATATAATTTATAAATAAAACTAGAGTGCCATTTATCAATCTTTTGTTGAAGTTTTCGATTGTAGTCATCTACAAATTCAACAAATTCTTTGTACTCTTCTTCTGTAATAGGTTTATTCTCCATTTGTTGAACCGAATCCTCCATTCCTTTTTGCTGTAATTTTTCCTTCCTTTGCAAGATAATATTTAGTGAAAATACCTTGTGCAAAAGCATCGCCTCGTTTTAGATTGATAGTTTTATCATCAAGTGTACTATTAGTTATTTTAATAAAAATATGTCCTTCATTGTCAGAATAGAAATAATCTTCATCAACAATTCCAACAGTATTATTTAATTGACAGCGATACTTAAAACCAAGACTGCTTCTAGGATAGATTTGTAGCACATAATTCTTCTTCATCTTACATCTAATACCTGTAGGAATCTTAACTGTTGTATTAGGTACGATATTCAAATCAATAGGTGTATAGAAATCATACCCTGCACTACCACTTGTAGCACGTTGAGGTAGTTTGATTGAATCATAAAATGGTTTGATAAATGAATCTAAGTCAACTGTTTCAATAGTTCCATCTTCAAGTTTTCTTGTTGTTTGTAGATTAAATGTCTTAACAAAGTCGTTAAAAAATTGTTCGTATGATACCTTTTCAAATTGTGCGATTGTTCTAAATAACATTATTTTTCCTCCTATGATAAGATCTTACTTCCAAAATGCCATTGATAAACCATAATAATGCAGTGATAATACACAATACTATAGAAAATATAGTAGGTACTAGAAATGCACAGATTATAGCTAATAATGACAATGTAATAATGATTAACATAATGATTAAAACCACACTGTCTCCTTTACTTCACTTGCATATTCAAATTAGTTACAATTTTAGCACCATTGATTTCTTTGCCACTTTTAATGTCTTTCTTTAATGCGGTTTTATCTGCTGATACTTCAACCTTTTCCTTGATATATTCTTTAGGTAATGCATCCATATCATATACATCAACAGAGTCAGACTTACGATATGACAGTTTCATTCTAGGTGTTTCCATCTTAAATTTATTAAGACCATCTGTATCAACAACACCATCTTCATTAGTATATTTCATACGGATATAATTGTCAATACGGTTCTTAATACGTTCAGCTAAATTTTCCTTAACCTTTCTACGTTGTGCAATGTTCTTTTCTTCTGTCTTAAATGCTTCAATGTCTGCTTGTAAATTCTTGTAGAAACACATTGAATTTTCAATCTTTTCATTTAAAGCCATTTGAATTTCATCAAACTTAGCGTTAAAAGAATACTCACCAAGTAATTCTCCCGTGTCAGGGTCACACATATAATCTTCTAATACTCTTAGCCGATAATCAATTTCATATAAATTAGCCATATAGTTTCTCCTTTCTTAAATAGTAAACCTTTTCATTTCATCATAGAAATGAACAATTTCATCTTCATTTACCGAATGAATAACTACCACTGTAGGTTGAGTAAAGTCTAAACTTAAAACGCCTATCAAACTCTTTGCATTAATCACATAATGGTCTTTAATCATATCAATATTTGATTCAAATGATGTTGTAATCTTAATAAATTCCTTTAAATCTTCATATTTTAGCTTAATCTTTATACCATTCACTGCAATCAACTCCTTCCTTAATTTTTGCATGAATCCATTTTGTAGTTGTTGTGCTACTCCAAGAAGTTTTTCCACCGTCAAAAGTGATTATCGCATTATTTTCTTTGTCATATCCTGCAAAATATCTTTTGATATTGTTTCTCTCGTTAATATCCCAAACATAAACAGGTGTATCAATGGGAACTTTACTCCAATCAATTTCACGTTCTTTGTATTCTGAATTAGCCCATTCTTTTATAACTTTTTCGCATGTTGTTTTACCATCATAAAAATCACAAAAACCACACTCACTGATAGAATTACAGGGACACAATATTCCGTTTCTCATACCAACGGTGCAACCATTACAAGCGATTTCAACAATTTCTTTTGCATACTTTTCTTTGTTTAACACAATATATTATCTCCTTTCATATTCATATTTGACTATTTTACTGATGGATATAAAACAACTTCGATATTGCCACTTTCTTCATTTGTAGTAAACTTAATGACAGTAACATACCTTTTACGGATTTCATCCAATGTTTCTTTACTTAAACCATTTTCTTTGTAAATATTGAAGTCATCACTTTTAAGTCCAATAGGTTTAAGAATAAGTGTAGCTGTTTTCATAATTATCTCCTTTCATATTGCCAACCATTATTAGTTGTATAATAAATATTTCTTATACCAAGTTCTTCAAGTCGTTTAGAACAAGCATTACATGGTTTTGTAAGCCGTGTAAGCCTTTTACAGCCTTCTTTTTTTTCACTATACACAAATATACTACACTTGCTTAAATCACCCTTAAATGACCTTGTGGCATGTTGTAGAGCCATAATTTCAGCATGTAAATAAGGTTCGTGTTCTTCACTAATATACTCTCTTTCTCCACTGTGCTCTCTATACTTATTGTATTTCATTTGACAAGGATGAGTTTTTTTAGTGTTCCACCCTATTCCTACGACCTTGTTTTTATACATTATGACAGAGCCTATATGTATATTCTTTTTATTGTAATCACTAAATTCACTTGCACTTTTGGCTAACTTAAATCCACGTTCTATGTTCATAACTATCTCCTTTACTATGAACATATTATACCATAGAATTATTAATTTGTCAACCCATATTTGTTAATCATAATACACACATAGTCCTCTGGTATCATGGTTTAATTTTCTAATTCTTGCCTTGTCAAATATATTCTCCTTTTACATGACCACTTAACACACCTTTAGATTGCAGATATTCCATCCATTCCTCAACTTGTTCATATACAATTAAAGCTGGTTCAAATGTAGGGTTTTTGTGAAGCATAAATTGATAATCATAAGGTTGACAAAAATCTTCATCTAATACATCAATGCGAATATCTGAACCGTCTTTAGGAATTGATACACTAAATGAAATATCAAAACCTCTATATCTTTTTGTTTGTGGAAATTTAATAGGTCTACAAAAGTACCAACTTGGTTCATAATGATTAGTAAAGCCAATTTCTCTCATCTCTTTATCTGATAAAATATGTGCTTTGATTTTAGCGTTTATTCCATGACTATTTACTTCTACTTTTTCATCAAACATAAAATCACCTCCTTTATGATATGTATTATACCATATAAGGAGGTGATTGTCAAGTATTATTTATGCTTTACTCTCATTTCTACTTCTTGTTGTTTTCCTTTATTAAATGCACTCTTATAATCTCCTGTTAAATATCCTGTTACCCTTCTAAGTCTTCTAATACTATGGCTTCCACATTCAGGACAAGTGTCATTTATATCATCAGTATAACCACAATCATTACACATATCGTTTGGAACATTGATAGCAAAATATGGAATATCTTTATCCATAGCATAATTTACAATAGTTTCAAGTGCTTGTAGATTATTCTTAACGGAGCTATCTAATTCAACGTAAGTAATACAACCAGCACTACTATAACCAGTTAATTGAGATTCAATATCAATCTTTTCAATAGGACTCATATTAATCCATACTGGAACGTGCATAGAATTTGTGAAAAATTCTTTGTCAGATACATTAGGAATGTCACCATATTTATCTTTGAATTTCTTCATAGATGTATAACAAAGATTCTCAGCAGGAGTAAAATATACACCGAAATTTAATCCATATTCATGTTTATTACCTAAACTATCTGTATATTGATACCTTTCTTTTTTAAACTCTGCACATCTATCTTTGAATAATTTTTCAATCTTTTTAGCTAATTCCATACCCCTATCAGTAGTATGGTCACAGCCAATAAGAATTTGTAAAGTTTCAGCAAGACCAATTTGACCGATTGCTAAAGTTCCATGTTTCAATGCCGAAATAATTCCTTCTTCTGGAATATATCCAGCCATTACATTATTTTCATACATAAACTTAGCTGAATCGGGTGATTGTAAACAAATCCAATTAAATCGCTCAATGAGCATATCTTTAGCTTCATGGATTTTTTTATCAAGTTTTTCCAAAAATAAGTCTTCTAATTTTCCTCCATTTTCATTAAAATAAGAATCTTTTGCCTCCATTGCAATAGTAGGCATAATAATTGTAACAGGACAAATATTGCCACGACCATCTTTTAATTGACCAAATCCATTTACGTCATATCCATTTGCTGTACGACATCCCATGGTAGAAAAGTACGTAGTGGGGTCATTTTTATCATATCCCTCATTTCCACTCCAATCTACATTAGCATAGTTTGGATATAATCTCTGTGCCGTTGACTTTAATGCAAGCTGGAATAAATCATAATTAGGATCTCCCTTATACCTATTTACACCTTTCATACATTGAAAAATACCACATGGGAAAATGCTTGTTTTATGAAATTTCCCAACACCTTTAAGACTACCTTCAAGTAATGCTTTAGTTACCATTCTACCCTCTGGTAAAGTGCAAGTACCATAATTAATAGATGTAAATGGTAACTGATTACCGCTTCGTGATTGAAGTGTATTAAGGTTATGATACATTCCTTCGACAGCTTGTTGCAATTCTTTTGTTGTCATATCCATAGCATATTGATAAGCTTTAGGTGCTACATCTGTATATTCATTAATTGGCGTTGTATCATTCATTTTTTCTGTAAATTCTCTATATAAAGGATTTAAAGATTCATTAATATATTTTAGCCCATCTTTATAATGTTTATAAAAACTTTTTCTTACATAAGGAATCATAGTCCAATCAATATGAGTTGCACTAACGCCACCAAATTGTTGTAATGATTGTAGCTGGAAAATAACTGCTACAAGTTGAAATGCCGTACCAATAGAATTAGCAGGTCGAACATCTGTTTGTCTTGTATTAAATCCATTAGCAAGTAAATCATCAAATGGAATAGATAAGCAATTATGTGAGCCTACTACATAACTGTTTAAATCATGGACATAAATCTCGTTGTTTATATGATTGTTTCTTGCCATTTCAGACAAATAATCTTCCAATGCAATTTTCTTTAATAAAGCATCACTAGCTTCTCCAACTCTGCCACCAAAAGATTTTTCGTCAACATTAGCATTTTGATTTTGTACACTTGAAGCAGATAATTTTTCATTTAGTTCTTTTCTAAAAGCACTATTCCTATCTCTAATTCTGTTTCTTTCTGCTCTGTAAAGAATATATGCTTTAGCAACATCCTTTCTATTTGTAGCCATTAGTTTCTTTTCAATAATATCTTGAATTTCTTCAACTTGTAAATCCTTAGATTTATCAATTTTTTCAATATCTAATGCAATAGAATGGATTTTTCCTAAAGATACTTCTGTTAATTTACCATCTACTTCTACAAAAGCACTTTCCATAGCCTTGATAATCTTTGCAATATTAAATGGTTCAATTTTGCCATCACGTTTAATTACATTCATCTAATCCATATCTCCTTACAATCTTCTTCATCATTACTTTCCATAAATTCCATTTGTAATAATTCTTTATTTATTTTATCATAATCATTTAGTCCATATTCCTCACATCTTATCTGCCCTCCTTCAAACCATAATAGAGCAATTCGTTCATATGGTTGCTCTAATAAATATTCTTTTAGTGTCATTAGTAATTATATCCTCCTTTCTATTTATAAAATGTATGACCACTTTCATCTGTGAATTGTTTAGTCCAGCCATTCCATTCGTTAGGACTACAATCACTTCTAAAAGCAATACAACCGTTAGTAGTGTCTTCTACCATGTAAGCATACAACAACGCATATACAGTTGAATCACTAATATTATCACGACCATAAGCAAATTGATTCTTTTGTGTAATCAATTCAACAGGGTCAGTTGGAAATTGGTCTGATTCAATCCTGTTTAAGATTACATTGGCAACGTTTACTTTACAATCAAAACTTGCTTCATGTGCTTCGGTTTCAATACATTTAAGCATCATGGTAATTTCACGCTCTGTAAATACATCATAAGGTGTTTCTGGCAAATCATTAAGTTTATAAATATTGAACAGTGCATTGTAATATAACTGAAACCATACATATTTATCTTGGTCTTTGATGCTTTCAATTAAATATAAGAAATGCAAACACTCTTCATTTTCTCGTTCACTTTGATTATACTCCATTTCAGAACATTTGTCAACATATTTATCATTTAGTTCATTATAGTTAATACTTGACCTTTCAATATCCCCTTGTAAGCTCGCATTAGTCAATTCTAGAGCTTCAATTTGTTCTTGCTTAGACTTTATTGTATAGCCCATAATCATGAAAATTAGAGTCAATAAAACGATTCCTACGCACTGAATAATATTATACTTCTCTGTCTTCACTTTCTTCTTCTCCTTCTTAGTCTACTTGAGTAATAGGAACTTTTGTTTCTTCACATCTCGTCATCAGTTCTTTTAACCATGTATCACGTTCAGCATTGCCATCAATCAACAAAGCATCATTATATGTAGCCATATCACCAATATCAATTTGCATAATTTTAGAACGTGTATCAGCAACATATAATAGATTTCTATTCAACATTCTTTTGTGGCTAGGACTGACTATATTTAATACATATTTAGCCTCTGACCCTTGGCTTGCGTGGACACTAATACAATATGCCAATAATAAGTTTTGTAATTTAACTTTATCAAACACAATCAGTTCTTCATCAAACTGAGCAACAAGTTTCTTATCATCAAGTTCTCTAATAATACCATCTTGACCATTAAATACACTTGTTAAAGCAACGTCATCTAAACTTAACATATTATCAGATTGTTCAATTTCTTTCCAAGAATCATATGGCAATGCTTGGTAGTCATTTTTCTTATTTAGTAATTTATCCCCAACTCTGAAAGAAATTGTGGTTTTGTCTTTATCGACTTTTCTATCTAAGTGCGTTTCATTAGGCTTTGGAGGATTAACTTCTGCTTGAATTGCATTGTTAATTTTATATGAACCTTCATCTCCTACGTTAAATGGACTTAAACAAAGTATATCATGTGGTTTAACTCCTTTAGATAATAGTTTATTGTACTGTTCTACAATAGTGTCAAAAATATTATCAGTTTGAACAAATTTGTAATTGTTATATACACTATATTCATTGTTATGTACTTTTACTATATCATTATCAAAGAACTGCTTTCCTTGTCTTACGTTTGTGGCAACAAATATGCCACCATCGGTATCATATCTAAAGATTTCATCAAGAGTAATCATAGGAACTTTGCCGCTATTGATTAAATCATTAAATACACAACCAATTCCTACTGGCATTAACTGAGCTGGGTCGCCAACAAGAACAACTCTGATATTTGGATTCTCAATTACATTTAACATCATAAGAAAAGTAGGTAAATCTGTCATACTCATTTCATCTACAATTAAAACGTCAGTAGAAATTTCACCATCTCTCAATGCTTTTCTATGAATAGTGCTTGCTCGACGATTAACGGACTCTGTAATCCTACGTGAAGCCTTCCCAGTCGGTGCTAATAAAGTATAAGTCATTCCATTGCTTTCCATTAGTTTAATAATTCCACGAATTGAAGTCGTTTTACCACTACCACTATATCCTGCTAGAATCATAAAATTATATTTACAGAACATTTCAAGAGCTTTACCTTGTTTTTCAGACATTGTAAAATCATCAATAGTAGTATATTTTGTCCAATCAATATCAAGTTGTGTGCTATTTGATATTTTATCATTTACAAAATCAGCAACTTTACATTCGCCTTGATAAGTAGACATAATGCTTAAATCTTTAGACTTCTCATCATAATAGAATAAATCATTATTCATTGCCGTAGACACAATTAAAGGCTCAAGCTCAGGCACATTATACTCTTCCATGATATAATAATATAAATCATTTCCATTAAGTCTTGTACTGCCCTCTTGTTCATTTCTTTCCAACACACTTAAAATCAAATAAGCACATCTCATTTCACTTACTTTTAAGTCTTTTCTTAATTCCATAATCATTCTGTCAGCAAATTCAAAAGAACGGCCAAGTGTTGAGATTAAGACTTTATAAGGATTTGATTGAATTTCTTTTGCAATATGTTCTTCATCAAGATATTCTTCAATTAACTTCTTGCAATCAGAAATATCTAACTTCCATTCTTTTAATTTGTTCATAATATTAAGATACTTATATTTTGTATTTAATTCTCTAATATAAGCATTTAATCTACATTCGCCAACATTGTAAATTTTGTTTAAATCAAATGCTTCCTTCCCCTTAGTTAATGCAAGCCATATGAAATTTTCGTAAGCATCTAATACATAATTTGCTTGAGAAGAAGTGGTAATTTCTTCAAGAATTTCTTGCGAGCGTTCTCTTGTTAAATGCTCAATTTCTTCCATATTGATTGATGGTGCTGAAACAACTCTGTAATTTGTTCCATATTTATCTGTAGATAGTTCTTCTACTTCAAGTTCATATTCCTTGCCCTCTGATAAATAACTAAGCTCCCCTTTTAACGTAATACAAAAATATTGATTTAATTTCAAACTATCGGGGAATGGAGGAATAGGTGAAGCTCCAAATATAAAGAAATCGTTATTTTGAAATACTTTCTTTGTTATTTTAAATTTTGCTTTAATTGTTTCACTCATAATATTTATATTTATTCTCCTTCTTTTTATTTACAACTTTAAATCCTTTTCTTGCTTTATATTTGTCACAGGTCTGACATAATTTCTTCTGTTCAGCATTTCTTCCTTTGTCACATTTACCTTTACAAATATAATAGATACAAGGTGCTAATCTTTCTTTAGACATAAAAAATATCTCCTTTCATTGATATAGTAATTATACCATAAAAGAAGATATTTGTCAAGTCAAAATTTACTATTTTAATTCAAAATATTTATTATAAATCTTATTCCATTCTGCTTGTGTAATTCCACCTCTATCATATTTTTCTTCTAAATTGTAAAGGCATTGTGCAAGATAACGGTCTGTATGCCAATTACCAAATAAAGGTTCATATTCATTATTGATAAGTACACTTAATTGTCCCCCAAATGTGCTTGATACAGATATTCTACCTTTTAAGTATTGACATAACTTGGCTTTGGTCTTATCAGAAACATTATAGCCACGTTTCTCCATTTCTGTAATGACTAAATTACAATACAATCTAAAATGATTCAAGTCATAATTCATAATAGGATTGATAAGAATGTGATTAGTTGCCCCTTTTTCATAAATATCTTTAGCAATAGCAACACATTCTCTTAACTGTGAACACAACTGTTGTCTAGGTAATACATCTAATAAATCATAATGCCATAATCTCATATTTTACTCCTTTACAATATACTTACTCAACATATCAATTTCTTCTTGTAATTCTTTAATATGAGATTCAATTTCTTCCCATTCATCAGTTGTAAAGTCATAATAAAAACTTGCTGGTAAATTACCATTATAATCAATATTATTTGTTCTATTGTCATTAAATATTTTATTCAGATAGTTTAGTGCTTCCTTAGATTTACAAACCACATAAGCACTGTCTTGTGATAAACGATAATCATTATCAAGCGGAAGTAATGTTCCATCGTCATTATATGCCAACAAGTCTTTACCATACTTATTTTGTAATTCTTTACTTTCATATCTTTCACATTCATTATAATCTTCAAATTCCTTGCCATCAAATGCAATATAAATTGTCTTCTCTGTCATATTATTGCCCCTTTCTAATATGCCGAATTATTTTATCTAATAAATTAAGTTGCGCGAATAGCTCTTGCCTATATGTTCCCTCTGCTCTGTCGTAACTACCAATTCCATATAAATGAGCATCAATATCATCTTTTTGCTCATAAAGCCAAATTAGTAAATCTTTATCCATATTATTTTTCCTCCTTAAATAATTCCAATCGTTTCGTCTTCATAATTACATTTCTTTGCTTTTTCAAACATATCTAAATATTTTTCATCAAATTCAAATGTATCTTTTTTAATATTTGCAATTAATGTCAAGCATCTATTATACATTTCTGTTGTAAAATCTTTGCAATTTATATTATTTCTATTCCTATTAAAAATATAATAAATTAAATTAGGAGTTCTCTTAATTGCTTCTGATACCAAAGGCTCTAAAAATAAATGTAAAACAAAATCTTTGGTCAATTCTACTTGTGACTCACCGTAAGTATAATATTTATCATAATATGCTTGCATAGCTGAAAGTTTGTCTTTATATAATTCTTTGTTGTACCAACCTTTGCAAATTAGCATAATATCAATTAAAGTATTATCTGTCATTCAATCACCTCCACTTCTAAGTTTTCACATCTCAATCTACTAGCAATTTGTTTACTAAGTATTTGATATTGATAAGGATGACGCAGAGCTATACATTCTTCTGCTAATCGTTCACACGCTTCTTTTAATAATTCTACATCATCTGTTAAAATCTTAATCATTATCGTACCTCCTGTAACTTTTCATATAATTCTTCATACATTTCATTATTGAAATAAACCACTCTACTAGCAAGCATCTTAATAATTTCTTTAGCCTCGTCTAATGTTTGAATATCATCTATTGCTTTTGGGTCATGTTTCATAATACGTTTGTATAAACTATAAATATTGTTCATAATTTAACCCTTCCATTCACAGTGTAATACATTTTTATGGAAATTCATTGCACATTCTTTGCACAATAAAATTTTGGTTGAATGGTCAAGATATTCACCTTCCCATCTAACTGTATATTCTTTTGCCTCATTAAAATCTGTAATTTCTTTTCCACATTTGTCACAATGATATTTAGTTACTGTCATAATAAAAATCTCCTTTCCATTTGATACTTGTATTATATCATAGGAAAGGAGATTTGTCAAGAGTTAATCTATACTTTTTAATATTGTATAATCTCTTAAAATTTCTTCTTGTTCTTCACTTTCAACCCACTTGTCATTATTGTCTTTAACACGTTTATTTTGTGTTCTAAAAGCAGTTTTAATTATGTCCCCACTCTTACATGGGTGGTCTTCATAATTACGTTTATTTGCCTTAATAAAGGTGTTCTCACCATCATTAACGTGATATAAAGTAACAAATGGAGTATTATATTGATTTAACTCTACTTCTGATACAATGTAAATATTATCATCTGTTGATTTATCAATCAATTCTGTATAACCACTAAGCCCTAATTGATAAGCCATTGTTTCAAGTAATGTAATGGGTTTATACATATACTTTGTAGAAACAAAATCAACAATTCCTTGATAATTATTTAGAATATATTCCATTAAAGAAGCATTATCAATTTCTTTGAACATTTTTTCTGTTTCTTTACCACAAAATTGTTTAATTTCATGTATATTTAATCCAAAGTTTATACATTCATCTTTCTTTAATTGTTTACATTCTCTTAATCTTTTCATAATAGAATCAACATCATTATAAATATTCCATTGATTTATTACATAATTCACATCCCCATATTCTGCAAAATAATCTAACTTAAATAAAATATCAATACTCTTTTTATTCAAATCACTTTGTAATAAATCTTTAAAAATAAAGAACAACCCATCATATTCATTTTTATGTTGACTCATATTGTATAAGATTTGTGGTGCTACCTTTTGCATATTCTTTATACTTGCCATAGTTTGATTGATACAATTATTTTCTCTGTCAATAGAAAATTGTCTATTATCATCACCAAAAGCAATGGGTTTTAATTTGATGCCACGTTTAAGCATTTCTTTCTTTAATGCTGTAACTTTATCCTTATCACCTTTATTAGTGTATCTTTGTAATGTTACTTTATAAAATTCTAATGGATAATAAGCTTTTTGCCAAGCAAGTGTAACACTATCAATAGCCATACAATAAGCATGAGCAGAATTGAAACCATAAGAAGCACTATCTTCAATTACTTGCCATACTTTTCCAGCCATTTTCATAGCATTATCTTTGTCGGTTGTTTCTTTTGTATTAAGTATAGCTTGTGCAAAATTAGGAATAAACTTTTCTTTTGCTTGTGTAATCACATAATGTTTCTTTTTGCTAATAGCTTTAATGATTGTATATGTTTCACTCATAGGAAATCCTGCAAATCCTAATACTTTCATTAAATGCTCTTGATATAAAATAAATGAGCTTGAACAATATTGGTCTTGAATAAGGTCATCAAAAGCCTTTATTCCATAATCAAAATGTTTGCGTTGTTCAAATGTTTTATACATTGATTGAAATGATGGTCTAATACCAGCTACAAATTGTGTCAACTCTGAAATGTTCTTTGGTTTAAATCTCATAACTTTTTCAGTAGATTTTTGTTGCTCACATTGATTCACACACATTGTATAACCATTAGCATAAATATCCCAAGTCTTACTATCATTATCAATCTTAGCAAGCAATTCGTTTACAGATAATGGTTCAATTCCTATCTCCTTATAAATATCATATGTCAATCCAATAGAATCTACAATGAGGTAGTCCTGCTTCAACATGCCGAAAGCATCAATAGTGCCACTTTCAATAACCGCAACGAAAGTTTCTTTAGCTTTATCTCCTTGTGATTCAGATTTTACCATAATTACACCGACTTCTTCTACAACATCAAAGTCTGCACAAATTGTGCCGCAAGGATGTGCTTTCAAATTATCTACAATTCCCATGTATTGTTGACAACCATCAATTAAATATCCGTATTTTTCTTTATCAACATAATCATAAATATCAATAAATTCTTTTTCATCATCATCTGCGTGTTTTAAAGCATTTTCATATTTACTAATTTGCTTTGTTACAGTATTGGCTAATTGTGGGTCAAGGTTATATGCTCTTGAATACATTTTAAATGCAGATTTATAATGCAATGTGCCTAAAGCCAATAGATCAAATGTTCCTTCTTCCCCAATTATATCTTTTTGCGCTTGTATAAATGGTTCTCTTGATGATACATTATGGTCAATGTCTGGCGGTGTGTGAGAATCCAATACTCTTTCTTTTGTTAAAAATCTTTCAGAATACATAAGCACTGGTGAATTAACTTTATCTACTTTTGTAAATCTAAATAATTTATTCAAATAACAAGATACTCCGCTACCTCTACCACTAGGAGTCAATATACCACCATATTCGTCAATTCCACGTTTCATTATTTCATAAGTATCAATGAAATAATCAGCCATGTTACATCCTTCAATTTCGGCTATATCATGTTTAATTTCTTTAATATATTCATCATACTTATCTTTGTTAATATCATTAGATTGCCTTTCCCATTCATATCTAAGGATATTCTCAAATACTTCATTTCTTTGTTCTTGTGTTAAATCACGATATTTTTTAGCCACAGGAACTTTTAATGACCTATCCAATATAATTTCATCAAATGTAAGAATAATATTAGTATTCTCTATTGCTTCTGTAATTTCTTCATCACTCAAAATTCCTTGTTCTTGAAATCTATTGAAGAATGTTTCATAACTTGGTAAATCCATATACCAACCTTGTTCATCTTCATAACTAATCTTATTAGATTTTAACAAGTCATCTCTATCTGCCATTTGTGATTCAGTAATAACATGGCTGTCAGTTCCAGCTATAATTGGAATGTTATATTTATAATGCAATTCCATAATATGAGCATTTATTTCTTTTTGTGCTTGTGTATTATGGGGTTGTACTTCAAGATAAAAGTCTGTAAAATGATTAAATAATTTAAGAACAATTTCATCAATTTTTGAATAGTCAACTACATTAGCATTATCACCAAATGGCAAATCTCTATCATCTATTGTGTATTTATTCCAAAAGGCAATGCAAGCTGATGTAACGAATACATCATCTTTTGGCAATGATAAAAGAATATCTAAATCCATTCTATTCTTATAATAATACCCAGTTTTGAATGATTCATAGATTGCTCTATTTATTTTCTTACGACCATTTTCATTCTTTGCTAATAAAATAATGTGGCAATTACTTGAATCAGAAGAATTTCTGTCTTTTACCCAATATGCTTCTGTACCAAATACGAACTTGATTGGTTTATAATTAGGATTTGATTCAAGATTCTTTTTATTAAATTTTTCAAGGTCATCATAAATCTTAAAATAATTGCCTTGCCATCCGTGTTCAACTGTTGAATAAATTGTTGGTATACCTTGGTCTGCTGATTTCTTATATTCTTTAAAATAATCCATAGGCACAAGTGGAGAATCTTTATTATATCTATGTGATAAACTCGTATGTTTGTGATAATTACAAAATGATAAATTTTTACAATTATTCATTACTACCTTCCCTTTCCCACCAATAACCATATGCTGATTTTTGTTTTCCACTAATTACACCATTTATATTAGATGAACATATTTTATTATTTTTACAAATTTTAATTGAATTTAAGTATTCAATTGCTTCTTTTGAAGAGTTGAATAATTTAATTTTTTTATGTGTTATTTTATCACACATCCATATTTTTTTCTTTTTTGAAATTGATAAATTTTTATTATGATTTCCATAATTATTATTATATTTTTGTGTGCCCCATTCTAAATTATAATAATTATTATTTAATTTATTTTCATCTTTATGACATACAATTGGATAATTATTTGGATTCTCAACAAACGCTAAAGCTACTAATCTATTTATACGATATGTTCTCATATCATTATTCCCATATCTTAAAGTTATTTGTTCATATCCATATTTATTTATATGTTTTGTAAGCCATTTATTTGTATTTGTTGACCAAACATTGCCATCATTTGTTATATAAAACATTTTTGAATCATCTATTGGTTTAATATATGTATCATCAAGTAAATTTGGTACTAATTTCATAACTCATCCTTTATCTCCTTTCTATATTTACTCAATTATATCACAAAAGACCACCTTTGTCAAGTGGTCTTTTTAATCTATTTTAATCCATTAAAAATATGTGCAATAACATCAATAGTCCAACCATTTCCAATACATTTATATCTTTGTGTATCAGATAATCCTTCTGTATAATTGTCTGGTAGTGTTTGCGCTCGCTCACATTCAATAGGCGTTGGTTTATAATATTCACCATTTTCGTATTGAATATTAGTTGCTCCGCTATTTGAGATATTTTGTCCTGTCATTAAACATCTCATTTTTTGGTCTAAAGTTCTAATTGCTTTATGCGCCTTTTCATGTGCAAGAGTTCCTTCTTGTTTATTATTTAATCTATCTGTTATATTATATTGTTCTTTTTCTTCTGTTGGTTGAACAATATCTTTTAAAGTTAAACCTTTGTCTATTGGTTGTGATACATTCGGAATGTTTGTCCAGTATAGTCTTTTTCTACTTTGCGCAGAAAGCAATTTGCTATCAATCATAATAGGTTCTACGCCTAATGCTTGAGTAATAACATCTTGCCATTTTTTGCACATCTTTACATTTTCCAATAAAAAATATTTTGGTTTGCTTTCTTTTAATACTCTTACATATTCCCAAAATAAATAAGAATATCCATCAAATTCAAATCCTTTTTCTTTCAAATCTAAATATTGTTCAAGTGATGTAATCTCTATATTGTCTTTTGTACTTGCTCCATTCATTCTTCCGGCAAACGAAAAATTTTGGCATGGACTACCACCAATTAGCAAATCTAAATAACCATTATATTGTGTTCCATCAACATCTCTCACATCTCCAATTTCTGTTATATCATTCCAATTTTTCTGTGCTATTTTAATTGCATAATCACAAATTTCACTGGCATGATAACCATTGACTTTAATCCCAGCTCTATCTAAAGCACATCTACCCCCCCCAATTCCGTCAAAAAGACTTAATACATTTAATCCATTTTCATTCATTTTTTATATCTCCTTTCATATTAAAATTATGTCACAACTAACATAATTCATCAATTTATGTTAATTATAACATAAAAAGGAGCTTTTGTCAAGCCCCTTTTGCAATTAAATCTCTTCAATTTCAAAATAATCATCATAATCAACATTTTGCCATGTTTTAATCCTCCTTAACCTTCAATCTTTTTAAACAATTTTTCGAAATCGTCTTTAGTATATACTCTATATTCATTTTCATATATTCCTTTATGTTCGTCTTGATACATTACAATATAATCACCAATATTTACTTTTTCTTCGTTACAAGTAAGTGTTCCAAATTTATTATTATATCTAATAATATTGTTAGTTGTTGCACCTAAAATCCAATCTGGAATTGTTAAATAATTTTCTGATGATCGACTTGTCAATGGATGCTTTTCATCAGTGTTGTCATATTGAAATTGCCATGCCATACATACATTTTCTCTTACATATTTACTCATAATTATCTCCTTTCTATGCTATATAATATCCTTGTTTTTGAATTTTATCCCATTCTGACCTATGTAACCTTTTTATAGTTTCTTCTATATTACCATAACAATTTACTAACATTTTTACTTCTAACATTGGATTAGTTTCAATAAAATTTGGGTCTTTTTCTTGTATATATTTTTCCCATTTTTTAGTAACATCTTCGACTGAAATTATCTCTTTAATATAATGCTCTAATAAATTCATTTAATCACCAACCTTAATAAAATGCTTAAATTGTTTCTCATAGAAATCAAGATACAATTCTTTAACATCACCATTATATGTTGCTTCAATAAATTGAGGATAAATAAAATTATACTTGGTATTTTTTACAATAAGCATAGCTTTGTTATTTTGAATTGTATGATTAGCCCATACAATAATTACTTTTAAGTCATCGTTTGTTTCATCATTGTTATGAAAACAATCAGCATCTTTAATTTCTTGATAACATAAATCTAAAAATTCCATTGTGTCCATGTTACATCACCATCCAATCTTCTGCTAATACATCACTAATGCTAGGAGTCCAAGGAATAACTTGACCTTGCACTGTTTTAAGTGCGATATAAGGCTCATATTCAACTAAACCTTGTTCATTGACTAATTGTTCAGCTATTTTAGTACATGGCTTATATGAGCCTTGTGGAACGTAATAAATGAATTGATTCTTTCCGTTCCAACCTTGTCTTGTTAATTTTGAACCTTTTAGCAGTTTATCTAAAGCTTCATCAAATTTCATTTTACTCTCCTTTCAATAAAAGGAGTGAATATATTCACTCCTTTTCAGTTTGTTATACTTCTACATTTCTCTCTCTTGCAAAAGCAACTAGGTTATTATAAATTGTTTCCAACTCAACCAATTGACTGTCTTTTGCTTCTGAAATTCTTACACCCTCTCCAAGTTGTTTATAAATAATATCCTCTACTTCTTCTGGATATAGTTCAAACAATGCAGTTACATAAGGCTCAATACAATCTAAGTAATCTTGCTTGGTATATCCATTGGAATCCATTGTAAATGATACTAAATCAGCGCCATAATTTTCAGCAGACCTCTTTTGTGCTTCTTTCATAGCTTCGATTAAATTCTCTGCCGTAAATGGATTAATAACGGGCTGAATATCAAACCTAGAACCAGCATAATATTCGGCAGTTTCATGTGCATATGCAGTAGACATAATTGTTTTTCCAGTTGTTTCGTCAACTCCGTTGCCCTTAATATAAAATCTGAAATCGCACATATCCTTTAAAAACCTAGCCGAATCTTTTACAGAATTAGATCCTTTTGGAACAATCTTAAATACACCATTTCCAACAGCTTTAATCTTACCATTTACTACTTGTTGTTCTTTAATTTCAACGAACTCTTCGTGCATGATAAAGATGACCGTATAGCCACAAGAACACAGCTTATTTACATCTGCTTTAAATGCTGTTCTATATAAAGCATACCCATTAGGCATATCTGATTGACCATTCATTTCACTTACATCTCTTACACCATATTCCCTTGCAGTTGCAGTAGCATAGATTTCAATAATGTCTGTTGCAGTATCAATTACAATAGTTTGAAATTTTTCTTTCATTTGATCGAGGGTTTTTTCATCTGTTAATTGTTTAACTACGTCTACAAAATCTTTCTTTTGCTTAATAGGAATTTTATATCCCTTAATAGCAGTACCACCAGCTTCTCCCATTAATAATAATGGCTTTGGAAATCTCATAGCTTGAGGTGTTTTCCCAAGGGTATTTCCACCATAAATAAGTATCTTCAAGCCTTCAATTCCATAAGATACTCCACTCTCTTCCAAACCTAATAAGTTTAAATTTGCCATCTTCTATTTACCTTTCTATATTCACTAACAATAATCAATTCTCTAAAAGGGCAGACATTACATCTGCCCTATATCTTATCTTAGAACGGAGACTTCTTTGTGCTTGCTGAACCAAATGGATTAGCCTTTGTACCACTAGAACTTGCTCCCTTTGGAGAATTCTTAGGCTTATCCTTGTTCTCTTTAGCGGTCTTCACCATATTATTAATCTTAATATCACGTTCATTCAGTGCTTGCTTCATATCTTCAGGATTGATATAGTATTCATTTTCCTCATCAAACGCCTCATCACCACGAAATACACTATATTCAGTAACACTAAATCCACTTACCATGTGTGACTCTCTACGACCAAAACCGCCAGTTGTAGGTTTCTTAACTCCTACTTGCTTAGTGATAATCTCATAATATAGCTTTACAGACTGACCAGCTTCATAGAATGAATTGAAATCATCTGCAAGATCGGCTTCTACAATAAATGTAAAAGGTGTAGTTTCAGCGTTGCGATTAAATGTATAAAGCTCAACCTTTAGCCTACCTGTTTCTTCTGCGTCCTCACCCTTTGTTTCAGGGATAATACTGCGAATAATACCACTGATTTCACAGTCTGCACTGTCTTCTTCGGGAACACCAGTGGAGGTAATTCTAAATCCATTTACTTGTGTAATAGACTTAAATTCATATGTGTCCTTATTAACGTATTCGTTCGCAGATAGGATTCCATCAATCTTAACTCTTGTAGGCACTTCCCCATCCTTTGCATTATTCTTAGGAATATAATTTTCAAGAACAGTCTTTAAGGACTTAAAATTCGGATTGTCAATAAGCTGTCCGTTCTCATCTAACTTCTTCTCACTTGCAGGGAAGAAATCTACACCAATCGCATTTCCCTTTACATCTACAAGGAACATAGGGTTCTTAAATTCCTTCTTTGCCATCTGCTGACAAGTTACCTTCTTTTCAACTCCGTTTGCTCCCTTTAAGGTAACTTCCTTTGTAATCTCTTCAAGATTCATTTCAAGTAATTCACCAATAACCTGCGTATTGTTAATACTAGCCTTAATTTCACTCATTTTAATTCTAATTCCTTTCTTCTCTTAAACTTTTTAATATGTACTTATCTATGATATCACTCCGAAGAGATAATAAAATAAATGTATAATTTAATCTAAGTCATCTCACCCTTAGTCATTCACTGTCTTACCATTTGCAACTTTTTCAATTACATCTTTGTTCTTTAAGTTGTTTTTAATAAACTCTTTTAATTCTTCCATTGTACAACCATTGTTAATTTTGTCAAGATATAATTGACTAGCAGTTTCAAAACCAATAACCATATTCTTGATAAAGTTCTCTTTTAAACTACTTTCATAGTGATTAACAATGTTTGCCATTGCTTGTTTCTTTGTTGGTTTCTTTGATTGTTTACTTTGCATAGCCATAATATTCAAACTCCCCTCTGTCACATACTGGACATAACCAAGCTGTAAACCATTCTTTATTATTATACTCCAATTCAGTATGAGTCTCGCAATAATTATAAGGTTGCAGTTTTGCGCTACACTCAATACAATATTGTTCTTTATTAAACCAATCAAGAATTACTTGTTTCATTTTATCATCATTTGTCGTGTGATACAAGTAAAATAACATATCCTTAATCAATTCTTTCCCATCTGTGCCATCACGATAATAATGTTCGTTGATCGTTTCTACAATTTCTAATGCAAAATTTTCCATATAATCCTCCTTTATATTTATTAGATTGAGAGATTTATCGGAGTCCCAATATCTAGGACTCCTACAAACGGAGGTAAAAAATGAATAAAAACATTAGAATCCCGATAAATCTCTCAATCATGTATATTATATCATATTATTTAGTTGGTGTCAAGCATAATTCTTTAAAATGTGGTAAAGTCTCAATCCAGCCACAAAAGTCTTGCCACTCTGGAAGCCTATGGAATCTTCTTTGTTGATAAATCGTCTTTAACTGCTGATAATTTGTAGTCATTCTTGCAGTTAAATACATACCACATGGATTACTATAAAGAATTTCTAAATATTTTACTTTAGCAATTTCTTGTAACGGAAACTTATCTCCATCTTTTGCCACTTTAATCTTTTCTTGTAAGGCATTATAATCTTCAACTTTTTCTTTAATAACGTCAATACATCTTTGATCTGTATATCTAATGTATGCTTTATCTAAGTTAAACTTTGTAATCTTGTGCATTGTAGATTGACTTGATACAAAATCAATAAAATGATAACGTTCTACTTCTACTGATAATTTAGGTGTAAACTTCCAATCAAATTGAACTACAACACCCTTTAGAAAATTATCGTGTCCAGTTCCAGTTTCAACATTTCCAAGTTGCCTTGTTCTATCAGTGATTTCATATGTGCATTTATTAGTATCAATAGCCATAGGATATTTACTTGCTTTGATTGATTCATCAATACCATATACTTTAACATCACTAATTATATTTTTGAAATCTTCTAAACAAATTTCACTCATCAATCTTCCTCCACAATATCAACAATTCTACCATCATTCACAATCAATCTCTTACCATTCGCATAAAATCTCTCACAATCTTCTAATGTAATACTATCTAAATCAATTACTTTGCTATAATCCATATAATCTCCTTAATCAATCAATTCAATTTCATCCCATCTCCAGCACAACTGTCCATTTTCTTTATCAATAGCGTTCATATATTTCTTGTCAAATGTAACTGAGAAGAAAAATCCTTTTTCTTTCATAGTACAATCATAATTAACAATTCCTTCTTTGCCAACATATTCGTCTAAACAAACATATTTATCTTTTCTATGTGGTTCAACATTGATAATACGAACTCTTTGACCTTCCTTAATTGTTCTTCCAATTAGACCTCTGCCTTTTGTTGCAGTCTTATCAGTAAAATCCATTCTATCAATACAATTATCTACAGCAGTCTTGAAATTAAAATCATCATATTTTTCATAGCGTGATGTGCTTGATTTAGAAACTAATTTGTTATCAATATAATATTTTGCATTAGTATGTTTTCCGTCTTCACAGGTGATAATCAGTTTATGATTATGCTTATGCAATGGTTTTAATAATTCAATCATACTGCATACATTGTGTCCAATACATTCTCCATAACCATTTTCAATACCATAAATATAGTTCCCCCAACCATTTACATTATTATCCCATTTAATTATAACATATTCTTCTTTTTCATTAAAATTAACCACTGTACCTTTGTCTCCTGCTTTGGTATCAAACCAAGTCTTTCCTGTTGCAACAATTCTGTCTCCTACTTTTAAGTTCTTCAACTCTTCAAATGTCATTTTTTAATCCTCCTTTAATATAATTTTGTGCGTTAAGCTCCTTTTCTATTCCGCACATGTAGTCACACCCTTACTCTACTGACTACTCACCTCATCAAATGTTTTTAAGATATAAACATTTCAAATTAAACTTCGCTTGTTAAAGTTTTGAGTCAATTAAAAGCTACGAAAAGTTTGACTTCATTCATGCAATAGGAATCGAACCTATACCTCCCTCTATTGTGTGCTATCTCCATTTACACCATACATGAACCTTTAATTATTATTTCGGTTTAATCGACCTCACCTAAACGGGGTTGTTCATCAACTCACATGGAACAGTTCTACCAAATTAAGCTATTGCTTGTTTAACGATACAAGCTACCTCCAGCTGCCAAGTCATAACATATAGCCATGGTGCATTGTAGGATTCTAACCTACATTTCTCCTATGCGGAGCGTCTTTATTAGACCAAATACCTATATGTTTCACATCTCCCTTGTACTTCGATTGATGTTAATGCACAGCTTGGATTTGAAACCAAGAATATGAGTGTCTGTCGTTTCTCATGTGTTACCATTACACTACTATGCTCGTAATACCTTTTATTTATAATCTTTTGAATGATATGGCATATTATATTTTTTACACCATTTTCTTACCGCATTATCTGTGACATTATACATAGTCCCAACTTTTGTAAAATTACCTTTATTATATATTAAATCACTATACAATTTTTCTTTATTTGGTATGTTAATAGCCATTATTTCTTTTCTACAATCAAAACAAATTTTTCCTCTTCCCGACATTTTGTTTCCACATTTAGGACAAATAAGATTGTTAATGCTATAGCAACCATATACTCCGTTATTTTCATTAACAACAAATCTTTCTTTATGTTGAGAATTTAACATTCCATGATATGTAATATGACTTTTATTACTATCAAATATCATTAAATTATCATAATTATTATTAGTTTTATCAAAATCTATATGATGAACGACTTCTTCGTCTTTTAATTCTCTTCCTATTTTTTCTTCTGCTTTTAATATATGTTCATATATACACCCATTATCAAATGCTCTATGATGATTTGGCATATAAACACATTCATAACCGTTAAGTAACATTTTTAATCCTTTCTATTTTTAGTACGCCCACTGGGATTCGAACCCAGACTGTGCCTTGTTAGGGTCTTCGCTTTATAAGAACTCGGCTTTTCCATTAAGCTATGGGCGCATGTGAGGTTTGTAGCTTTCACTACCATGTTTTATTTTCGATGGGCTAGACCTCAAAGTAACCATCTAGTTAGGAGCGACCTAACAACCTTTTGCTTTATATGTGTATTATACCACACATATTAACATTTGTCAACTACTTTTTTACAGAAACATGATAACCTTGACTTTCATAATTCTTCTTAGCTGTGTCCTTGTCAGAACTCTTAATCACAACTTCAAACATCTCTACAATCCCATTGTCAAGTTCTTTTCTACACACTAAAACGCTTCTTCCTTGCTTTTTCATTGTTTTTATCTCCTTTCTTAACTATATATGTATTATACCATATATTCTATTAAAAGTCAACCATTATTTTTTATTAAATGGAACAAATGTTTCATAATAATTCTTACATACATAAACATCATATTCTTCATCTTCATCCAATTTAAACACAAACACCATAGTGTCACCGCTTCCAGTAAATCTACACCAATCGTTTTCGTCGTTAAGGTCAAAATTTTCAATACATTCTTTTACCCATTTATTAATTGTGTTATCATCAATATGTACTCCATCATTAAATGAACAATAATGTGTTGGAAATTCTACATTGTCCTTAGTCAGCGGAAAATAATCAGCTAATTCATCAGCATATGTTTCTTCACCACAACAAGGACACACTACATATCCCATTCCATATGTGCCAACTTGAATATCACCATCTTCTACTTCAAGTTCGGAATTGCAATGTTCACAAGTAATTTTATAAGTCTTTGGCTTAGATTCGTCTTGTTTTTGTGTTACATGATTATACTTATCCTTTAATACTATCATTATTTTTGCTCCTTTCTTTGTTTTTTGTATTGATAAATACACTCTCTTGCAATCATAGGAATATTAGATTGTGCTTGCATATGACAATCCCATTTCTCTAATTTATTACAATCTTTTTCAAAAGCATCACCTACTGAAATCTCATATTCACATCTACTCCGTTCTTGCCAAGCAATGATTCTTTCAATCTGTTTACATAGTCCTTCAAATCCGTATAAAGTATCTTCGCCATATCTTTCATACTTATAGTTCTTAGGAGAACGTAAATATTTCTCAATAGCCTTTTCAGTACACTCTTGAACATAACAATTCCTAAAAATATTAAATGGTTCAATCTTCTTTGTGTTTTGATTATAATTCAATACATAATATTCAAATTGCATATCATCACCTCAACTCTACTAAATGTTCATTTACAACAGTCCAACAATTAGGTTTAATCTTCATATCCTTGATCCATTGTTTTACACATTTGTCAATCCGATTGGCAAGTTCTAATTCTTGTTCTCTTGTAATTTCAAAACTTTCACTTACTTCTCCACATTCTTCATACAAGTTATCATACATAGATTCAATAATTTCTTCTTCATTACTATTCCATGACAATACTGGTTCTTTACAAGTTCCTACATAAACTTCTTCACAAACATCATTAACTGTTTCTTTAGCATCTTCAATAGCCTCTTGTTCTGTATCAAAACTACCATTATAATATTCACCATCAGAAGACCAACAGTATCTTGTTTTATCTACTTTACCAATCCAATATGGAGGTTCATCATCACAATCATCTTCATCAAGCCAACCACCAAACTCTTGAGCAATCCCTTTCATAATTTCAACTGAATTACCATGATGATCTAATCTTAAAAATGTGAGTTCTGATTTTACCATATTTTCAAGATTATATTGACGATAATAATTCAAATTTTCATAAAGGTTGATATTTTGATATTCATAAAACATAGCTCTGTTTTCATTACCATCATTAAATGTAATAAAGCCACTTGTTATTTTCCATTCATTACTATCGTCATATTTTTCTTTAATGTCACTTAACAACTGATTTACAGAACCATAATTTTCTTCGTGAGTTCCATCGCTGATTAATTTATAATGCTCATCAATATAACTAACAATCTGTTCTACTGTAATATGCCCTTTTAATCTTAAAATTGTAGCATAACTCATAATCTCACTCCTATTCTACAACCAGTTTAACATCACCAATGACAGACTCAATATCATATGAACCAACATATTTATAATATTGATCTTCTTCTAAATCATATAGAATTGGATTTTCTCCATTTATATCAGTTAAATAAATTCCATAATAACATGGTACTAATCCTTTATTATTGTATTTTACAAGTGTGCCACTTTTAATCTTTGCTGTTTTTGTATTAAATTCTACTTCCATGTCTACTCCTTTCTAAAACAAATCATCTTTACAAGGTCTATTATAACACTTTATCTCCATTTTGTCAACCACAATCTGTAATTTTTTTTGACCGTTCCATTCATTTATGCTTAACTCACCTACACAATCCATTTGTAGTTTGTTATTGCTTGGCTCATTTACAAAAATATCATTATCATAATATCCTAACTGTAAATCTTCCTTATTCTTCTTTAAGCAGTTGAATATCATAATATCAATACCCTCTTTGTGCAACTTTAATGTCCGTTTATTCTTACCCATAATAGACCAATCTGAGGGCATAAATGTAATGTTCTTGACATGGAACTTAGGTTTACTAACCCCATGCCCCCACAACGCACTATAAGGCTCAAATAGACCAAATAATCTTGTAGGTATAGATTTTATTGAATAAGACTTTAAAACGTCTATATGGGGCGTATATGAAAGCTCAAGGGTATTATAGTAGTCTACAAGTGCTTGAATGTTATCAACTTGAATCTGTATTCCTGCACTGTCTTCGTGACCACTAGCCCAATCAACCAATTCATTATTATCCAATTCTTCCCTTAATGGAATAGGACTTCTTAATGAACCAATCATTGTATTACCTTTAATAGAGCCAACTATTGTAGGCTTGTTATCACATAATGTCTTAATTTTTCCAGCCAACAATCCACTATAAGAACGTGGTACATCATCACTTGTAAATACAATCAAATTGTTCTGTCCACAAGACAATATCGTGTCCATATTGTTCTGAATCACATCATTCACAATCTTAATCTGATTTTGATGTGCTTGCTCTACCATATCTAATGTTTCATTTATATCACATTGACCAATAAAAGCAAGAATAAGCTGTTGCTTTAAGCCCATATCATTACAACGACATACACTATTTATTTTAGGAATAATCTTAAAACCAAGGTCACGTTGAGTATATATATCACTACCGATAAACCTATCAATCATAGCACCAAGAAATTTATTATTTATATAATCTCTTGTTTCAAGTCCAAAATGATAATATTCTCTATTCTCCATTTCTGACATAATCATACTATCAGATACAAGACTTAATGCTACTAAGTCTATGAAATATCCCGACCAATCTAAGCCGAGTTGATTGTCTAATCCTTGTAAGAATTTATGTGTGACTAAAGCACCGCTACCATTTCTTGATACATTATATCTCAGGTCTTGATTATTTATAAGACACCCTTTACCAATTGGTGTAACTATGTCATGGTGGTCTAAAACAATAAGCCCAATACCAAGTCCACACAATTCGTCTGCTTGTTCACAATTATTTGTTCCAGCATCAGGAATAATCACAAGGTCAGGTCTTTCTTGTCTAATTCTGTCCATAATATCTTCATCGTCAAGTCCACGTTGCTTGCCACTATGAATAAGAATCTTAATAGTCCACTTATTACTTAATTTCATAAGATATTGATATAATATTACAGTAGAGCATATTCCATCTCCATCACCATCTTGAATAATAAACACTGTACTATCTAACTTAGACCAATATTCAATTTCTTGACAAGCATATGGAATATCAAGATATTTCCACCATTCATCAATATATTTACCAGTGGGATTAAGATATTCTTTCGTATCTTTAACCCCACATTTTTCTAAATATGATTCTACTGTTATAGGCTCATTGCCATATAATTCATTTACTTGCATGGTAATTCTCTTACTCTTCTAATAATGTCACAAATTCCTCTGTGATTAAAAGCTCCATAAAGAATGTTCAACACATCGTCTTTACTTATCAATTCTTCATTATAATCATCTTTTGACTCAGTAAGTTCTAATGAATTTTCCATATAGTAAAAACCACCGATATATCCATTTCCTAAATCAACAAGATAACCGTTTACGCCTTCATCATCAGAAAGGTCTACAATTGTTCCAATTCTACCAATATTATTTACCATGCCATCATTAGACCATTCATCCATCTTTAAGATTTTAACCTTATCTCCAACATTAAACTTATAATCACTCATTATCAATTACCTCCACTTCATATCCTAATGCTTCACTAATTTGTGCTAATGTCATCTTCTTAGGCTCTTTACGTTCCCAAATACATTCAAGGAAATCATCATCAAATAAATTTACTAATACGTGAGCATTGGATTCATAAATTTTCATAATGTCATAATCACCATTAAATTCTTTAGAATCTTCCCCAATGTCAACAAAATTATTATCATAAGTACACTCATCCCAGCCTTCATTTGCACTAAGGAGCAAGTTACCTCTAACCTTTCTTAATAAATATCTACTTCCATTTCTACACTCAACAATCATACCTTCTTTTAATTCCATTTTGTTGTCCTCCTTATATTCTACAACTGTTATTTCATTTAGATTACTAACCCCATTTCCGTAATATAAGTGCCTCCCACTATAAACATAATAATTTCTTTTGTTTACTTCCTCCCAATGAGTAGTGTTCTCATCACTATAGCACCATTTAATCCCATGTTTGAAACACTCTTTTATAAATTCTTCTGCTTCTTCTTCTGTTTTGCAATGCACTGCAATTTTACCATTACTATTCTTAAAATCTTCCCAATTAAATTCCATTTCTATTCCTCCTTTTCTTCTAACAAATCAATAATTACACTTGTTTTAAATACATATGTTTCATTATTCTTATATTTAGATTTTTTTGACAAATCAGAAATCGACTTCAAAGATTGTAATTCTTCCTTAACAAGCCTCCTTCGCTCACTGATTTCTTTTAATTTTTTCATTAATTTTGCACTAATAATTGCGTCACATTTCTTCATTTCAATATAGTGCAAAATATCCTCTCTTTGCAAATCATATTCAGATTGTAATTTTGTAAGTTCTGACTTTCTTTTGTTTACTTTATCAAGAAAATTATTATATTCTAAAACCCATTCAGCACCTTTGCAGGAATGTTCTTTTTCTTGTAAAATTTTATTGTCCATATTCTACCTCCAACTGATATATGTATTATATCATATCAATCAATGTTTGTCAACATTTCTTTCAAATTATTTAATCTTTCTTGTTCTTTTTTAACTTTTTCTTCTTGCTTTCTAATAATACTTTTCACTAATCTTTTCTTATAATATTCTTCTCTTCCCTTAAGACAATGATAACATTCACCGGATTTCCCTTTAATAGTACAATATAAATGTTGAGTAGCATAATTACAATCTAAATCTTCAATCTCCCAAGTCCCATCATAATACACAATCACTTTTGACATTTCTCTCATAATTCATTCCTCCTTTATTTGATAAACCAATTATAACATAAAAATCCAGTCTTGTCAACTGGATTTTTAATAAATTTAGAAATTAACATTTGCTAATACATCAGTCATCATATTCAATCTTTAACTTATCTACATTGATAGGATTGTTTTGCTTATCAGTGCAAAACATATCTAAAGTTCTACTTGTTGATAAATCAATATACTGAAATACTTTAATATTCTTTGGATATTTACTACCACGACCTTTAATAATATGTATGACATTGTTTGGATAAATTGTATTACCAAATGATTGTTTATTATTCTTACAATTCCACTTGGCAATAGCAGATTCAAGTTGTGACAGTTCTTTCTTTGTTGGTGGCAACATAATCATTGTTCCATCTGTTTTACGCACTTGGGATTTACCACCAGCTAAACAAGATTCTGTTGGGTATTCCATATTATCTTCTTGCCCATTTGTTTGAACGGCAGAAATTAAACTAACTCCGCATTCACGTTGTACTTGTTTAAGCCTATCTGTTAATGCAAGCAATACCATATCTTCTCTTTGTGGCACTTTTGTTTCGCTTGATATTTCTTTACTTACGAACCCATTATTACTAATGTAATCATAACATATTGTTTTAACATTCTTATTTAAAGCATAGTCTTTAATTGTTTCAGTTAAACTTTTTGTCGTAAATTCTGGGTCGTCACAAATGTATAACTCACTATCAAGGAGAATTTCATTTGCTTTATCAACTCTTTCTTCTTCCCCCTCTTCATAACTACCATCAATAATATGATTTCTTGGAACACCACTTATCCATGCAATAATCATAGGGTCAAGTTCATCTCTTAAATCAAGTTCTGTATTTATAAATAATCCAGCACCCTTTCTTGATTTATTTTTAACATAGCATTGTTTGTTTAAATCATAACATTCTTTAATTGTAGCTTTACATAAATCACCCATAGAAAGAATAGATTTACCACCACCGCTTTTTGCTCCACGAATGATAAAACCATACATACCTCTATAAATACCATTGAGATATTCTGATTGAAAACTATTGCCAATCAAAGGTGATTCTTTGAATCTTTCTTTAGATTCCATAAAATCAGTTCCAGCTACATATTCTTCCTTTACACGTTTAACATTAAATTGTCGTTTAATTCCTACTTGTAATCCTTCATAATAGTTAATAATATCCTCAATGCTATATTGGTTCAAATTCTCAAGCTGACTTTCTTCGCTCTTATCTTCATCATAGAATTTCTTAATGTCAAACCCTTTTTCTTTATAAGCATTAAGACAACTGAATTTTCTAAACTCTGTATAATAGTATTCAAAGTTATCAACATCTGTTAATTCAATAACTGTTGCTATATAATCTTCAAAATTGTTATCCTCTAACACGTTGTATTCACTTACAAAAGGTTTAACAAACTCATCTATATCCATGATACTAACGCTTTTACAACCGTTTAATGCCAAATTATATATCGTAGCATATAATATCTTTTGAAACAATATAGTCCATTCGTCTTTGTCAAGTGGATATTTTGAATCAAGTGTTAGTTCAGGTCGTTGTAAATAGCAACCAAGTAAACGATCGTTCACTGTACGATTACATATCATAATCTATCTCCTAAATTTAATTTTATCGACCAAATTGTATTCTTTGACCAATTTAATCAACATTATCAACTTCTTGTTGTAACCATTCAATTTCCGCTTTTAAGGCATCTTCATAATAATAATATTTTTCACCATTGCTTGTTCTATATCCACAATCTAAAGGATACTCAGATTTTATCCTAGAACGAGCAATTTTTTCTATTGTTATTTCACTTATAATCTTTTCAAAATTTGTCATACTTCATTCTCCCAAATAATACAAATTACACCATCTTCTCTAAATGTTTTTCTTACTTCCTTTTCTAACAACTCATTAGGAACACTACCTACATTCTGATAGTTAATTCCATATTCATATAGTCTTGGTGTAATTGTCATATTCTTACAGATACTTGGACATAACCAAAATCCTTTACTGTCATGTTTGTGTTGATTGCAAAATTCTTTTACTGTCATGTTAGTCCCCTTATATCAATATATTTCTTTTTCTTACCACCACAACTTTTCTTAATTACAATTTCATTATCAGTAAAATCAAACTCATCAATACTCTTTTCAATCTCTTTTGTCTGATTGAAATATTTTTCAGCTTCAATCCCATAAAACGGAAGCAATGATAAAATACTGCCATTTGATTCTTCTGAAAATAGATTAAGTTCTAACACTTCATACATATAGTATAGGATATATTGTAATGTTAAATAAGACCATACTTCATGTTCTTGTAAGATGTTTTTCGTCTGCGCCCCTATAAGTTGCCAAGGAATTTCTGATTTATCATATCCATTATCTAAGTATATTTTCAATATGTAATCAGTATAAACTTTTCTGTCGCTTGATTCACTTGGTTCATATTTAGCCTTTGCTTTATTTCTTTTAGCCATGACCTTATTATAACATTCTTCATTACAATAATAACTTACTTTACCAACCTTATAAGCTGTATCTTTATCAAGTTGTTTACCGCAACAACGACATTTTGGCATTATAATTCAATCCCTTCGATTTCGGCTCTCATTTCAAGACAATATAAATACTGTCCCATTGTACTTGCTTGTTTCTTTAATAATTCAAGACTACAAGACGGCTCAAAATTCAAAGTATTAGATTCATATTTAACAATCATTTTATGCAACTTATCATATCTAATCTTTGTTTGAAAATATTCTGCCTTAAATCTCTCTTTGTAATCATCACTTTCCATAAGTTTTACCGTATCTAATAGCTCCATTACTTTAATTCCTCCTTAAACTGCTTTAAAATTTCTAACATTTTATAGTCCTCAATATAGAATAAATCTTCAACTCTTGCAAATCTCTTAAAGTTTTCAACTAACTGCCCAAATCTCCAATCTGGAACAAGTTTCCAAATTTTTAATAATTCATTCATAAATGGTTCAATTCTGTTAATATCTCTCATTGTTTACCTCCTTTTCATAAACACATTATACCACATAATTTACTCGTTGTCAAGTTCAAGTTTATCAAACTCCCAATTATTCTTTATACTAACCTCACTGCCATAATTTATCCATAAATCCATTTCTTCTTGTTTAGTGACATCAAATATCACATGACAATCATATACATAATAATGTCCAGTAGGCTTAGATATTTTTATAATATATTCATGCCTGTTTTTTAGACCATTTCTTGACTTATTCTTGTACTTTGCTTGCATTATTCACCTCCGTATGTTCACAAGTCCAAACACTTGTCTGAGTTTGTATTGGGCTTGTTTTCATAGGGCAATCAATACAACCATCATGTTCTGCACACATTTGTAATATTTGACTTTGTTCTTGTATCATTTGACCCATATCAATATTAAGTTGCATAAGCTAACCCTCCTTGCAATGTATCTTTATCAGCGTACTTTAAAGTAGGCACGAAAATTTTTTTGCCACAGCAAGTACAATATTTACCTATATAATCATCTTCACTAATTTCTTGATTGCAACAACCAGTTTTATAACACTTGTTATTAATATCATAAAACCATATACAATAACCAATCATTCAATCACCTCAATTTCTTCGCATTGCAAATCTTCATCGTAACATACATAATCAAATTTTTTATCTACAAATTCTACAATATTTCCGTCATTGTCTTCGTGTTCTTCAATCCATTTATTCACTGCTTTTGTATTTGCAAAATACCCTAATGTAATGTCATGATTAACATAATTATCATAATAATCATCATATCCATCTTCATCAACATAATCACTTGGAATATATTCTTGTTCTAGATAATATAATCTATAAATTTTCATTAAGATACCCCTTCCATAGTTAATTTATCTTCATTTTCGTCATCATAAAAATCTAATGCTTACTCGCAATTACAACCCTCACATAAAACATATCCATTTGGCATAATTTGTTCACAAGGAATTTCACCATATTAATACTTAGATAATCATATTTAGAAATAGCTTGTTTCTGCATTTTCTTTTAGACCTCTCTGCTTAATCATTTGCGCCAACACCCAATTATCCACACAACCATATTGACTTAATTCTCTAATCATCATAAAATCAGAATACATTTCATTGTATTGAGATAATAATTCTTTATCTCTATATAATGCGTTACAAATCGCAACTAATTCTGATGAATTTAATGTAATATTTACTTCATTCTTTGTTGAATCTACTGTATTTATTCTCATTTAATTTCCTCCTTAATTAGAAAAACTAAGACACTCTCCATCTTTTTCAATACAAGGAACAGCAATCAATTTACCACAATATGTACAAAATCCACCTCTTCTATTATTGTCAAATGAATAATTATGACAACATTCTGTATGGTAACATCCATTTTCTCTATCAACCATCCAAACACAACACTCTTTTGGAATCCATCTACAAGATTCAATTCTTGAAACTTGATAATTACTTTCTAGTGCATTTCTTCTTAAATTTTTTAATAGCTTCTTGTTTGACATATACTTTCTTAACATTTTTAACATACAATTTCTCTCCTTTCAAACAACTTTTCCCATACTTCTTTGCCTTGGTCAACTGGTGAATCTTTATACCCTAAGAATCTATCTTCATCATTATCCCATACAACTCCTATTTCTTGAGCATACGGTCTAATCATATCAATGATTCTATCAACCTTTTCACGATACTTTAAGAACTCTTTAGTGTATTCATCATTTATCATAACATTTTTATACTGTCTATCTAATGCTATAATAAACTTATTGACACCGTACTTTAGTAACAATTTCAATTTAGCCTTTTGTAAGTTCATACCAAACATGGCAACTGATATATTATAATCATAAAATCCGTCTATATGAATAACTGATTTAGGAGCTTCAAACAATATAGCAGTTCTAGTCCGTTCAATATCAGCCTTGTTCATATTCAAACCATACAACACAAGTCCCATTTGAAATTTATATTCTGTACCGTCTAACATTCTCAAATGGTCGTATTTTGCATAATCAATCAACTCTGGATTAGTGTTTCTATCATGTGTACCTACTAAATTTCCTTCATCATCATATACAGGTATCACCACTTGTTGTAACCTATTATACCACCTTATATCAAATTTGTCAAGTGATTCTTTTGTTATACCTTCTTTTAGCCACGGCTCGTAATAACATGGTGTAAGATAATTCAAGATTGCCTTATCGTAGATTTGATTTGTTGCATTAGAATAGTTCTTAGTATACTTCAACAAGGTGTTCTGCCATTTGTATATATTAGTGTTGACTTGTTTAACTTCTTCCTTGAAATTGAATGGAATATTTACTTGGTCACATATAAATTTCATTGCAGACCAAGTAGAACATTTTCCGTCAGTCAATTCTTTATGCTTTTTAACAAGACTTAATAAAGAATAACTACAAGAACATTGACTAAAACACATAAATGATTTAGAATTAGGATTAAAAGCAAGATTATACCCACCATCATTCGGGTTACTATGATGACAGCATGATTGAAAACGATTACCTCTATGATTTACTCCTAATCTACGCATGACAATATAATAATCATCTTCTGTCATTTGTTCATATAAAACCTTGTTTATAAATTCCTTAAATGCTTCATATTCTCGCTCAGTCATCTTCAATATATTCTCCTACGCACTAAAACACTTATCCATGATATAATTCGTGCTATCTTTATTATATAAATCTTTACAAGCCTTTATAAACTTATGAATTGATTCACCATAATCAGACAAATCAACATTTAATACCTTTAATATCGTTTCATTATCTAATTCTTCTGTTCTATACTTGCTTGTTGGGCTACCTTGACCATCTCTATTGCAGAACCCTTTAACTTTACTACTCAATCGTAAAATAGTTAAACCATGCAATCCATACATTTCATGTAGAATAATAGTATAAACTTTTCCACGATATTTTACATTAATGTTGCCATGTAATACAGTTCCATTTTCAGAAATATATACTTCACCGATTAAAGTGTTATATAAATCATAAATTCCATTTTGAGAATAAACATAGGCATTTACAGATTCAATATTAGCCAATGTCCCAGTCAATGTATGAAAATATTCATATTCCTTTTCATCGTAATGGATTAAAGGTGTATCTCCATAATAAACTTCACCAATATCATGCTTTTCATCGTTCCAAAATGTGCAATATTTTTCTTTTAATTTAGTATTAGATAATCTCATAATTTATCTCCTTTGATTTGATAAGACTATTATATCACAAAAAGGAGTCTTTGTCAACTCCTTTTTACCACTTGTACATTACTAATCCATTCCAACCTTTTTGCCATTCACGCTCTTTGTCATCACAATATTCCCTCATCTGTACTTTATAGTCAGCGTTACAATCAATTAAATTTTGTGTACTATCATCAATGAACAAAGAATACTCATAAATATTATTCATATTGATAAAACCTTTACTTACATTCAACGGCAATGCAATCATCGGAATGTCTTTAAACCCTCTATCGTCAAACCACTTTCTTTTAAGTGCATAATTTTCGATATTTGCTTTAGTCACAAGAATAATCTTATCCCTATATCTATCCATAAATTCTAAAGCTCCATCAATAGGTTTGACAACCTTAAAAAATAACCCATTGTTAAACATACTTTCAATTTCTTCACTTGTCATTCCACGATAGCAACACTGAAAATTCCAACTTGTTACATCTGAACCATCAAAATTGCCATCATATCGTTCATTCAAAATATCAATCATAGCTTGGCAAGAATGAAAAATTACTCCGTCTATGTCAAGAAAAATCTTATCAATTTCCATATCTGTAATAAAACTATCAATATCTTTAATTACTTTCATTATTATTCTCCTTTTCCTTAATTGTATAAATCAATCCATCTTGGTCAATTATTTCATATTTATTGTTGAACTCAACAAAATTTACTTCATCTGAAATTGTTACTTTATATGTATATTCCTTTGTTGACATACTGTATATTCCCTCTGCACAAGAAAAAATAGCTACGAACATGGGAACAACGGTAAAAATTATAGTTCCAACTGTATAATAATTATCTTTTTTTATAATCAACAATCCCCATCCAAAAATACAAAATCCAATAATTGCATATATAAACCATACAATATATCCTATTGTTTCACTTTGACTTAATACTGTAATTCCATCCATCATAATTATTCCCTCCATGTGTCATAAATTTCAAGAGTTACAAAACCTTTATCCACATCATTATATTGGTCTGTTATGATAATAATTTCTTGTTTTACATCTTTAGCAAATTTTATTAAATCGTCAATTTCGACCAATAATCTATCTTGTTCTTTACATAGATAAGGATAATCAATTTCATAATTGTATTTTTTTATGATTGGATATTTTTCAATAATTTTCTTGTATCTCCACTCTGATGTACAATGTATAATATATTTCATTAAATACACCCTCCACAACTTCCATACCGCCAATCATTTAATTGAAAAGCATAATAAATATCTTCTTGTTCGTTTTTATCTGTTGTAATCTTATCTAACCATTCTTTATTTTCTTTAATCCAGTCTTCACATTTAAGCCCGTCTTGATAATTGTCACATTCTACTTTCCAATCAATCCCAAACCGCCAACTTGAATAAATATCCTTTGTATTCATAGGCTCATTTTTCAAATCTTTTGGAATCTTATCAGACACATCTTTTCCATCAATAAATAACGTCCATTCTCCGCTACATAAACAAGGATAACTACCACTCCAATTTGCTTCTACTTTCATTTTAACATACCTCCTTCATAAATCCTTCAATCTTTTCACTATCAGCCTTATAATAATGTTCTAGGGTTATATCGGGCTTCTTATGACCCATACTACTTGCTACTGCTAAAATCGGCACTTCTAAATCATTCAGACAATAGCTTGCATAACTCGCCCTAAAACAATGGTTACTTAATTTTGCAATCTTCTCATCATCAAATCCAGCTCTTTTAGCCAAGCATTTCCATGTTCTTGAACAGCTCTGTTTATCCATTTTAGTGCCTTGATTACTAACAAACAAATATTCACAACCATCTTTTCTCATTTCGGTAATATACTTATCAATAATCTTGCAAGTATTTTCACTTAAATATACTGTCCTCGGTTTCATACCCTTTGTAATGACTAAATCAATAGCATTATTACTATCTCTGTTCAAATACATATCAAGTGTTACATTACTAATTTCACAAAATCTTACACCAGTATTGAACATAAACATTAACATAGCCTTCTCACGAATGTTTTTTGCATTATGAATTAAAGCCATTACTTCATCTTTAACTAATACCATATGATGCTCTTGTTCTTCCTTACGTTTAGGCAATTTAATACCGACCATAGGATTGACCATATCAACTAACTGTAACTCATCAAGAATGATATTATAAAAAGAACTTAAACTTCTAACCATAATCTCAAGTGTAGAATAAGCATGACCGTCTTTATATTTCATAAGATACATATTCACATCAGCTTTCTTAATATCTTCTACATTCTTATTAACAGCGTTAAAAAACTTAGTTACGTTTTCAATATATGTGTGAATAGAATTTGCCGATAAATCAATATATTCTGCATATTCTGTATAAGATTTGATATAATCGTTTAAGTTCATAACTGCTACCTACCTTTCATTTGATAAGGTAATTATAACATAGATAGTTGGGTTTGTCAATAGTTAAATTTAAAAAGTTTCTCTTTCTATATCGCAACATCTGTATTTACTACTCATATATTTATTCTCCAAAAATAATCTTCTTAGCCCAATTCATAGTAGCAGAACTACACATCTTGTCAAAAAAATCACCAGCTTCAGCAACTAATTCACTCTCTTCTTTCACGCAATCCTCAAAAATTCTTTTAGGCAAATTCTGTGCAACAATCTTCATATCCTGTGGTTCAATCTTTTCAGACAAGATACCTTCATCAATCATTTTATATAATTCTTTTTGAACACGATTCTTTGTGATAATCTGCTCTACAATATCAGAAGCTTTTGCTTTAGCCGCTAATTTCTGAGGGTCTTCTACTTTCTGTCTGTGATTGTCTTTTTTAATTTCACTAAACTGTGAGTTTACAATCTTTAATACAAACGGAGTTCTTGAGTTTGAATTGTTAAGTTCTGTCTGATTCTTAACAACAATTCCTTCGGGAATATCAACTGCAATATCTGACTTGTGCATAAATGATATACAATGTTTCCAAGAGACAAACTCCCCATCATAAAATGTCTGTACATATCTTAAATTCAACTCATCAGCAAGCCTTTTAACCTCTGACTGTGATAGATAACATTCATTTTCTTTATCATATACATCATAAAAATAAAATTTCTTATATGCGTCCTGAATATACTTAATAGTATGAGGAGTCAACCACTCTCCAAAGAATACATAATTTGGATATTTTGAAAATGGTTCAACTACTAATGTCTGTACCCAATTCCAAAATCCATTTAACGTATTATTATAATCAAGAGTCTGTCTTCTTGAAAATGCAATTAATTTATTTGTTTCCTTATCATATACAATAGCTGAATTGCTTCCGTCTACCTTTTCCTGAATTACAATATGGTCTCCCACATGAAAACCACCTGTATTCGCTACTGTTAATTCTGTATCTTCTTTGATACGTGATATATCCATAAATTTCTTCTGTTCCATCTTAATACCTCTCTTTCTATTTTCAATATATTATTCTCTTATTTGTGATAGGTTACATCAATATGTTCCATACTCCATTTCCAATACGGAATTGCTTTTACACCACCAACTTCATTCCAATCTTTATTTAATTGAACTTGTGTGTCCTTGTCTAAACAAGAAACTAAATACACAGAACACTCCATTGGTGCTGTTTTTCTGTATTCTTCGCTAAAATCTTCTAAATCTAAATTTGCCATTTCTACCTCCTAACTTCCAAAGAAACTTCGGTTTACTGTGCCCTATTCTCCATCATATAATTTAACTGTTCCATCTGAATTGTAGATAGGTGTCATACTATCACCCTGAATCCAGTAATATAAAACATTAGTATTTTTATCTACTAAAATTGCTCCATAAAAATTTGTTTCAACAACCTCAAAATCACATAACTTTGAATTCGGACTCTTAATTTTCTCATCAATATTGACAACATTGGTACATCCAGTCATTCCAAAACACAATGCTAATCCTAATGCAACTGCTAAAATTTTCTTCTTCATATGATTTATTTCTCCTTTCATTTGTATGTATTATATCATAATTCTTATACTTTGTTAATCCACATAATCAGTAAATTTTGCACCACAGCACATACATTTTACAGTTTGACAATCAACAATACCACTTGGTAAAAACTCCCATACAAATTGTTCTCCTGCTGTTGCATGAGTAAAACATTTCTTTCTATGATTTTCTACCCATTTATCTAATTTTTGACTTGTTTCAAATACCATTTTTATTTCTCCTTTTTCAATATTCTTTTAACTTGTTTCTTAACCGAATCCATATTCAAATTTGCATAGCTATTATCAATTAGTAAATCCCAAGATCTGTTAGATTCAAATTCTGTAAATTGCGCATCTTCTGCTTTGTTTCTATCTTCCCATGCCGTCTTAAAATCAGAACGGGTTGACGCTCTTGCTCTACGAATATATTCATCACAATAGATATAGATAATTTTAAGATTGATTTGATCTTTGAAATGCTCTTGTAAATACTTGATTCCATCATAATCAATCACATATATACAATTATCTTCAATATCTTCTAATGTAGCACAATATTCATACTTTCCTATTTTAGTATAAGCTATTACAGTCTGATTGTCAAGTATATTTTGAAATTCTTCTTTTGAATCAAACCAATGCTCAACCCCATTAGTTTCATTTGACCGCATAGGGCGCGTTGTATGTGATACTACTAATGGATAGTCTAAGATTGTTGACAATCGTTTTGCAATATAGTCTTTACCCACTAGATGTACGCCCACAAATAGCAATAATATTTTTCTTTTTAATAATTTCGTTTCTTAAATCCATATTTTTAATCATCAACTTCTACCTCCCATTTATATAACGCTTCATAAACATTATCTTTTATTTGACCTTTGTATTTATCAGCTACTTTTTTAATATACATTTCTTTATATTGTTTATATGCTTCAAACGCTTCTTTTGGTGTATTAAATACTCCTAAATGCTTTTGTTGTTTTTTATCTCTCCCAATTTTTTCACTGCATTGAGCAATATACTTATTTAACTTCTTTTTATAATAAACGCCAATAGGATATAATCCTCTATTTTTATTTGTTTTTGTAAATAACACATTTATTTCATTTGGTACAAAACAACAAGTCTCTGGACTATATATTTTATTCCCTTTAACAAGAATATCTTTATCTAAACATACTCTTTCATTTTTGTCTTTTAATTCTATAAAATTTTCGTTAAACCAAACTTTAAAATTTTGATAATCATGCCATTCTTCGCAAACTGTACAGTCCTTATATGTTGGTTGTGTTTCTATGCGTTTCTTGTTATAACATCGTTCTAACATTCCTTTCCAAGTGTCCCAACATTTATAATCCAAATTTGTAGAATGTTTAGGAATTTCTCCACCATAATAACCAACACCGTACAAAGATTTATAATAAGGATTCATAACATGACCTAACTTAAACCCTTTTAAATCACAATGTTTTTGCGCTTTGTGCTCATCTTGAAACTCAACAACAATATCATTAGCATCGTTATATTCAATAATTTTCATTAAACATCCTTGTGTGTTGTAATTTTCTTTTCCTAAAAATTGCTTTTCATATTCCATTTGTCTACAGTCTTTTAAATTAGGATTTCTAACCTCTCCATGAGAAAATCCATAATATGTTGTATTAACTCTTGTTTTATTTTCATCATCAAATTCTACTACTATTTTATTAGAATTTTTGTATTCAACAATAGTCATTTTGCAATCTTGTCTATTGATTTTAGATTGTCCTATTCTATCGTATCCTTTAAAATTCTTATTCATCTTCATTCTCCTTATATCTCTTAATTACAACACTATCTCCATCAATAAAAAATTCAAATGGAACACCCCAATAGTCCCATCCTCCAATACCAAACACTTGTTTTCTTATTACTTTTGGAATTTGAATTCTTCCTAAATCATCCATTCTTCTTACAAGACCAGTTGCTTTCATTTTTATCTCTCCTTTCTATTCCTTACACAACCCTAATAACATATTTTTTCCAGTGGTATTACATTTTGGACACGTTTCAATTCCATTTACATGATTTTCAGCCAACCATGCAGCACCACATTTCTTACATCGCATTTTGGTTGACCATCCGCCATTCTTTTCACTATCAATAATTCCATAATCAACAAATCCAACTACCGCATCATAGTCAATCACTCTAATTTCCATTAGTCTCTCCATTTGAAATTGCTATTTTATTTTGTATTGCTAAATATTAAAAACACCATTTTATATTTTATAATATAATATGTCAGTCTGGCTCAACCCAAATTGTGCTAAATTCTTTTTCACCCCATACACAATAAGAATCAATGTCACAATGATATTTTTCCATTAACCATTCACCAATTTCAAAAATATCATAATTATCTGGTGCTTCTACTTCTGTCGGTAAGTTTTTATTTCCAATCCATACAATATCTACTGCTTTCATATTATTCTCTCCTCCTTAATTAAACAATATTACATAAATAAAAAATACAATAATTGCAGCTATAGCATAAGTTACGAAATCATTATTATTATTCTGATTCTGTCTTTGCCTTTCCATTTCTTTTTTCTTAATATAATCTTGTGTTTCAATATTAACACTCATGTTTAATCCTCCTTATACAAATCTTTAGCGCAATATGGACAATATAAAATAGAAACGAGCTTGTCATTTTCATTATCCAAATGTAAGTGATGATACCAATTACTATAAGCATCATCTATACTATATTCTTCTATACTAATATTGTCAACATTCTTCATGGCTTCGCATGTGTGGTCTTTAACAAATTTAATTTTTTTCATAGTCAACCCTCCATTTCACTTTCCAATTTAAAACCTAATCTTCTTAAATTTTCTTCAATTTCAAGTGATAATTTACTTTCACATTTTTTACACAAATGTTTATGCAAGATATAATACCCACTATCAATAAAACATTGTGATTCAAATTTTCCTAGTTCTTCATACCATCCATCATCATATTCTAATGATTGACCTAAATATTTACCACATCCATCACAATAAAAATTATGCACTCTTTCTTCATAATATCTAGGTGATACTTTAATTTGTTTCATTTTTAATTCTCCTTTCTAATTATCATATTCTTCAATCTTATCACTAAACATTTCACTAAATCCATTCTCAATTTCAGTTTCAATTCTCATTTTTCGTTTTCGATTTTGAATTTCCTTTTTCTTTTGAAATTGAGAATATAAATAATCATTTACAAATTTAGATTCGATTTTAAATTTCATTTTTGATTTTTAATCCTCATTTTTTTGTGCTTGTTTAATTAAAGGTAAGATTTGTTCCTCCCATTCCTCCTGATAAATTAAATTATATTTATAAACAAATCCCTTATCAGCAAACCCACCTTGAATTTCATCTGTCCAATTTCGACAATCATATTCTTTACAATATCTATCATATACTAAATCAGATGCTTTATTGATAAGTAACTGTAAATAAAGCCAACGATTGATTCCCATTCTGTCTGTTGCATACATTAAATAAGGGCGAAACTTATCATAACATTCTTGATATGTTTCTTGTCGTAAAGAATTAAGATTAGTCCACATTTCAACCATATCATCAATATCTTGATTCTTTAAATATTTCTTACTTGCACATTTCCATAGATATTGGACATGATTGATTGTTTTAGCATCCTTAATAACTTCATTAGATAATTCAAATTCATCCTTATAAAAATAATCACAAATCGTTTTCCAATACATATATTCTGTTTCCATTGTATTCTCCTTTCTTTTGCTTGTATTATAACACATTGGAACAATAATGTCAATATATTTTCCCCCACATTTTTTAATTCCTATATTACCATTGGGTGAAATTTCATATTCCATATTACCCCCAAATTTCCCCATTATCTGACAATTCGTGGGGATTTTTGAAATATTCTGACAATTTAATCAAATTGTGGCATTTTTTCAAACAATTCAAATTGCATACAAAAATAGCACTATTGGTTAAAATTGTCTGACAACTAAAATTTTGCATCTTAGATGTTTAACCGCCAGTGCCATTGATTCATCAACGCTTTAAAGCCGATTTCTTATTATGCCTTATTATACCATACATTCCTTTGCTTGTCAACAAAAAAAAGAGAACTATTCTCTCTTTTTTTGTTTGATATATACATCTTACCATATCCATATCCCTTTGCCAATGCTTTTATTTGCCATTTTAAGAGGTTTATTTTCATTCATTGATAAAATATACCACAACACACTTTTGCACGCTTAAAACAGCTTATACACGCTTACAGCCCTATTCCAGTATTCTAATATATCACTGTAACATGCTACAATGCCCTTAAAATCAATTTAAAGTTATTCAATGCACAATTTACCACTGGACAACAAAACAAGCCTTAAAACGGTAAATACACGGTACTGCATCATGTAGTTTTCAATACTAGGTTAGTTACAACTAACTTATGTTCTCACTCCCCTATTTGATAGCTTCTTTTTTGTGTTGCCTTCCCTTTCTCACAATTTTAGTATAACATAGACCGGATAATTTGTCAAGCATAAAAATAAAAAAAGACTGATAAAAATATCAGTCTCTTTCTAATACATTGCAACAACGATCTGCAAGTTCCTCCATCTGCTCTTTTGTAATATGTCGAAATTTCCAGCACCAGTCTATTCTATCACATATCCAGTCAATGCTTTTATCATGCCATGACTTGTATTCCTCATATGATTTTAAAGCAATATCAATTTCTCTGTAAAAATCTCTCTGTTTAGGTTTTCTCATAATAATTACCTTTTCCCTTCATTTGATAATTCAATTATAAACTGTTTCAATACATTTGTCAATGCAAAAAATAAAAAAAGGTTGATATTTTTTATCAACCTTTTAACCATTCTTCTTTATTTACAATTTTATCAAGCCACCATTCAATAGGCATTTCTCCGTTCTCGTGTTCTTCAAATACTTTTAACACAATTTCACTGGACTCTTGAAAATCATATCCTTTTTTCTGAATGATTTTAATTCCTTTTAATACATTATTATAAGTTTTTCTTTTCATTGGTTTCTATCTCCTTATAAATGACTCTATCCACTTTTCTTCTGCGCTTGTTAATTCCATTTCTTTTTCAAATTCCTCTTTTCTGCTCTGTTCAATTTCTTCGACTTTGTTCGGCAGATTATTATACATTTTTGCATATTCCATGGCTTCTGTACGTTTCTTTGAAAAGCTACCAGACACGGGAATATAGTTAAAACCTTTTTGATGCGCATAATATAAACCAGTCTTTTTGTCTTGTGATACAATATACTTTTTCATGTGTATTACCTCTTTTCTTTATTTGATAATCTTACTATACACTATATGCAAACACTTGTCAATACTTTTTCTAAAACTTTTTAAATTTATCATCACTTTAATGTGTTAAAGTATAAATTGTACCTTCCCTGTTTGCGTCCTAAAGTGTCCACTCCATATCCTAAGTATATGTTAGCATAATTTTATTTCATTGTCAATACTTTTTTACAAAAAGATAAGGGAATTTTCATTCCCTTATTTTACAAAATAACACGGTATAACCATAATACCATAACTTGCTATATTCTGGTACATTGTATCATATTTTTCTTTTTCTTCTTCCGTATAATACTTATAACTATTCATGTTTCTAATTAGATAAACCGTACCATCTAATATATAGCAGTTATCCATATCAATCTTACTATTTCCCCAAACACTGCTATTTCTTAACAATTTAAAATAATTGATCTTTTTATTAGCTTGCAAGTCTAAAAACCTTGTTAAACCTCTTACAAGTCCTTTAGTTTTTCCATTTTCGCCTTTTACGGTAATGCTTCCTCTGCTTAACTTTACATACTGGTTTTTAATATCCATAATTTCCATTATATTTTCCTCCTATACGTTTTGTTTCCATATTAAGATACCATTATAATAAATTTCTGCGTCTTTTGTTTCTACAGTAAAATTTAATACTCTTTCAAATTTATAACTATAATGTAAAATCTTACCGTTTTCAATTAAACAATATGTATTTGCTTTCATGCCATTCCTCCATTCATTTGATAATACTAATATACACCATAAGCATATATTTGTCAATAAAAATATTGCACAAAAAAATTATATAAATTTTGTATAAAATACTATTTACTTTTATCGAAAAAAGGTTTATAATGAATAGAGGGGAGTATGGAGTATTAAAAAAATAAATAAAGTTAGTTAAGACTAACCTATATATAAAATAAAAGCTGATACAGAAATTGTACCAGCTTTTTATAAAATCATCGTTTCATTCTGTTTTTAAAAGTAATCGTATCTAATGTTTCTCTGTCCTCATTGGATTGTAGCCATTTCAGTTCATATTCTTCCGCTTCCTCTCTTGTATCAAAAATGCTCTGATTGGTTGTATGATATTCTACATTTGTTCTATATCCGTTCATATACATAAATGCTTTGACATTCATTTTTGCCATGTCTTCAATACTCATATTTTTAATTGATTCGTAATTTGTCATAATTTCTAATTTCCTTTCTAAGTAAATCCTCATTTCATTGTGGTTTTTCTAAAGTCTCCTAATTGTTTCGCAAGCAATCAAAATCTCTAATTCCGTATTACAATAAATGCAACCTTCAATTGCTCCGTATTGATTCAATAAATTCCAGTCAAAATATCCATTATAATCACACATCGCAACTGAATACTTTTTGTCTGATTTATATTCTTTGGTATGTTTTCCGTTTGGATGATAAACATCAATGCCATCATTTTTTACGATGGAAGCAACCCATCCGTTAGAGAATACAATGCTATTTTCTTTTGTTTGTCTATGCTCGTTATAGTCGTTTACAACTTCTTTTAATCCATATTTTTCTGAATATTCCTTTAATAATTCCATTTTTATTCCTCCATTCTATCACTTGAAACTCTTGTTTCATACTTTGCATTCTTTGTATTCTCTTTCAGTTAATAATCCTTCATCACACATATCTTCAAGCGTTCTATATACAGCGTTTGCTCTCCAACTTGCATATGAAAGACCATCAAACTCTCCGATAAGTGCATCTCTATTTTCTTCACTTTGTTTTCGTAATTTTTCTGCTAATGAAGAATTACGAAAGAAATATGCTTTATACATGGCTGCTTTAATTCTAAGATTCTCAATTTCATATTCCTGAGAAACTAATTTCTCTTGAGCTTCTAATAACTGTAACCCCATATTCCCTAATGGACTTCTTTCAATTCTGTTTCCAAAATAAGTATAATTCATATTTTTCGCTCCATTTCTTTCTATGCTTTGAAATTACTATTTTATATTGTCAAGTATCAAAAACACTATTACAAAACATATCGTCTAAATGTTGTGCAAGAATTTCAAACTCTTCGCTTTTCTGCAACTCGTCAAACAGCTTTTCCAAACATTTTGTTTCACAGGAAATTGCCTTTTCATCGTCCCAACCGTCCGTAAAATCTCGTTGAAACTCGATGAGTTTTTCTGCCATCTGGCGAGGTGTATGTGCAAAATCATTCCTTTCTTTTTCCACATTGTTCTTATAATCCATTTTTAATACCTCTCTTTCTTTACCGTACTTAAAGTATACTACATATAACTTTACTTGTCAAGACAAAACTTCTAATTTGTTTTATCTCTCAATCTCTGTATCTAAAATTTGTTTTGCATATCTTATTGCTTCACCTTGCGTTCCAAACGAATTGTTGTATTCCCATATAGAATTATTTCCATACTTTACCTTGCGGAATACTTTATACTTTTTACCAAGGTCAAATTGTGCATACGCTACAGTCACATTTCCTTTTTCAGATAACCATAATACTTCATTTCCTTTAATTTTCATTTCTGTCTACCTTTCTTTCTTATTCCCACAATTATACTATCACAAATTCTAATCGTTGTCAACACATAATTTCCAATACGGACAATTTCCGTCATTGTTTGTATAATGTTCTTCAATCTCCTGCTCTGTCATATTATCCATATTTTGACATTCATATAACCCGACTGAATAATCAATAAAGCAGTGTTCACAATCTTCACAACATTTATTCATTTATCAATTCCTCCATTTTGCTACAGATTTCTTCCACTGTATTAAATCTATATAATACACCTTTATCTTGTAACATATTATCTTTTGTAAGCATAAAATCTTTAATGGTGTAGTTGATTATTCTACCGTTCAGTTTTTCTGTGACAGGTCTTAAAACGTGTAAATAACCTTTAGAATTAATGAACCAATAAATATTATATTGATTATTTTTATAGGTCTGATTCGGATAATAACTTCTTACATTATCCATAATCTTTTCCATTGTTTTAAGGGATTCCCCACTGTATACACCAATCATTTATAAGTACCTCTCTTTCATTTACTATAAACATTATATCATACCTATACTTAATTGCAATATGCAAATTGCACAAAATTTTAACTCAATATTATACAAATTTCACAATAGTTAGTATTAACTAACCATACTATATATTTCCCCATTATTATTATAGCATATTAAAAAAGGAATGTCAATAGTTTTTTGACATTCCTTTTGGATTTATCTAAAATAATATTCATGTACTACTTCTTCTAATTTATATCTTAAATCAATATTTTCTCTATCTCCATTCTTGTCACATAATGTATCAAGAATAGTTTTTATTTCTTCCATTTTACCGGCAACTTTATTATAATATGATTCTGCCATTTCAAGCTGTTTATTTAATTCCTCAATACACTTTTTGTGATACTCTTTTTTAAGCTCAACTTCTTCAAAAATTTCATCAACCGTTAGATCATATCTATCTTCCAAACATGACTCGTGAATAATTCTTAATTCATCAATTTTTCTTTTAGAATATCTTACAAGCTGAGTACAGTTAATTTCTTCCTTGTAAAATTTTCCTTCACAGCAAACAAAAACTTTAACTACTTTGGCTGGATAGAGACTATAAGACTCGTTTTCGATAATTGCTTTTTCAAAATTTTTAGATAATACAGAAAAACTTGAACCGTCTTTCTTATATAATCTATTCACATTATTCCATGCTTGTAAAAGTATTTCATGCTCTTTTAATGTGTTAGTAAGTTCCTTTTTAATATCTTCTAAAGTTTTCATTTTAAATACCTCCAATGTTTTTTGTTTACAAGTATATATTATCATATGTTGTTAGCTATGTCAAGCACTTTTTTCATCAATTCTGTAAATATAAGATTCTCATTCTTTATGTTCAATATTGTCATAAGAAACAAGCGAAACTCTTCCAATCTTTCAAGTAAATCATTCTTTCTTAGTTGAAAATAAACTGGAAATCTCTATCATTTATTTCCACTGTAACAAGTTCTTTGTTGTCATCAAGGATGTCTACGACTGCACTTTCATATCTTGAATATGCTCCTGTACACTCATACTCTTTTCCTTCTGTAAAATGTTCATCATTCTTTCTGCATATAGCTTTATTATTTTTATTCATCACACACATCCCTTTAAACGATTTCACTTTAATTTATAATCCGGAAACTCCTTAACATCCTTAAAATTTTTCCGAATCACAGAATCTCCATATTTCAGACACTCATACCCCCAAGGATAGCCCAATTTGTCAACCTTTATATTTAACCGGCTGCACTTTTCACAATCTCTATCGCAAATAGTCATAAGTCCTCCTATTCATTCTTTGTAAGTTCGCATACATATTTATGTCTCCTCTAAGAAAAATTTTCAACTACATTTTGCAAACTCAAATATCTCATTCCAATCGCTATATTCACTCAGTTTCTCTTGTGGCACCAATAATTCATATTCAGATTCAATTTCTTCTTTAAGCCCATATCCATTAAAACTAGGACAACTCCCTATTTCGAATTGGTTATGCTTTTCTATCTGTCTAAAGACGACGATTACAACATCTCTTCCGGGCCTTGCCATATGAGTCGCAAAGCTATCAATCTGAATAATGGACTTATTCTCTTTATTTATATAAATATCTCCAAGTTTCACTTTGCATTCCTCCGTCGAAAACAATCTTTCAATCTATTCTTTTATCAATTCAACTTCATAAGAATCTGGATCTTCAGATATTGACAATCCTTCAACAACATGAGCGCATCTTGAACATAATATAATACTTTGATCTCCATACTTTTCGCTTGCAATTTCCTTTGCTTTATAAGGCGAATCAGCATCTACGGTTTTTGTTACCGTACCTGTTACTAACATCTGTACATTATATTTCATATTATATCCTCCATTAAACATCCGCTAATCTTTTGAAAGCAATTTTTCGTTTGCTTATATCATCCATCTCTCCATCAAAACGTCCAATAAATCAGCCATTAGATTTACTTGCCATGTGTTTGAACACTCAGAGTATAAATCCCTTATTTTGCCCAATTTATTATCTGGAATCATTCCTGTTTTCTGCCACTCTCTATATTGTTGACAGTATACTTTTAACTCTTCATCCGTCGCACTCTTAAATATATTCTCCATCTAACCACCTCTTGAAATCGTCATTTCATCTCTCTTCAAATAATCCTGTTAAATGTTGTTTATTAATTTCGCTTGTATGTATCCATTGATAATCAAATCCATTCTCTTCTTTACATTTCTGTGAAATGATATCATCAACGTCCATAGCTGTTAAATTATCTGGAACTTCTATTTCTTTTTCAATAGCATATCTTATTTTCATTTGTTTCACCTCGTTTCTAATCAAACATTTTCAATTCTGGCATATATTTCTGTATTCGGTATTATTATGTTGTGAATAATAATCTAATCTCTCTAAATCAGTCTTTAAATAATATATTCCATGTAATCGTTCCATAATATTCTTCTTTCCATTCGTAAGTAAACTCAGATTTCAATTCTATTTATCAAGTCTTTAATTTCCTTTTCATACATTACTTTACCAATGTCTGTAGCTGCACAATAAGGATTATTAAAATGATTATCAATTGCATTTAAGATTTTTGATTTATAATCCTCCATTTCCTTATTAACAATTGCGGTAATCATCACATCTAAACTAGGATTATCCATATATTTACCCATAATAATATTCTCCTTTCAATTCACAAGCGAACTTAGATTTTATGGGCTTTTACATAATCCCAAGTCACAATTTCTGGAAGTTTATTGCACTTAAAAATTGTAACATTTTTGCACCATCGTCTAATCAATTCATTTGCCTTGATTTTACATTTCTTTAAATCATTTCCAAAATCACTTATAATCCATGGCTCTGTTTCGGAAAATCCGTTACCATATTTATCATTATAAGCGATTGAATATATTTCATTCTTCATAAATACTCCTTTTTTCAAATACTTTGTTTTATTTGATATAATTATCTTACTACATTATTTACGGCTTGTCAACACTTTTATTTAATTTCTTCTACCGTAAACTCTCCTTCTTTAAACCTCGGATTCTCTCGTACCCTATTTGCAACACATATACAAAAACCGTTTAATTCTGCTTGTTTTCCATTAAAAAAGAAAATCTCATCCTCATAATACATTTTATCAATATCCTTTTTCAAATTGAAACTATATCCCTTTATTTTGAATTTTCTTTTCATGTTTTACATTCTCCTTTATGATATTACTATATCATATATAGATTCATTTGTCAACATTTTTTCAAAAATTTTTTAAACTCTGCCATATGAAATTTATTGGCTTGTGTTAAATTATCACTACAGATATGGATTTTACCATTATAATAGGCAATAGGCTTGTTATAGCTGTAAAGCCATATATATCCGGTTTGTAGGTCTTTAATCAGCACGTTATTTTTATAAGACCATAGTATTTCAATATTCAATTTTTAGTCCTCTCTTTCAATTTATATACTCATTATTGACTACAATAATATGATAGCATATATTATAGTCAATGTCAATATATAAATTTATTAAAACCTTAATTGCAAAACTTTCTATATTTTGTCTCTGTATAAGCTTCATAACCTTGTTCTACATTATAGCTATGACTAAGCTGTTCATACTCTTTTACTTTCTGTTCGATTTCTTCTTCTGTAGTGTCATCATCTACATAAAATTCGTAATCATAAGTTCCCAATGCTCTTACACTAATATATCCTGACACTTTTTTCATTTTCATTTTCTCCAATCTACCTTTGAAATGCGAATTTCAATATCTTTTAATTTTAATATATAAAGGAATAAACCCTAATAAAAACCATCCTTCATATCTTGCAAGATGTTTAATCCAAGTTTTATATACAATCATAATAAATCCTCCATTAAGGAAACGAATTTTTTACTCCGAAATCTCTTTATATGCTTCCACTAAACCGCAAGACAAATCCTGCATTATCTCTTTACATATATCCACAATATTCTGAATATACGCATTCTCTTCTTCTGCTGTCAAATCTCTTTTCTCTTCTGCTTCTGTTTCACAAATCCAAGAGTCAAGAGTATTATCTGCAATCATTAAACCTCTAATAATATCAAAATCTGTTCTTGCCATTTTTATTTCTCCTTTCTAATAAAATATCTATTTCTTATTTACAATATTATATTACCATATATAATATATCATGTCAATACCTTTTTAAAAGAAAATCAAAAATAAAATGAAAGCTAAAATTGAAAATATCGCATGATATTCACTTCTCTTTCCATTGTTCCATGTAATAGTAACATTAAACATGGATATAAAAATTAAAATTGCAACTAATGTTTTCATTAAAACAATTCCTCCATATCAATATATTCTTTCACGTCTGCCAATGTCCCGTATTGTACTAACATATCTACATCCTCTTTAGCACAACCGTTAGCATATAACATTGCTACAATTTTAGATTTTAAATTTCTGTCTAATTTACTGATTCTGCATCTCATACTCATTTTCGTTTCCTCCTTTAATTCCACAATAAATCTAATAGTTTTTCAATCTTTAAATCTTCAAACCTTACAATACTATTATACGGCATTGATTCCAGTTTGTCAAGCAAAATTTCAAGTTCTATATTATTTTCTTTTTCAAATAAAAACTCTTCTGCTTCTCCACGAAAAATTTCTGTTCCAAAATCGTCCAATACACTAATAAGCATTTTTAATTTCCTCCTATACAAAAATCATCATTGTAAATAATACAATAAACGGCAATGATAAAGTACACATTGTAGCGAACAACTGAAAAACTAATGCTAAAAACTTCATTCTATTCTCACTCCATTCTGTAAATATAAAATCCATTCTGTTCGTTTTCTTCTCCGTCATACATAGAAATAAAATGTCCTCTTCCATCTGCTTCGATTGCGTCCTCAATAAAAGTATCAATATCTTCAATCATAGCATACACAAGACTATTTGCATTTTCGCAAAGGGTATTCTGCATAACTTTAATACTATTTATAAAAATTTGATCTTCTGATTCGGTGCTATTACGATAAAAATCTGTATGCTCCAAAATAAAATCTGCATTAAAAGCCCACAAAGACTCTTTAATACTATTTTCAACCTCACTATCTGCTTCTTCATCTGTCAGAACCATATACTCTTCACCAGATTCAGATTTAAAAATGTTTTTATAAAGGTTCTCCACTTCTTCACCTAAAAACATTTCCAAAGCTTCTTTTTTATTTTTCATTTCTGTTTCCCATTTTGTCATATTCAATGACCTCCTTTATTTGATATATTTACTATAATATATTATTTATTACTTGTCAATAGGAAAATTAAAAACAATTGATGGTTTCTTATCAATATAAATTATATAACAATTCCGATTATTCCTTCCATCATTACAGTATTCGTGTACCACTTTATATATATCTTTTGATTTTACTGTTTTATAACCTTTTTTAGATTTTACAAATCTATACAATTTACTAGAACAACAATCAAAATGAAAAACTGAGCTTAATGGTCTGTTTCTCAATATTCTTTCACATTTTTTCTTTTCAATTTCTTTTGCAAATTCAAAATCATCTGTATATTTATATTTTCCTTTTGAATCAAAAACATAAAATGTATATATGTTCAAAATTTCCCCTTTATTATTCCATAAAATATTTGTATCAAAATTATTAAATACTTCTATAACTAATTCTTGTTTATAAACAAAGAAAAAACCATCAATACATTTTCTACTTTCAATTCTAATACATAAAATTCTTTTTCCATTGGAAAGATATATTTTCATTGAACCACCAGAACATTTACTATAAAAATTATAACCCATTTTACAAAAGTTAATAATGTGCTGTGTAAAAATTTCTTCTAAATAACTAATATCATAAACCATAATTTACCTCCAACTATAAATTATTTTTGATTTTTCCAAATTTTATACTCGTCTGGTGTCATAATTGTATATCCTCCATCGACTTTTACGGTTACATCACTTGACGAATACCATTGTGAATTTTTCTTTTCTTTGTTCGCTCTGTAACGTGTTTTAAAAATTACCATGTTTGTTTCCTCCTTATGTATATACTATATCATATTATGATTTATATGTCAACATCTTTTTTATAATTTTATCATATTCTCGTCATTCCAGCACATTTCCATTTTTTATTGCCTTATGTCGTACTTACTAATTATATCCCAATTTGCAACCATAAATATAATTAAAATCATCATACAAGCAACTGAAATAATATATGGTATATAACTGTCACTGTCAAGCATACAAGCGGACAAAAGAAATAAAAAGAAAGTAAAATATATGATTGATTTTAGGATTCTATTTTTTAATTTCAATTTTCGTTTTTGATTTTCATTTCCAAAAATTAAATCTGGATTTTGAAATTCATTTTTGATTTTCGTTTTCATTTTTAGATTCTCCCTTAATACAAAACAATTTTAATTCTGGCATGTATTCACATACTATGTCTAATGTTTCGTTCCAATCAATATTGTTATTATCACTAAACAAAATATGTCTAAGCACACATTCTATTGATTTATCTTTTATATTCGGCAATATTTCCATTGATAATAACAATTTAATTTCTGTTTCTTTGTTCATTCCCTTATACCTCCGTTTTCTTTACTATAACATGATTGAATTGTGTTGTCAAATGTTATTTTACATATTTTTCATATAAGAAATTACAAACGTTTTTCCATACTGATTCATTTAACATTCCCATCATATCATTGTTTTCACAGCAAGTTCTCACATATCGTC